ATGGGTACTATTAGAAAAAGAGGCGACAAGTGGTCGTATCGAGTTGACCTTGGTGCTGTCAATGGTAAGCGTGTGCAGAAAGAGAAAGGCGGCTTTGCCACAAAGAAGGAAGCGGCTGCCGCAATGACTCTTGTAGAAAATGAACTGCTTAAAACAGGTGAATATGTAGAAGCAGAACAAAAAATTACAATGCAACAACTATACGAAGAATTCATTGAAGAGGAGGCTCCGCTGACTCGAAAATATACAACCATTGTTCGCTACAAGTCGCTTTATAGAAATCAAATAGAACCAGAATTTGCTTCAAACTATCTGTATCAAATTACAACTGAACGAATTCAAAAATTTATCAACTATAAAGTTAAAGAAGAGAAAAATAAGATGTCCGGCCATTCTGAACAAGGGCTAAGTGCGGCTTATGTTCGCAGTGTTTATAATTTTCTTCTTGTGTTATTTGCTCTTGCAAAGAAAAAGAAATATATCAAAACCAACCCAATGGACGATGTGACTCCGCCAAAAGACTATCGTGCGTATGGCAAGGAGATAAGATATTATACTCAGCCGCAAATCGAATGGATGGATAAACGATTCCAATCAACAAATCTATACACGGCTTACCAACTTGGTTTATATCTCGGTGTTCGTGTTGGAGAGTGCTTTGCACTGCGATTCAGCGATATAGACTGGGACAATAAAACCATTCAAGTTGGGTGTCAGCTTCAATTCCAAGATAAAGTATGGAGCCTTGTCTATCCTAAAACACCAAATTCTTTGCGCAGTATAAAAATGAATCAAAAACTAATCGACTATCTGAAAGCCCTTCAAAATAAATACGCAGAGAATAAAGAGCTGTTTGGTGCTGGCTGGAAGGGAAGTAACAAGGTCATGGATCGTCGTCCAGAGTTTTATGGGAAGCCAGCTGTGTTAATTACCGTTGATGATTTTATCAATGTTAAACCAAACGGCGAAATGTATGTGACCAGCTCTGATAAAACTCTTGCTCGCATTTGTAAGAAAGAAGCTGGATTTGATTTTAAATTCCACTATCTCCGTCACACCCATGCTACCATTCTTGCAAGTAAGGGAGTCAATCCTCGATATGTTATGGAACGTTTAGGGCATGGCAAGATTGATATTACTCTTAAATACTATACCCATATTACAGACGAAATGCATGAGCAAGTTGCAGCTATTATGGATACGGTTATGGGAGAACAGGAGCAGTACGATAAAACTAATGTTATCAAACAGGGCGAAAGCTTGAAAGAGATGGCAATCGTGCCTGGTACAGAAGATGACGAGGTCGATGATCTGGAAGATGAAGAATAAGTAATTTTTCAATTGGCGTAGGGCGACCTGCGCCCTTTTTATTTGTCATGGCGTTCGCTATGTGATATAATGGAGTTAAAGAAAACCGAATGGAGGTCGCAACCATGGAGGAATTTCAAACCATCCCTACTAAGGAACTTCAAGAGCTCGTCGATCGTCTACTCAAAAAATCAGAGGCGGCACACGAGAAGTATAACAAGGCCACAGAAGAATACAATCAGCTCATGGATAGGTATTATGACTGTGGAGATATCATCGAAGAGTTCAAGAAGCGCAAAGGCTATGACAGCAAAACGAATGAATTCCCGGTATCTATGTGGCTTGATAAACATCGTAGCGACCCCGATACAACACAAGAAGAGAAGGACGCTATCGAGGACATCCGAATCATAAGGAGAATTAAATTGCGTGACGCTGATCAAGCTCGTGCTGTGGCCCGTGCAACTTGGGAGGCTTATCTGGACGCTGCAGAACTTGCAGATTACTTCCCCAACTACAATATCAATTCAAAGGCGTGGTAATATTATGAAACAAGATATCTATCTCCCTCTTAAAATGCTCAGAGCTCTCACTACTCAATATCCTATCGTGTGGAAAGAGATGGAAGAATTCCATGATATGAATGGTACAGCAAGTTCTGTATCATGGCCTGAGTGGTGTTATGCTCCAATCGAAGCCGCACTGACTGTTGTATCGGATGGGCATGACCTTAGCCGTCTGTCGATGAATGAAGTGAGCGCTGTTGTGACATGTGCGCAGCTCGTTTCTGTTTTGGCACCGTGGAGGCTCAGTAAAGAAGTCTATGTTATCAACGAAGATATAAAAGACCTTCTCTTTGAACAAAAGGATGACATCGATATACCTGTCGATATTCTGATGCATCTCCCGTATCAGTGTTTTTATGTTGAGTTGCCCAATACTTATTTCGACAATGAAAAGATTCACGGTTTCTTCGTGTCTCTTGATTATAATGTTAAGCTGCATGAGCGTGATTTGAAGTTGACGTTCCTTTCTGAGAATGGGGATTCGTTCACTTATCCCATCGACCTTGATGCCGGAACCATTGAAAACAGTATCAAAAAGTTAAATGAACAGCTCGCTGAACACGCCAAAGGAAATAAAAAGCTGGAAAAGTATGCAGAGGCAGACCCCGCAAAAGATGAAGAGACGATCACGTTTATCAAACAAGTCATGCAGGTCGTCCTTTATATTTTGGCACAGAACGCAGAGATTGCCCCAGATGAAGAACAGGCAACTGTAACAAAGCGCGGCAAAGTAATCAAAGATAAATATTCTGAAATTCGTAAATGGGATGTTGGCGAAAGAATCGGCGCAGCCATCCGTCAACAGAAAACGAAGGCATCTGATAGCGACTCTGAACCCACTACTCACAACTCACCGCGCCCTCACATGCGTCGTGGTCACTGGCATCATTTCTGGACAGGTCCCAAGAACGAGCCTGAGAATAGACTGTTGGTTTTAAGGTGGTTGTCGCCAATGGTGATTGCCGCTGATTTGGAAATAGAGGATGCTCCAGTTGTATTTCATAAGGTGGAACAATGAACAATCCAAAAATACTTGACCTTGCACTCGCGTTTATATTTCATAGACACCCGGCGGCTAATAAGGCTCAAGCGATTCGTAATCTATCGGACGATGAGTTAGCAGCGCTTTTGTATGAAATAGTTGCACAACAAGATAATTGCCCTCGCACAATCAATGGTTGGAAGGAATGGCTGCAGGAGGAGATAAAATAAAATGCTAAAAAATGGGGTACCAGTCCAATTACGGATTGATACCCCATTCGTTTTATATCAGCTCAATATCACTCGGCTCTACATAGCCCGACACATTCACTGAGATTGGGTACTTGCCGATGCGGCTCTCAAGGTTCGTCACTCGATAACGTCCATTTACAAGTTTCCCATCAAAAATATACCATTCACCAGAGCGGCGCATACCGCAGTGTGTTTGGCTGTTTGAAAATAATACTCCGTCTAATTTAATTTTGTCTCCTGCACGAAATGTATTCTGGTTGTCTGCCATCAAAACGAACCCCATGTAACAGGCCCACAGATGCCATCTGCAGCCAGCCCGTGTCCTTTCTGATACTCAATCAGCTTCGCCTTGGTATTCGTACCAAAAATTCCGTCAGCCTTAACACCCAGATGCCGTTGCAGTACAGTTATAGCATAAGAAGCGCCGTTCATAGCGTCTTTCGCACCCTGTCTGATAGTCGGCATAAGATTGGCTACGCTAATATATTTCGTGCCGGACTTACTGATCCAGCGGCTGCGGGTGGTGCGCACATCAACATGAACAAAGCCACTCGTAAGCACAGCACGGCTATAATATCCAATACCACCACTCTTGGCAAAGTAGGGCAGGGAAGATACATACAGTGCAATCCGAATCGGGTCAACGCCTTTGATCCAGATATCAGCGGCAGTTCCTTTACAATGCTGGCTACGAGGGCTTCCACCGATTGAGATGTTATAAGCAGGAGTACGATACCCAGAGTTGATGTGGACAGGAGCGCCAAAGTGAGCGCGAATCTGTTCCAACACTTCAATCAGCTGACTATCGACTAGAACTGTATCACTCTTATCGGAGCAGGCGAACTCATAGACGGAAAAATGAGCCGAAACCTTTTTGTTCTAGTCCTTCTTCATAGAGTATGTAATAACACCCATTTCATCACACCTTCAATTCTTTTTGAACTCGTCCTTGATTTTATCGTTCTGGATGTCCATCTCTTTGACAGCAGCCTCAATCATGGTCTCAATGGTCGGAGTGATCTTCACACCCAGACGCTCCAGAGCTTCCATAACGTATTTCTTCTTGTCAGCTTTTTCGATAGCGCCGGTTGCGCCCAGCTTCTCTGCGGCACGAACAGCGATCTGCACCAGCTTGTACACGCCGATCTTCTTCAGGTAAGGGATGCCATAGGCCATAAAGGCAGTGCCAGCGCCAGCAATAACCAGGCGGACGATAACAGAAACCAGCTCATTGATAATATCCATCATAATAAACCTCCAAAATAAAAAGCCCGGGACACGCAGTCTCGGGTTAGTTCGTAATATTCTTTGTGTTGTTCTGACCATCGATCAAATAGTTCTCAAGTGCAGCCTTGGCCTCCTTCATCGGTTCAATTGCGTTGCCGTCGATGCCGTGACTGAGGAGTGCAAGCAGAGCCTTCATGGTGACATTATTGCCTTGCTCACTGTGACTGATACGCTGTTCTGATTCGAGAATTTTACGGTCATGTACTTCCAGCGTGATACTGTTTTCTTTCTGGTGCTCTTCTAATGAGACCAGCTTGGATTGAAACAGGTCGAGCCTGTCTTTATCTGCGCTTAGTTTTCTATTGATTTTCTCAAGCTCTGCATCGTGGGCATTCAGTCGCTCGTTCTGCTTGTCATCCGGGGCTTTCGCATGATTGATTGCCTTGATGATAACAGCGATAGCGGCTGAAATAGCAGTAATGCCACCACAGATGCTCAGTAACATGGTCTACAGCTGCTGTATGGTAAAAGAATAGACGTGAGGTGCGGCGTTCAAACTTCCTATCATGTCTTCTCACCACCATTCGTACCACTGTCTGTGTTTTTGGCTTTCAGTGTTTCATTGATCGCGGTCAGCTGTGTAACAATAGCGTTCAGTGCTGTCACGATTTCTTTGCCTGTCTCGTCTAACAACAGCGGCTTTAAGATTTCCTGCGCCATAATTCCTCCTTTCAATTGACAAATTCCTATCAACGTGATATAGTGAGAGCAGTACAAACCCTCCATCGGGCTAGTACAACCTCATTTCTATGAGTTGTTGCATGAGTTAGAGTCTCTGTGATGTAGCCATCGTCACAGGGGCTCTTTCTCTTTATGTGCGTTTTCCGCCATCACATACAGTACGCCAGTGATAATGCGGGCGCTCTTCATTGAATAGAACGTAACGCAGCCAGTCATCAACAAAGATACATAGCAACGCAAGGAAGAACCATAATACTGTAAACGGCAGACAGATTTGACCCAACAGATTGAACGGCAGGGAAGAGTAGTCCCAGATATGTAAGCCAAGCATCAAATTCAGTGGGACACCCACCGCAAGCTCCATAGCAGTCACAAAGAGCGCTCCAATACCAGCCTGTTTCCAGAGCGGCATTTCCCAGGGAATATAATTGTTCAGCCCACCGATCACAAGAAAGCAGATGCCACCGACAACGGCCATCGTCCAATGAGAGTGCCCGCGCCACAGAATCTCAATGCAATAATAAAGGCACCCTCCGATCAAAAAGAGGATGCCGCATTTGATTAGTTCACGAAGTTTGTTGCTCATTCAGTCACATCCTTATCTGCGTGAAGATCCAGATATTCTGCCAGTACAGCATCATAACTGATTTCAATAGCATCTACCTCTGCGCTTGTCATACATGCTTTGATGTCAACCTCCAATTCCTGCTGATGAGAGACAAAGGGTTTCACATATACACCAATCGCCAGTGCCAGAGCGGCCAAATCGTCATAAGTCCACTCCACACATTCATCACCAGTAGAATTCCATGTCAGTTTAAAAGGCTGCCCGGCGGCTGTAGAGATCTGATATAGGGCAAGATTGCTTGTAAGAAGAGCTTGCTTCTCGCTGGTGACACTGTAATACTTGCCATCCGTCCACTGGATAGGATGTAGAGACAGGAAGGTAGAGAGGTTATTCTTACTCTCGTTGATGCGCATCTCTTTATATCGATTAAGACGCTGTGTCAGTTCTGCATCAGTGTATAAGACATATTTCATCACATCGACTTCTTCGTCCCATGCGTCTTTTGCTTTCACACCTTCAACATCAATAACCTTTTCTACATCTTTGCCACCATTCGGATATTCAGCGATAGTCTCCTAGTGATACTGCTCTTCAACACCTTCAATTGCTTCATGGTGCACTGTTTCCTTAGCGGGCTCAAGATAGCCTTTTTCAAGGTCAGGATTTTCGATAATATTGCCAGATTCATCAATTGTTTTCATAGTATTTCTCCTTTCCAATTAGCCAGTACGCCGCCACATATAAACATAGTAGGCTGCTGGCTGAACAGTGCTTGAACGACCATAAATCGAATTACATAGAGAAGCATCGAACCGTGCACTAATAACTTTTGGTGTACTACTCCATGTCGAAGAAGACAATTCCGAGTTGCCCTGCCATGTCTGTGCAAACGGAGCTCTACAATTGGGAGCGCCCCACGAACCCTGAATATCCAATGCGGAATCGCTTCCGCTGCTAATATTCGGAAGACCGGCATCCACTGTTGAACCAGCGCCATGAGAACCTGATACGCCCATAAGAACGCGCTCACTGGCGATACTTGTCTAGCTGCCACCAAAGAGGGAGGCGGGTGAGGTTGAACTGGTAGACATGTAGATAGAGCCAACTGGATATGACGAAAGCGCTCCACCATCAAGCGTAGCTTTGTTGTAATTTACACCTGGGTAAGATGTGGTAGGTGAAACACTCTGGCTGCTATCTGTGTATGTACTTGTTTGTAATTGCCAATTTGCATCCCAATCAGAGTGAATGCGATAACTACCACCTCCGCGAACCCAGAAAACTGCTTTACTAGAATTGTTCATCTGTGAGTATCCAGCAGGAGACGAACTACCGGATGTAACAAATTCATAAGAATTATCAAGGACAATACTACGTGCACTAGTCGTATCCCATCCAGAAGCCGTAACAAGCATATCAAGATTCACAGTAAACCCAGCGCTGTGTGTGCTCCAAGAGGGCTTTGTGCCGCTATTTAGCTGGATATTGCATTTTATATGATGTAACCCAGTATATGGAATGTAATTCATGCTGACTACAGGATACCAAGTGTTTTGGTTAAGACTTGTAGCAGAAATCTATGTATAATCATCAAACTGTGTTTTGGAAGCAAAATTTGCAGCACCATTCAAATTGGCTGTAATCGTAGCAGGTTGTCCTACCGCTTTAACGACATCTAACGTACCATCGTCATTAGCAACCATACGAATATTGTAATCTTTATAATTGGCACCAATATCTTCTGCATGGAAATCAACGTATTTACCGACTTCTATAACACCATCATCACCAACTGCAGGAATTACATTCCAATAACCTGCACTTCTCGAACTGACATCGTAACCTTTTAATTTCATTGCATTCAGCGCATCACCACCCGGTTCTGTAGAACCAGCGTAATTGTGTGTATGTCCAACAGCAGCATACAACGTATCCGTCTTCGCTTTGATCCAGTTCCATAAAGTAGCCAGCGGTCTACGGGTATACTTCGTAGTTGCACTACCATCATCACTCGTAACTGTAGCGCCAACCATAACAGTGTCGGCATCTTCAACAGCATCAGCACTCGTATCCAGTGTATCTACCAATTCGCCCAAGTCATGCGTATGATCAGCAGGGGAGACACCCTCTGCGGCCAACTCTTCACTCGTCATTTTATCTGCTGTCGCCACATGGCCTGTATTATCAACACTGATGCGATATAGTCCAGCCTGTTTTGCTTCGTATTCCGGGTGAGTATAATTGTTAGCTCCAGCTTCAATACCATCCAGCTTTGCTTTATCAGCCGAGCTCATCAAACCGTTGTTTTCAGTTGTGGCTACATCAGGGTCGCTTAAACTAGCAAGTTTATTTTTTTCTTCTGTTGTATAGTCGTTGCTGGATAGGCCGAATCCTTCGATTTTATCTACCTTTGTACCGAGCATAGCCTCGATCGTTTTCCAGAGGTGAACCGCACCAGCTCTGTCTAGCCAACTTTTTTTTTCATCGTTCATCGATATGTGATCGCCTCCTTATAAAAAAACGTTTTATTTGTAGTGCGTTGTTTATATCAGTCTGCGGAATTTGAATGTGAATGTGGAAGCAGTATTTGCGGCCATAGAGCCCTTGATTTGAAGTCTTAAACCAACCCCTTCGGAACGGCCAGAACGAATTGTCCTAAGATAAAAATGTTGTCCGTTTGTAGAATGACCAGAACAATGTAAACCTATATCATCTGCATTACCGCTGTTTGTCTCTTCAGCATACCACTGGACAACTCCACAAAATATGTCTCCCCAAATATTGCAATACGGGTTCGTGTCAGCACGAAACTGCATAATATAAGTTCCAGATAGTAGATCAGTTGAATGGATACCAGTATCTTGCCAATCTGTTGTGATCATAAGTGCTGAAGTTTGAATCGTCACCACGTCCGGAATCACTTCGCTTGCTATCTTACTCTTAATCCAGCTCCACAATGCACTTAGTGGCTTACGGTGATACCCGGCTGCACCCGTGTTCATCACAACTTCATCAGAATCTGTGGGGGGGGGGGTAAGAACCGTATTGAGGTTGGACGGAATGAACTCACTATCGACACCAATATTCATATTTCCTAAAGCCATAATTCACACCTCCTTTAAGCTGTGGCAATCCGAGCCCAATTACCCCAACTATCATTTTCGCCGTAGCGGTAATAAATATTCCCATTACAAAAAGCTATTTCGTAAGAATATCCTCCAGTATAGTCTTTCTAACCACACAGGCCAAGTAAAAAACAATATTCGTTTCCACCAGCAGACAGATTGATAGCTGAAGTTCTTTTTATTCCACGAAAAATCATTTTACCATGACAATCATCGTTATTTTTGTCCCCGTAATAATCAGACGGTGCTGTATTTGAATCCCGATTATCTCCATCGTCAACAATAAAGTTATGAAAATGTTTTGATGGATTAAATTCAGATGGTTTATTCTGCACGTCACTCCATTCAGGTGTCATTTCATTCCCGCTATTCATTTCTCCTAGAGCCATATAAGCCTCCTTATAATAATCAGGAAGCTCGTCTCCACATATAAACATAGAATGCTGGTGGCTGGACAGTGGTTGAGTTACCGTAAATGCTATTAGATTTAGAAGCATCAAGTCCTAATTGCCCGTAAGCTTGCCATGAGGCATCAGTCCATTTCGCAACACCTGAACGAACATACAATGCACCGGCTGCTTTTTCATCGCTCAATTCACCATACAATCCATTCATCTCGCCCGTAATATTCGGTAATCCAGCCTCTACCGTATCTCCGCCATTATGTCCATCGCCAGCACCCATCAGTACGCGATTTTGTGAGATGAGCTCCCAAGTTGTATTTTCAAAATATATCGCTGGTGATGTATTCTCAACACTCAGCCAGACAAACCCAACAGGGGGAATCTAGTACCCCCCCCCCCGCAGAGTTAAAGTTACCAACAGCCATATTTCGTAATCCTCCTTTTACAATATGATCATGCGGTGCGGAGCCATGTGTAGACAGCGTAGTATGGCGGCATTGAAGATGCTGTATTAACATCTCCAAGAACTTGTAATCCGCGAACTTGCGTGAAACTTGTGTCTTCTGTTTCCGTAAGCCCAGTCTCTTTATAAGCGCTTGTCCAAGATTTTCCTGTTTTATAACCAGCAAAATAAGTACTGGTAGAGCTTCCACTACCAGCAATATAAAATGGAACAGTAAGATCTTGTGTGTGATTATGTGTCGCCTCGCCACCCGTACTCTTAACAGGATACGTGCTACTTGCGGCAATCAACATACGATCCTCAATTTTCTGCCACTCTCCACCAAACAACTCAGCGGGGCTTGTCGGTTCTACACTTTGATAAATACTTCCAACAGGGTGGTCGAGCAGTTTCTGTTCTTCTTTGGCTACCTTGATTGCCGCTGCTATCTTATTATCAACTTGTGCCTTGGTATATCCCTCAACAACAGTACCACTGCCGCTATCTGTTTGTCCGCCACCTTGCACGATATAATACTGAGCTGTAATCGCAGTCGTTGGAACTGATACAGCTCTCAAACGCACATATCCATCAAATGTCTCCGGGTTTGCAAATTGAGCATAAGAGGCCACCTTTGCACTAGCCGGTGTCACGCTGATAGAAATAACATCCTTTGAGGTGATCCCGTCGATATCAAGGTCAATATACTTTGAATATCGGTCCACCGTGTCGTCAGTAAGCTAACTTGTAGTCGGGATAGTCAGTGTGTGGATATTGATCGTATTTGCCTTCGCCTTCAGTTTTTCGTCGATCTCATTCTGCTGGTAGTACCGTTCATCGTGGGTGTGACTATCGTCGCTTTTCTTTGAGAGCTTTACATTGATTTCGTCTTCCGTATAATAGCGGTCATCGTGGTTATGTTCTGTATTTGCTTTCTTCGCCAGAGCATCACCAACAGCTTTAGCATCAGCGGCGAAATTCTCTTTTGCCAAGGTCTTGTCCACTACAACAGAATCCAGCTTCAACTTGTCCAGCTCAGTGCGTACATTGGTCAGCCCGGCATCAGCTGATTTTGCAATACTCAGCGCCTCAGAGACCCTTGTGCCGGTCACCTTTGCGTCGGCAGCACGTCCAGATACGGTCAGTGTCGCATCCACCACAACCTGCGGCGTAGGCAGGGGATTGCCGCTATCATCGACCATGCCGCCAGTGATCGCATCGATCTCTTCATTCGTCAGTGCAGCCAGCAGTTCATCCGGGTGCGGGGTATCAATCGTGATATCGCCTGTCTCGCCAGTTGTCACTGTAGTCACACCACCGCCAGCGATTTTGATTTTATCCTGCGCTGTACCATTCAGGATTAAATTGATGTTAACTTCGCCATTGACTGCGTTTTTGTCGGCTTCCAGTGTGAATTTTGATGGGTTCAAAAGAATCCAGTCATCGCCACTATAAACATACAAGCTGTCTGGACGCAGGTAGTAAATCTTATTAGACAAAGGAGCCAGCGGAAGCGAGCTTACGATCTCCAAGTCTTTGCTGATTTGAATTCGTCTTGTGCCGATATCTCGATAAGTGCTTCCAGTATCAGTACATACGATCAGTTGGCCGTCAATCACAGGAGCTTGATCCAGCTGAGACTGTGCGACCTCGCGTAATGATAAATTTGCCATACTCAACTCCTTTGCTTAATAAGATTCACCACACAGCGTCATTGCCATGTGGTGAAACAAATCAATTAGCCATCAAAGGATTTCCAGGTGATAGCGCCTTCCAGCACCTGCACACGGCCATCCATAGTGGTATTCAGACCATCTGCATAAGTCTTTGCACTAGCCAGAGCAGCATCAGCCTTCTTTGTTGCATCAGCAGCGGCAGTAGAGATCGCCTCAGCCTTCGCAGCAGCCAGCTCGTCCTGAGTGGGCTTTGCATCCCAAGCATTGCGCTCGTCAGCAGTAATGTGCTTCACAGCGTCCTTGATATGCTCGTCCAGCTTGTCATTAACGACCTTAACCTTTGCGTCTGCCTCAGCCTTGGTGTAAGCGTCAGGCACTGCAACATACAGGCCATCCTCCTCAACGGTGATGCTGTTATTGCCTTTGGTAGACACACGAACATTGACAGAGATCTTATTGTCATCAGAAACAGTGACCTCAGCAGTAGGAGTGACCACACCAACATAGATGTCGATCAGAGCGCCAACAGGGATCTTCACGACTTCGCCAGTGGTGATAGTCAGCTCGATCTCGTGGGTCTCTGTGTTGTAGGTACCGGTCTTCACAACCAGATCCTTGCCCAGATTGATTACCAGCTCATCGCCGCCAAACACAGGCAGCTTGATGGTACGTGTTTCAGCATCATAGGTAGGATCATGGGTCAGGCCACTCATCACGGTGGGAACAGGAGCACCGTTCTTTGCCACACTCAGAGTGCCGGTAGTAGGGGAGTAGGTGACATCCGTAACGAACAGACCTTCCTTGCCCTCGGTTGCGGCAATCTTTGCATTCACATAGTCAGCCACAGCCTTGGTGGTGGGCAGATTGTCGTCACTTGCATCCGCATTGGGAATCTCAGTCACAACGGGGCGATTCAACTGTACAAACTCAGTGCCATTCCAAATGTGGAAGGTATAGTCAGTCATACGGATATACAGCAGACCCTGAATCTGGCCGCTTGCAGGCAGAGCGCTCACCAGCTTGCAGCTCTTGGTGTACTCATCAGTACCCTTAAAAATCTGGCGCGTGTCTGTAATAAAATACAATGTGTTGGCATCTTTGGTAGTCAGCTTATCATAATTCGCTTTTGTACCGTAGCCAAAATTTACATTAGCCATCTTTGCCTCACTTTCTTAAAATTCTTGCCAAACAAAATTTGTCGGCTCAACGTAAAAAGGTTCAATAGAAAAAAGCCCCGTGGCTTCGCTTTGTTGAACGATCCACGGAGCATATTTACCATTTTCGTCTTTCACCATAACGGTTTGACCTGCATAAGTGTCTTCCGTCTCATTTAATTGCTCGTTTGCTTCAGTAACGCTGGCGAAACAACGATTGCGAGGACGAATCTTTTGAACGGATAGGTCATCGCGCACATACATGAACTCCGAGGAATCCTTTGTGATGATCATATCCCTGCCGTCCAACATTCCCAGTGCAATCGCAGCTTCTACATCTTCGGCGTTACCATATCCAAGCTTGGAATATTTAGCCTGTGCCATCTTTGCCTCCTTATAAAAGAAGCGGATGGCTTAGAACGGAACCACCCGCAAACTACCGTCTTCAGTTTCGACGCTCTCCTGAGTAATCTTGACCGCACTACCGATGGGCTTACCGTTGGCCAGCAGCTGCAGGGTATGGTCGTCATTGTAGCTCAGGTCATCAGCCTTACCATCCAGGATAGCGTTGTTACGATCACTCAGTGCCTTGATTTGTGCATTCAGTGCGATAATGCGCTGGTCAAGTGCGCCCAGGGCCTCATCAGGAACAATGTCGCTCCAATTCTGGATAGGAACAACAGTGATCACGCCGGGACCAACCTTGCGCACATGCTGAACAGTTGCGCCATCTGTGTCCATTGTTACATCAACGAATGTCAGCTGGATCTGGATATCGCCCGGCTCATTGGTCAGGTTGGTGTCGATAGGCAGCTTATACTCCAACTTGTTCTTATAAAGCTCTTCTGATTTCTTCAGAATCTCTGTCTTGTAGCGCTTGCTGATGGGCAGAACGTACTCAAGCATCACGGTGAATTCACTCATGTCAACACCCTTATATGTAGTGTCAGCCAGAAAGTGGAGAGTATCCACCTGCTTACTGCGCTCCATAATGCGCTCCCGCTTGCTTACGGTCAGTGTATTATCCTCATTGATCAAAAAGGTATACATATCACACCTCCCTCCTGATGATATACAGATACTCGTCCTTTGAGATTTTGTGTCCGGCAAACAGATTGTCCAGGAGCTTGTCCTGAATCATTCCGCCATTGTACAGCCGATGCATACTCTCAACGAACTTACTATACTTCTTCTCGTCACTCATAGCAGCCCTCCTTGAATCAAACTCAAAGTGTAAGCATCAATAATAGCCTCAGGCGTTTTACCACCCAAGGCTTTTAGCTGCTCATATTCATATAGGTCAATTTCCTGCAGTTCCACGGTATCATACTCGGGGCAGGGAATGAGATAATACCCATCCACATGCCAGATATGATTGCCGTCACTGCTGATAATTCCCTGTGCATCATCCTCCACGCAGTTCACCATAATGTCGTGCTTGGGCTGATACTTTACAAAGCGCAGGTGGTCAAGAGCATCGATCACCCGGCCATTTTTCAATACCTTATAGTACACTCTCAACACCTCCTTAAACGCTGAACATCAGGCGGATACCCTGTTCGTTATTTGCAGGGGTAAATCCGTAATATTCACCAGTCACAGTCACAGACCAGAAATAGCTGCCATATTGAGCATTCGGGCTTCGTGTCCAATATGCAGCGGGATTGCCATTTTCGTCATTGCAGATGCGGCTGGTATTATCGGTCATAAAGCTGATTGCCGTACCTTCGTAAATATAGGGCTCGACATTCTGAGAGGGGAACAGTTCGGCCACAGAGGGCAGATAGAAATAACTATCCGCAGTCACAACTTCGCTGCTCTTATCGCCAATGGTACTGCCAACCTTGACCTGTTTGATGATCTGTTGCCAACCAATCGGAAGAGCATTCAGAATACGGCCGTCAAGGAATGTACGGATATTCGCACTTGCCCAGCCGCCAGTGTTGGTGGAGCCAGTATTCAGAGCCATCTTCTGTCCAAGCAGCCCAGCCTGAATAAAGCTGATAGAACAACGCTTGTTGGAATTGTCGCTCAGGTAATACTGTTTGAAGCCACAAGCCTCGAAGGTGAAGTCCTGATGTGTCCATGCGGCCAACTTCCGGCAGGCAGCATCACCCAGGTCGGTATACCAGAGCTTGCCCCAGTAGATCGTACCCTTTGCGTAACGCTCATAAGCACCGTCGTCTGCTTTAGCACAACCAAATACCAGAGTGGCGTTCGTCTGTGTGGTACGAGTGCGGTTCAGCTGAATATAGCCAATCTCAGCAGCGGTGGTGTTTGCCGCATAAACATGGATGCCATTTTCGCCCTTAGTATGGCGCAGAACGATCATATCACGAGAACCAAGATGAGCGCCGTTTGTAGACTCAGTGCCCCATGCAACCTTAGAGCCATTGTTGACCCAGAAGCGGAAACCGTTCATGCCGTTAGTCTGGAAGCATTGAGCAATCACAGAGTTTGCAGCAGAATCTTCGTCGATTCGATAGTCCAGTGCCATAACCCAGCTGCGATCTTCGGCCAACAGAGATACGCCGGTATCGACATAATTCTTGCCAGTAAAGATCTTCGGCTCGTTGAACAGAACTTTCTCTTCCACGTCGCTAAAGGTGAAGTCATTGCCCATCTTGATGGTGATAGCGTCTTTGTCAGAAACAACACTTTGCTCCAGATTCACCTTGGTCATGGCATAGATCTCAACAGGGCGCAGGTCACTCAGCTGCTTGTCTCTGAAGTAGCCGCTGACGTATTCACAGACATCATAAACAGCATTGATATCCTTGTCGCCATTGACATAGCCGCCTTTGTCCCAACCGCTGAACAGATAATACTTATAAGCAGTCTCTTCACTGGTATAGGTCGGAGTGTCGCCATCATACAGAACCATAGAGCCATACGGAGCAGTTGTCTGCTGTAGAACAGCGCCGCGATTCATATAGCGCACACGATACTGACGCACGGATTCATCATACACAGCAGTAACAGTCTGATTCTCAAAAACAGGAGTGAACTCGGTGTCCCAGCCGCTGAATGTAAACACCGTACTGATGGTGCTCGGGAAAGTAGGTGTCGGGATCGGATTGTCAGAACGTGTCACAGGGTCAACTGCACGCTCGCCCTTGTCAATATACTGGATATCCAGAACAGCGCCATCCTTATTCACGAATTTCCAAGCATACTGGTTGATCATGGTGTTGTAAGTGACCTCCAAATCAGGCCAGCGCTCTGTGTACAGCAGCTTCTCACGCTCACGAATGATGGGCACATGCACTTTGCCTTCCACGACAGAATGGTCAGTGTTATAGCCATTTTCATCCAGACCGCTCATTGCATACAGGCGATTCAGCAGGGAAGTATCAGCCAGCTCCCAATCAATGCCGGTAATGCGCACACGGTTCAGGTTGGTGCACTTGCCCAGCATATCTTTCAGATCGATGGTTGCACACTTCTCAACGGTCAACGTAGTGATATTGGTGTAATCCTCAATTGTCAGATCAGTCAGATAGTTTAAGTTCTTTGCGGTCAAGCTGGCGATTGCAGGCAGGTGGGCGATTTTGATCTTGCCGCCGCTTGCAAAGGAGACACCGGTAATGCCAGAGCCGTCAGCATAGAACTCTGTCAGGCTGGTGCATCCGGTCAAACCAATAGATTTCTTCAGGTTCGGTACGTTCTGCAGGTTCAAATGTTCCAGCAGAGTGTTGTTACCAACAGCGAAATCGGTCATGTTCGTATTCTTATAGCCGCTCACACCGGAACCAACTTTTAGCTCTGTCAGCTTAACACCGTGGCTGAAGTCAACATAGCCGGGATAGAAGCCAGAGATATCACCAATGCTCTGAATGATAGAAGCGTTATAGATATAAACTTCAGTATCGTTCATTGCGGTGATGGGACATTCAATCGTGTAGGTCTGTCCGCGCTTGCCACGCACCTTTACAGGGTTAGAGCCGTACAGAACAGAGACATAGGTATCAGCGTAAGGTGTGATATGGAATGTGCCGTCCGGTTTTACACCAGTCCAGTTGGTTGGAGTATAGCCACGAATGGTCATATCATCACTGGTTGCAGTAGAACCTGAATACTTAGATGCCATGTACTTTTCCTGATAACGCTGGAACTGCCGACGCTGATGTCGCTTGTTGCCATGCATCATAGGCAGATAGCTGGTGGTATTGATGGTGGGATCTTCGTAGGTGCGGAAATATTTGCGACGCATATCCATGATCCAAAGCTTTTCGGGCTTCACATCCTGATATTCCTCGAACTTTTTCAAGATACGGGTCGCACTCCATGCCAGCGCATTCTCACGGTTGCGGAACATCGCTGCCATCTCATCGGGGAACAAGTCGCGCAGCTTGCACCACAATTTGGAGTCAGCAGCGTTAAACACATTCTTTGTACCGATGGTATCAGTGTCCTCGTAGCCATAAGTCAGAGTCAGACCACCCTCGTTATCATTGCCCATGGCGGTATCGTTATCGTAGTCAAAGCAGAAGTCCCAGTGAACCAGGTCGCTGGTGTGCGGGAACACGTTCTTTGCACGGTTATCAACCATGGTGTGGCGTTCAGTAAACAGATAATGGAAAATAGCAGAATCCAGATCGAAGTGATCCTTAAAATGTGCCTTGAATTCCTCGTCATCCGCATTCACCACCCAGTTCTGAGCTGTGATCCACGCCTGTTTGCCGGCCTCGATCTCTTCCTCAGTGCAGGCAGGGTTACTGTAACGGAACTCAAAGGAATGGTCGCCATCCCAAGTTTCCTGTGAAAAATCGCCGCTCAGGAAGCGGGTCTGCTCATCGGCGTTGTTGTCGATCTCAACGATAAATTCCTTGTGGTTCTCAGGGTCCATACCCATCGTATCTTTGTTCTTTTTGGAGTTGCCAATGTCGCCGCAGGCATAGAAGTGCCACTGACCATCGTTAAATACGGTCGCATTGGTGGTATCGGTCTCCTGAATAAACACGACACAGGGATAGAACGCCATGGTATCACGCACTTTTGGATTATCCTTCTTAGCCTGACGCACATAGGGGTTGAACTCATTAAAATCGTCTGCCAGCAGGGCGTTATTTGCATTCTCAGAGGAAGCAACATTGACTTTGATGTTAAAATACTTCTCAGGAACGCTATTTTCGGTCAGTGCATAGGTGTCGCCGGTAGTGTCATCACCAAACGTAAAGCCGCCCTTGCAGTTGATATCAATGTTTCTGGCAGATGCGCCATAGTGGTCGGAGCTGGTGCCTTGACCCTTGTGAGAGCCGGTAGCAGTCCAGTTATCCTCCTTAGCACGGCCATTCTTGTATATCTGCTGGATCGTAGTGTTGGCAACCTCGTTCTTCTTGCCGGTTGTAAAAGTAGGTGCGGAGATCTTGATAATACGCAGATCGGGGCACTTCTCTGCCAGCAAGTCAGGGGTTAGTTCGCCGCTCGCATCCGTAATGTCGTTACGCATATAGCGAGAGACCATCTCTTCGGCGTTCTTCGCATCAGCAATAAAGTTGTCCAGAATCTCATCATCCGTCAGGTTCATACCGTAGCTCTTCATGCGGTACACGATAACGTCACAATCGTCAGAGCCAATAGTAATGCCAACGGGAGCAGCCTGAGTAAAGCTGTCGCTGGTATCATACAGTTCAACACGGCAGGGGATACCGTCACACCACAGGACCATCTCGCGGAACTGCTTGTCCGGCAGAATATTGAACTCGAACTCGAGGAAATCGTCCTCACAGATGGGCAGATCAATACTGTTCTGGTGGCTGGTTAGCGTAACCTTCTGAGCCTGAATGTTCAGACCAACACCGCCATTCAAACAAGTTACGGCAGTAGCATCATAGTTGCGGACGTTCGTGGTCTTAAACACCAGCTTGAAATTCTTGCCGCTCTTCTTTGCATCGTCTGCGAAAAGCTTATAGCTGATGGTTGCGGTCGTACCAGCCTTTACACAGAAGTAGGTGTCGCCATCTTCGTCGATTTGGTAGCCACCGTTCACCCAGTCAAAGTTGTCGCTGACAGTCATCTTATTGCTGCCGGAACTCCACAGGCGGTTCACATCTGCGTTGCTGCGGCCAGCAGGGTTAAAGTCCAACATCAGGCCGGTTTTAACGGGCTCAATGGTGATACCCAGGTCTTCAATCTTTGCGGTGATGCTCTTAATGGTAGCGCCGCAAGTAATGGTCAGAGTGTGGGTGCCAATATCAGAAGATTTAAAGCTCCAAGTCTGAGCAGTACGACCAACAGTCAGTGTCGAAGTCTTAATGCCGTCAACTTCCAGCGTAATGCTTGCAGTAGAAGAGGCCGGGTTATAGACAGTGTAAACAATGCCGGTGGTACTATACTGCTTTGCGGTGAACTCCTTTGTGGCGCAGCTGATGATCGGTGTGCTATTGCCTTCCTCTGCCCACATGATATCTTTATAAATGGTATTACTGGTCACAGCTTTGCCATTGATATTTGCAGTCATGGTAACTTCCAGCAGGTGAGCACCGTGTCTCTGTGCCGGGATCGCATAGGTCATCTGTCTGCCGGTAACCGCAGTTGTAACACTACCAAGCTTTTTGCCATCCAGAGTAAAGGAAACGTCCTTATTGATATTTCCGTATGGAGTAAAGCGGAAAGTAACTTCACCACTATAAACCAGAGAATCATCGAAGATACTCTCCAAATAAAACTCGACAATATTGATATTCCAAGTCTTTGAACCCATGCTGCCAACGGAGTCAGTGACCTGCAATTTGATCTTGTTGTCGCCATTGTGCAGATACTGAGTGATATCAAAGCTGTTCTTGCCCTGGTAAACAGTCGAAGTTGCGACCTTTGTGTTGCCAACATACCATACACCGGTAGCATCGCCCGTGTCTTCGCCAGAGTTATCCACAGAAGTAAAGTTGAACTCAACAGTTGCGGTGTCACCCTTGACAACAGCGATAGAAGACTCGCCAATACGCTCAATAGTGATTGTAGAGGTACTACCACCGCCACCGCCGCCACCTTCAATAATAACAGTGGTCTTGACCGTGCCGTTCTCCAACAGGTTCAGCTTGGAATCTTCGTAAGTGATATCGTACTCGCGGCCAGAATTCTCATCTGGCTTAAAGTCTTTTAGGGTTTCCTGAATCTTGGCGATATCCGCATTGGCCAGATCAACAGAGGTCTGAATGCCGCCAACAGTATTCTTCAGGCCGCTCACGTCACTGGATAGCACGTCAACGGTCGTCTTGTCTGCTTTCTTATCGAGCAGTGCATCAGTAGCTTCCTTATTATAATAGGAGGACTTCAGTGTCTCCGGCAGGTCACCAACACTATTCTTCAGCTCCTGCACAGCGGCATCATTTGCGGTCTTATATTCAGTCAGCTCAGTCTGAACAGGGGTCACAGCAGTGCTGATCTTATTGTCCACAATGCCGTTATACATGCTTACCCACTCAGCAGAAGGGTCAGTGTTTAACTTGATTTTTGTGATCTCTTCAGCACCATTCAGGAACGTCAGGGTGCGGGTATCGTTGTCGTACTGCACATTGAAATTTGCCAGACCATCAACGGCAGCAATCTCACCACGCAGCATCGTAACAAAGCCATCAACCTCGTCCTTCTTATAGAACTGCGCCAGCTTTTCATCCACACTTGCAACTGCATTCTTTGCGTCCTGTGCGCTCTTCTCAGCAGCGGATGCGGCAACCTGTGCTTCGCCAACCTTCTGACTCATTGTTGCCAGGAACTGGGTGTACCAGTCATTGCCACTCGGATCGACCATTTGCTTGCCGGTCAGCGATTTCAGCACATTCAGTCGACCATTAGGGCGGGTGCGCCACAGGTAGCTCTTGGTTGTGCTTGTATTCGGGACATTCACAGCACCGGATGCCATGATCTCAAACTGCAGCTCGCCATCTTTTGCAGTAGCATCATTTGCTACCAGCCAGTAGAAGCGGATCTTGGTATTGCTGTAGCTCACGTTGATAGGGGAAGCGTAATTCTCTTCTCTGTCTGCGTTCAGGTAGTGGATCTGAATCGTCATCTGAAGCAGGTCAATACCGTCGTAGTAACGCGGCATTTCAAACGGAATAACTTGCGAGTTGGATTCCTGTGTGATATTGATCTGATTTGCATCCAGCTGAATGTCTTTGTTTTTGTCGATGTAAGACCACTGGTCATCAGAGTAATCAGCAAACCAGGTGTAATTGCCACTACGCTCAAATGTCTCTTCTCCGTTATCATCATACACGGCAATTTGGTCTTCGTCATTTAATTCCAGAGTTGCGACATCTATATCATCAACAGAAACATTTGCGGAGCTTGCGGCTTTTTTCGCAGCCAACCGCTTAGATTCTCCAAAAGATAGTGCCATTTGCTCACTCCTCTCTTATTGTTCATCTGCCGTAGTGGCAGTTAATTCGGGAAAATATTTATCAAACAAATTGTCCTGATAGAACGTATATTTGTTGTTTACGATATAAGTGTAATAAGGGTAATAGCGGCTCAAAGAAAGTGACATCGTGCCTTCACCCAGATTCATAGATATACTCTTGATGATCCAATCCACTGGGGTCTTACCGCCCAGATATTTGGCAGCATACTGGATCTTTTCATTCACGTCGAGCCACGGAACCAGTCGTGTGGTCACACTCAGGCCGTCAGTCAGGCGGGCACGCTTCCACAGTTTGTATTGACAAACTTCCATAGCTGCGTCATCCGTGGTGTAATTCTCGTAGTCTCCACCCGATAGAATCTCAGTTCTACGACCGATCTTTTCAATGGACAATCGTGCATTGTACAGGTCATCAATATTGTTCGGGTCATTCACACAAATAAAAGCCATGTTGTCGCAGTTATCTTCTGCCTTTTGAGCTTCGATCTCTTTTGCGGACGGGATCTCATCCACCAGTTTTGCCATGGCGTGACTCTGCTGTTGGCCCAAAAAGTAGATGCGGCCAGTATTCGGATTCCACTGGAGAACATAATACTTCGTTGCCTTAATACAGCCTGGGTCTTGAATAATATCCGAACCATTAGCATCAGTCAAAGAACGATACAGCGTACTTGTTTTTGTCTCAGAGTGAACCTGTTCATTGCCGTCTTTGTCTTTAGGTTCCTTCCATGTAAATGTCAGCACTACCGTCATTGCGCCGCTTAATACATTACCGTTCTTATCCGTTTTGGCAGCTTCAACATTTGCAGGAGCAACAAAAGATACTTTCGTTTCACTCGTCAATGTTGTTTTGGTTGCATCTAATACAAGGTTAAGTGTCTTATTTGTACCAGACCATCCTTTTACAGTTGCAGCTCCATCCGCTTCAATCGTCGCACCAAACACTTCGACACAGTTCCGAACAGCGGAATAATCCACCGTGGCCGATTCGCCATCGTTTGTCACAAGCTTCTCGAATACTTCCGGGTCAAGTACAGGCGGGTCGTCAAATCCACTGGGGATTTCCTTGCATACAAACACATCATCGTCAAAACGCATCTCAAACGGATAATACAGGTCACGCAATTCTGATAGAATATCCCAAACAGTCGAGCCGGTATCATAATCCAAGTCGTGTGGGACAGTGCGGCTCCAATAGTCGATGGAATATTTCTTGAACTCCGTCTCATCTCTCAGCACCGCCCAGATGGCATCACCGATACGAGTGCCTTTCTCAATGCGATGTGTGCCACCAACCAGCTGTCCACCCAGATCTCCGTTGATACGAGAAACCAAATCAACACAGCTGGCCTGCACAGTGTTTTCTGTTGCGCTATATGTAAAGCCATTGGATGTAAAAGTATAGCACCCCTCGTTATACCAATAGATTTTTATGCCATTAACATAAGAACTGTCAGCTGAATTGGAATAGCTAAGGAACAGGTCGTTATACAGCTCATTCAGTGCGGTCTTTGTGTCAATCACTTCTGCCTGAATGTCGTGCATGGAATGTCCTGCAAACACACTGGTTTTTCCGTAGGTCTCCCTTAATTCGTCCTCACTCTAACCGGCAATAGCAGAAACATCCACCTTACCAAGCGTAACTCCGTTCAGAACCATGCCTTCAACAGCAGCAATCATCCCATGGACATGCATTTTGTTACCATACACGAAACTATCGATGCCTGACTTATCTACCTCAAGGATATTAGCAGGGGAGAGACCGCCGCTCATTGACTTCGCTTTTATTGCCACAGCATCCAGATAAGCATAGATATCATCCTCCACAAGCGGCACAAGTCCATCTTTGGTCTGCAGCATCGGTGTAAATGCGATATAAGGGCCATCTTGACAAATTGAATCATCACTTCCCAAAACTGTAGAGTAATCACCAAGTTTGGTGTACCATTCCTCTGCTTCGGCTGGGTCATCCGGTGGCGTGCCGTCATTGATCTGGTCAAAGAACGTATGATACTTTGAGATATTGGCTCGTGTCCACACCAGCACATCTCGATTCAGGTTGTCGATATTACCGTATTTTGCATAGCCTCTGTTTGTGATGTCTTGAATCAAATCATCATAATTCGTCGCAGCGAGCTGATAATCCGCATTTTCCCTGATCATCTCGTCAATACTCTTTGAAGCACTGATTTTCGACATTCCTCTTCCTGACAGACCAATGAATACACGCACATTTTTACTGATCCAATCCTCTTCCGTCAGGCTAGAAATGCCGCTCTTCTTACCCAGATACAGGGTCACATTAAAGGTTCGCCGCACGTCAGATTCTGAGTCGATAGAAATAGAACCATCGATCACAAGACCTTCCAAACTATCAATTGTAATAAAATCTTTGTTCAGCATATCAATGCGGCAGTAAATATTAGACGAATGATTGTTCAATAGCGCCAGGTCTGCGTCAGTCGGAAGATATGTCATACGCTGCCTCCTGGCTGATAATCACTCAGCCCATTGTTATACATGTCGCTCTCATTCTCTGCGTCACCGAGCTCCACAAAGTCGAACTCCAATACGCCCTTGTCGTAATGATCAGAGCAGGAGATAGACACATTGCCATTGACACCCATTAGCCATCTGCGTCCATCAAACATCTTCAACAGCTTTGCACTGCCGTTGGTCAGCCACTCGCTCAGTTCATCACGGAACGCATTGCCGCCATTGATATCAAAGTCTTTCATTGTGTTATCAAAACGGATGCCAACACCAGAGAAGTGGCCACTGTAATAATTGGCTTCACTGCCAGCAAACAGATACGGGTATTTACTTCCCATCGTCTCAACAACTGTAGCAGAACGTACCTTCTCAACACTGTCAACTTTCGGCTCAAGGAAGATATGGTATGTCTTATTGCCGTCAGTAATTACAGCACCATCAAAGTCGCTCACAACGCTGGCCTTCGCATAGCCAAGCTCAATGCCATTTGCAACGGGAGCTACGGCGTACTCATAGTCGGTCTTGCGGCCAATGGCGTACAGGTCGGTGTAATCAATCATCACATAACCATCGTCAGCACTGTACATATAAAAGTCATTGAAGTCTTTTGGTTCCAAATCCTGATTCTTTGTTGCCGATACCTCAACACGATAGTATTTCATGTTGTTCAAGAAGGTCTCAGAGAACCACTCTTTATACTCGCTAGAACTCCTGAATTCGTCGGTCGATGTAAAATCACTTGATGCCTTAATGAACTTGCGGTCAGCAGTATATGCAATCAGACAAAACGCCTTATCTTCAGATTTGAACTGGAAGGAAAGAACTCGATTCTTGTCGATATAATCCGAGGTCACTGCCTTATAATTGCCCATCGGTTGACCAGTCGTTTTATTGATGTGAAGGTTTGACCAGCCCATCTTCATAATGACATGATTCAGATCGATCTCTTCCTGGTAAAGCGAAGTCCAGATTGCTGCGCCTTTCTTGCGCCGCTTGATTCGCAGGGCATTTGCACCACTGCTTCTTGTCAGGAAATACTGTGCGTGCATACTGATATTAGCCATACGATAATTATTCTGCACGGTGAATTCTACGTCATCCACATACTCTGGATAGTCAGTTCGGAACGCCTGTAAGCCAGTGTCCAGCTGATAGCCGCCAACAGATTCTGCCGTTGCTCTCAGATAGTACAGGGTATGGTTATCCAGTCCATCGATCTGGAACCCTTTCAATGAATCACGATAATAGTAGCTCACTGACTTTTTCAACAGCTCGCGATTCGCATCATAAAGCCAAAATTCATAACGATTGACTGATTCACCCTCCGATACCTTATACTTGTAAGAGAACTCAAAGGAATAAGAAGGGTAGGGGATAGTAGTCACGCCTGAAGAACTCAGGTCATTCAGCTTGATTGTCGGTTCCTCATGGCAATAAAACAACAGCTTGTCCGAGTATTCTGAAAACAGGTTCGTGCCTTTCAGCCGACAGCGAATAATCATATAGTACGGATCTTTGCGGTTTTCAAACGTGCCTGCCGGAATTGTAAAATATCGTGCCAGACCAGTGCCACCGGCAGGGAATGTACCAAACTTATACACGCCTTTTGAAAGCGTATCACCCTGCAAAATACTGCCCGTTGGAGTATCGAAGACGATAAGAGCAATGATATCAATGTCTGCGTATGCGGCAAACTGAAATGTATGATCCTTTGTGGCATCAAATGCGCCGATTTTAGATAGAATTGGTTTCAAGTTATCACCTCCGAATTATCCTTCGATATATAGCAAAGCTCACCATTGGTATTCACAGCCAGATTCAGTGCGGCCAGAAAATTGTCAACAGTGATTTCTGAAATCGTTTTATTGATATCTGATACATTCGTTTTCAAGGTCGAGATATTCGTATTTGCAGCCGAAATCTTGCGTGTCATATCTTGATAGTGGTTGGATTCAGCCGTTTTTGCGTAATCAAGGTCTGTCCTCAACGAAGTAATATCAGAAGTATTTTTCTCAATATTGCTTTTGTTGTCATATACTTGTTTCTTTGTGGCGGTATAGTCTTTGTTTGTAAAACCACCAAAATTATCATTGAAGCCATTCATCGAGCGCCACAGACTAGCTACATCGTCGGCTTCTTTTGTCTCAAGAGCGCCAACACGTTCAACCGCTGCGTTTGCGGTCGTATCATCCGTGTACTTTGTCGCAACAGCCCAGTCGCTGAATGTCCATTTTTCGGTTTCACCTCTCGCAGTAATACAGATATACAATGCACCACCAACACCGCCATAAATCCATAGATCATTCACATCGTATGGAGCAGTCGGTGTGTCAGTAAAAACACGAACTTTTTCTGTCGCAAGATCTCGTGCGGATGTTGCCATCGACAGTGCATTGATAACACCGGCATCCACAATTTCCATCCAGAAATACTGCTGTTTATCTTGGTCATATACCCAGCGATAGCAAATACCAGTCCTTTTATCGTAGTAGATATCGTTGATGTGTGCTTGTTTCTCTTCATCTGTTTTCCAATCTGAAGCAGGGTAGTTGTATGTATGCGGATGACCATTTCTGTACCAAGTATTGATCGTATTCTTTAGCTGATCTTGAACGGTGTCTTCTGTCTGCTGGGATTTGTCTTTCATCGACTCAAACTCGGCGTTCAAGCTATCGACACCGGTCACCAGAGATTTCACTGTCAGAATTTCAACGCTGGTATTACTCTCCGATACAATCAGGTTACGGAAGTTGCCCTGCAATGCAGTCACAACAACCTTCTGGCCTACAATATAGTCATGGTTTGTTACAATGCCATACTCGCCACCGAATACAGCGATTTTATAGTGCTGGTCTTCTTTTTCTGTAATCACTCCATAGGCGGACACGTCAAATTTTGCATTCTTTACAGCGCGTTCAGCGGCAGAAGTCACCACCTCGGCCAGCACATCAATAGCTGATTTATCTGCCATTTCTTTTCCTCCTAATCAAAAATAAAAGCCGACCCGCTAGGCTATCCTAGTGGTATCGGCTGTAAAAGCTATTACTTACCGCTTGCTTTGCATTTGAGCAACCTTAGTCGGTAACTTCTGTTTGATTTCATTCGCCAGAGCGTCAGAGCTGCCAACAGGATTCGTGATAATAATATCGCCAATCGAAGTTGTAACATCTCCACCGCCACCCTGAACAATCGGCTGAGAACCGTACTTTGCCATCTGCTTCTGGAACCATGCATCCGGGTTGCCACCCATCTCGAACAGGCGAGAGGTGATATCAGCAGGGACAACACCGTCGCCGGTTTCAAGATAGGTATAGCGCCCAGATTGCGGCTGACGAACCAGCATCTCAGGACCCTGCTCGTCAACGTTAGCAAAATTAGACTTCTTTATTTCCTTTGTGCCACTTGCAAAACCAAGTAATGATCCAAGGAACTTAAACGGTGCTGTAACAACATCGGCTATGCCTTGGCCAACGCCTCTAATGAACTGCCCGGCTCCTTCCGCAATATTCTCAAGAGCCCCTTTCTGTTTAGTAGGCTGTTGAGCAGTTTGTTGTTGCTGTTGTGTCTCTTGCTTTGCCTTCTCCGCCTTTGTAGCGACAGCTTCAAATGCATCACCTGTGGTCGCCAAATCGTTTTTGATCGATGTAACGGCAGCTGTACATCCGGCCTTGATGGCGTTGTAAGACTGATCCATCACCCACTGCATATTGTTTGCTAAATTCGTAGCGCCAGGTTCTACATTCTTCCACGAATTGTCTGCATCCGTTTTCAACTGACCATTCTCACCAAATGTATTAGAGCTCGAAGAATCAATCTCGGCATAACCATCTTTCACCGTTCCCTGAGTCATTTCTGCCAGATTAGTTACGCCAGCTTCGTTCATGCTCCAACTATTGTCAAAGCACGCACGCATATCGTACATCAGCTTCTGGGTGTCTTGGCTGGTGTCAGCCCATGCCTGCTCCATTGTCTTTTGAACATTGGTACTCAGGGTCTTTACACCACCGCCAACCTTAGTCCAACTGTGACCGAATGCTTTGGAAATCTCATTCATAGCCTTATTTGTGCTGGCAACAGAAGACTTATAAGACGCATTCAGCTTGTTTGCAATCTCTTCAGACATATCGCCGGAAGTAGAAGCAAGGCTGTTCCATCCACTGGTATAGATCTTTTGCAGCGAATCAAACATCGTATTGGTGACATCTTCAACCTGTTCGGCGCTTAGACCGGTATTTTCATTCAGTGCATCAAAGGTGTTGTTCACCAGCTCATTCATCTTCTCAGACATCTTTTTGCTGGTTTCTTCAATATCCTTTGTGTCCAAACCGAGCTCGCCAGCCACAGATTTCCAGCTAGACTCAAAGTTGCTCGTCATAGACGAAATTTGGCTCTGAGCCGCCTTCTTTGTGTTGCTGGTGGATTCTGTCACTGTCTTAGAGGAGTTGATCTTACCGACCGTAGACATACGATATACAGTCTTAGTGGCCATATAAATCATGCTTTGAACGGCGGCAATGATCGGATTATCACTCTTCTTGAAGATATCAGAGAGCCCAGACATGAACTCGGTTGTATCACCAAGGATCTCATCATACTCGCTCTCGAAAATTGAGCCAACACCAGCGGCTGCGGCAGCTGCGGCACCACTCAATTGAGCATTCGGACCTTTGGCACTCATACCAGCACCGGCAGCGGCACTACCGGTCACTTCGGCCAAGCCCTTTGCCAGCCAGCCCTCGGGATCAGCACCAATCGCCATCAGGTTATCTGTCTGCTTGGCTGGAATAACACCGTCACCTTTTTCAAGATAGGTCATGCGTCCCTGGTCAGGGTTACGAACAATTAGCTCTTCGCCCTTTTCATCAACGTTTGCAATCTGGCCCTTCTTAACGCCACGAGTACCTTTTGCATATTTCTTTGCTTGGAATGCGGGAGTAGGTTCATCAATCTGTGTACTGGAAACATTACTTGCAATTGAAGCAATCGTAGCAATCAGAGCAACTGCACCTGCAACAGCTGCAGCGGCAGCAATCCAACCAGCAATAGGAATGGAAGAAAGAGCGGCAGCAATCGCTTGCATCATAGCGGCCATGGCACTGCCAACGCTCGTCACCAGAGTACCAAGTCCGGCGAAGATAGAAGGGAAGAAGCTTACAACGCCAGACGAGATGGCACTACCGATAGACTGTGCGCCAGCCGCAATTGGGCCAAACATACTTCCGACGGTCTCAACAATGCCACCAAGACCAAGTCCTGTCTGACTGTTCAGCAGACCAAATCCTTCTGTGAAGAACGAACCAATGTCACTAAACATCAACCCGGTTTTCTCAGAGATAGATGTCTATGCACCTGAGAAGAACTTACCGATACTGCCAAGATTGTCTTTCGCAGCACCAACCAGTCTCTCAAAGAATCCACCAGAGACACGCTGAATATCGCCAGTATTCACCTTTATTGTGTTGCCAAGGATATCCAATGTCGCAGTGGTGTCTGATTTTAGTGCGGCAGAACCAGCCCTGTTCTTACCAGTGATCAAATTCCAACCGTCAGAAACCACCTTGGCTGCTCCATCGAACATCTTCTTGAAACCGCCACCCAGATCAAAGTCGCCGTTTTCGCCAGTGAACATGTTCTTGATTTGGTTGATAAAGCCAAAGACTCCGCCACCGTCACCAGTTCCGCCATTAAGGAGGTTCAGGATATTCGCCAGCGTCTCCAAAGTAGAGATCAGATTGGAAATATCAGTGATAACATTCTTGACATTTGTCGCGCCCTGAATGGCCTGCATATTGTTAAGAACACTACCCTTGAAACCGTCATAGTGACCTTCCATCTGCTCAAAGGTCATGGCCTCGAACTCGGCTGTGTATTTCAGCTTCTTCTGATAATCATCCCAGCTGGTGCCAATAAGATTATTGGTTTCCTGAACTTTATCTTTGAGTTTTTCCAGCTTGTCGATTTCGTCCTGCTTCTTATACTCGCGCTGCTTGTCAGATAGGTTCTGTCCGGCTTCACGAACGGCATTTTCATCTGCTTTCCATACGAAACCCTGACCTCTGCCGCCATATACATGGACAGTCTTATTGGCCTTTGCTCGCTCGTACTCATCCTGAAGTTTTGCCAGTTCGATTGCTCGCTCCTGTGCATCATTTTCTTCATTCAGCGCGTCGATCCGTTTGTCAATAACATCGATCCAGGCTTCGCCCTGAATCTTGAGGTCGTTAGACTGTTTGTCATTCAAGTCATCAAAAACGCCGATAAAAGAATTCAAAACAGTATTCAATTGGGACATCAGAGTCTTCAGCTTGTCAGCCGATTTGCCCATGCCCTCCATTGAATCTGCGCCCTTGTCAAGAGAGTCCGCCAATGCACGCAGAATCTCTGCCTGATCTTTGGTTTCTTCTTTTAGTTCGAGCTCTGCAGCCTTTGCCAGAATGTCGGCCTTAGTTTTTGCCAGCATCGCTTCCTTATTAAAGACGAGCTGGTTGCCCTCCAATTTAAGGAACTGCAAATATTCAGGAGACATTGTAAGTAGTTTCTGAATACTGTCAATGCTTAAACCGCCGTAAGTGTTGTACTCGTTTGCGACATCGCTCAAATCGGTCCAGGCACTCTGCATCTCATCGATCTTGGAACTAAACTCTTCAACCGTAGAACCCAGTCCGTCAAAATAGTCCTGAACAGAAATAACATCATGTTCGATATTGTTAGCAGCAATTTCATAACTCTTAGCGATTGCTTCTGCAGCAGCTCCGCCTTCAGTGCGAGCACCTTTCGCTTGCTCTTTAAGAGAGTTGACAACAGCATCTTTCAGCACATCTCCGCTCAGATCGATCTTGCCAGTATCTTTATTATATGCTTTATTGATCAGATTCGGGTCGTATTGACTATACTTTTTAATGGATTGCAGTGCGGCACTCTGGGCTTCAGTGCCTTCATAGTCAAGTGCACCAGTGCGGCTCTTTTCTGTTTTCTCCTTAACAGTTTTGCCATTGCCCCAAGCATCTTTGAAACCGTCGGTGATTTCTTTGGCCTGAGAGAGGGCAGCATAGTAACCTTCAATCGCCGCAACCAGATCCCAGTAGGACATAGTCTGATCCTTGATATTACGGTTTGTCCACTTAAGAATCTTGTTATACTGAGTTACGCTCGCATTATCACCTTTGATTTTAGCATCTTTTAATTCTGCTTCCATCAATTCTTTGAATTTTGCGGTCTGAATTTCAAGCTTTCCTGTTGTATCGTTCTTCTGGAGCACCGAAGAATATTTATCCTCGAGGCCGGTCAGGCTCTGAACAGTTTGCATTGTCAGATAACCTTGTTCGTTAAATTCTTTCATTGCAGATGTAACAGTAGACCATGCATCAAGGAAAGTTTGAGCAGCTTTAGAAGAATTATTTGTGGAATCACTAAATCCATTCAGTTGATTTTTTAGACCACTAGCACTGTTCATGGCGTTATTCATATTAGTGCTGATCAAAGACAATCTAGTATTTAAAGCCGTCATAACAGACGAGATTTTTGCTTCTATCTCTTCTGTATTGTCTCCATTTTCAGCGGATCGGGCAGCAGCAAGGGCACCAGCCAGTTCTCCAGTCCCAATTGTGGCATTTTTTAATGCAGGAGCAAGAGCTTCAAGTTTGTTCTTTTCGTCTTCAGTTGCTTCTGTGAATGTCTCTGCTTTTTCTGCGGCATCTCCCTTTGCAATCGCATTTAGCTCTGATATCGCTTGAGAAATGGCTTCCATTTGAGCTTCTGCATATTGAGTGGCCAAAAGATCGGCATAAGCGCTCTGGTTGACCTGAAGTTTGCCATTGACAAGTTCAAGGGTATTGAGGTATTCATCATCCATCTGAAGTAAACTCTGCAAAGAATCAATGCTCAAATACCCATATTTGTTGTATTCTTCAACTGCAGTAGAACAATTCTTATAAGCAGACTGAATGTTGTCAATAACGCCCATTGTCTCTTCAAGCTGAGACGCATAGTTGTTAGCTGCCTCAGCATTACTTACCTGAAGAAAACCAAATCGCTCAAATACACCAATCAGATCTCCAAAAGAGATATGTGCTTTATCAGCTGTCTCGTGTAGAATTTTTAGTGCGTTCGATTCCGCTTCCGTTTGATGTTCGGTATCAGCATCGATATTTAAGACGGCATCGCCAGTCATGCCGCTAAATTCATTAACAGCGCCGACATAAGAATTGCCTTTAGAATCATTCGTACCACGACGAGACATGGAAGCTTTGACTGCACTAACTTTTTCTGCAAAGATATCAACATTGGTCGTATCAACACTAGTATCGTCTTGTGCATCTGCAAGAGCCTTAGTGGCTGCGGTCATTGCGTTCGTGCCGGCAACATATTCATCTTTGTACTGATCAAAATTATCGGCGTCGGTGCTATAATTGCCCATCTGCTCAGACACGGCAGTAGACAATTCCTCAACCTTGGTTTTCTGGGATTCAAAAGTTTCATTCAGAGCATCGAGTTCTTTCTTTTTATCTGCATACTCTTTAGAATCTTTCCCGCTAGAGGCTTCAATTTGGTCAAGCTCAACCTGAAGATCACGACGCTTTTGAACAGTGTCTTCGAGTGCTGCTGTATACTCCTGGAGAGATTCAGTCTTAGAGACTTTCTCTGCAACCTGATGAGTGCCAGCATTTGCACCACCCTCGGCATAAGAAACATTCACAGTGCGTGTTTTTACAATACTGTTTTCAGTTTTATCATTTACAACAGTACTTGTGTCGGCATTTGCTTTATTGTTCGCGTCCTTCTCCAGTTGCTTCTTGAGTTTGAGTTGAGCCTGTAACATATCGTTGATAGCTTGTAACCGCTCGCGCTCGGCAGGATCAACAATGTCTTCGATTTTATCAACGCCCGCGTCCTTCAGAGATTTGTTTAGGTCGTCAATCTTGGACTGAATCTCTTCAACATCCTTGGTGGCTTGCTGTGCAGCTTCGTGAGAATCATTCATTGTAGCGACAAGTTCTTCTGAATGCGTTTTGAGGTTCATCAGATAATCGACAATTTTGGTTGCGATAAAGGCAACAGCTGCTACACCAAGAGAGAGGAGGAGTTGCTTGCCATATTGAGCTACTACATTCCAAGCCTTTTGAGCCGCAGTAAGAGCTATTGTGGCGACCGTGCTCGTCTGTTTGACGTTAATTTCTTTCAAGAATGCTTGAGAAAGCTTATAAACACCATTTTCTTGTTCTAAAATTCCAGCGTTGAACAGTTGTTGCGTTTTACTTGCATCGGAACAATGATTGGCGTAATCTTCCATCAAGGCAATAGCATCTTGTGTGTTTGGAAGTGAGAGCACCCCGTTAGCATCTTTTAGCCCGCCTGCTTTCATAAACTCATCCAGAACACCAGTTGTAATACCGTCTTTTTGAGATGCGATTTGTTCAAACAATTGAGAATTAAATTTTTCACCTGTTTGGACAGCATTTTTCGTGTCTCTAATATACTTTTCTAAACCCTTATCAAAAGTGGACAAGCTAAGAAATGCTTTTTGTTGGGCTTCGTCAAGATTTACAAATTGTGCGACAAATCCATCAATGCTTCCTATATCATCGAAAATCGAATGACTGTCAAATTTTTTGGCATTTCCAATTTGATAATTTCCAAAGAGCATGTATTTTTGAATACTCTGCGGCAAATCCTTGAGTTGTTCTGACGCTTTTAGTGTTTTATCAAAAGATCCATCTAACGTCGTCAGTTCGCCTATTGACTTGTTGATTGTCAAACCGTATAATAATCTTGGTGGTCGGCAAAGATTATTTGTGAAATAGGTGGTAAGAATTATGAAAATTGGCGAAATTGAATCAGATGTTGATTATAGACACGATAAGGCGAATAAATGGGGATTTTGGACAACAGGAGCTCTGACGTCTGAAGGAAAAAAGATTTTGAAAAAGTATCCAGACTATAAAATTTTAAAAGATGATTGGATGGTAGAAAACGACGACGAGTTTTTTGCGTCAGTAGTTTATGCCTATATGGTTGATTGTATTTTACAAGAGTATAGCGACAATGAGTATTTGATGAATGAATATATAAAAGCAACTGAAGACAAATTAGCAACTCGACCAAGCGGTAGAGGAGAGATGTCTCGCAAAGGTATAAACGAAGCGTTCTTGAAATCGTTCGAAAATTATATAAAGGAACAAAATAATCCCGGCATACTTAAAAGAGAACAAGAACAGGAAGAAAAAGAAAGGACAATAGCGCGAGCGCTTTCAGCCGAATACGAAGCAAAACACCCTCATGTCACTTGTCCCTACTGCAAGTCCACGAACACTGAAAAGATCAGCACCGTAAGTCGCGCCGTATCTGTGTCTCTCGTGGGCGCTGCCAGCGGGAAGATCGGCAAACAGTGGCATTGTAAGAACTGTGGCAGCAATTTTTAAAGGAGAATAAAAATGAAAGTCAATCAGGACATTATGAACCTCATTTGCAAACTTGAATACAGAATTGGCGACACATGTGCAAATAGTGACTCGTACAACGGATGGACTGATGAATGGGGCGCTGATTTTCGGTATCCTGTAACCGTTGACGGCCATGGGAAATTCAGAGGTCGAATTGACGATCTTGGACTTGAACCGGAAGCGCTGGGCGATATCTATTATAAATTTGGCGCAAATGAGATGTATATTGGGTATGGGATCAAACATGTCCTCGAAGAGCTTGAAGATTTATATGGGCTTGACTTTGTAAAGCTTGAGGCAGAACGGAAAGCAAAAGTGCAGAAGTAATTGTACCACCAGCAAACCCAGTAAACAATTTTATCGCAAGAACTGTAGGCATGAATGGTGAGCCTCAACTAACTAAAATGACATTAAATAAAACACCCGGAACCTCGTCAGTTCTAGGTGTTTTTCATTCAGTCAAATGGATAAAATTCTTTGATTTTTGGAGAGCCATCGTCGTAAGCCATTTCAAAACACTCAATATTTGACATTGGAATACAGAGAATCTGGTCGCATGGCTCGTCATCTTTAGATTTTGAGTTTTCGTCTGTCTTTTTTGCTAGGACACTATTGTAATTAGTAAGGATTAGCCAATCATCGTCAGCTTGGTGGATAAGTCCACAATACGCACGACCATCAGATAAATAAACGATGATGTAATTGCAACCATCAAGATCTAATGTTGAAAGCCAAATATTTTGAATATCAGACAGTCTGAGATATGAAAACAGTCGATCAATCAATCCGATTCTCTGTAGTCCATACAAAATAAATGGCAGCATCGTACAAGTAACGACATAAATGGCCCCATTGAATCGTGTTATGGCACAAGCGTCTACTACTATCTTTACAATATAACTAATTATAATTGCCCAGAAAATAAAAGCAGAATGGTCTTGCTTTTTAAGAAATATAAAATTATAAATAGTTAATGTAATTGCACCTGGAATAAAATATGCGAAAAGTTCTGGTAAGAATTCTATAATTTCTTTCATGTCATTTAATCACCTCTGTTTGACTTTTTCTTTAGGCTTTCCTGGATTTTGATTCTTTGGAGAATATGTGTAAGTTCCATTACGTTTTTGAATATGCTCTTGATTGCTTTTTGTTTCTGGATGTTTTACAGAAGTTTTGCTTTTGTTTTCCATGATTTAACACTCCTTTTACAAGAGTGTATCACATGCTGTCGTAAAAAGCAACGCAAATTCAAAAGCCCGGCCTCCCAGTAGTAGGGAAGTCGGGCTTGTTCATTATAATAGCTGCACAGCAGTTATTTCAGAAGTTCGGCAATCTCTTCAGCAGTCATGCCGCTGGCCAGTGCGTTGGCAACAATATCTTCTGCCTTTTTACGGTTCAGCTCTGCCGCAATCTTTTCATCAGCATCAGCCTTTTTCTTTTCGAGCTTTACAATCTCTTTGTTGAGCTTTTTCAGCTCTACTTCTTTTGCTTTCCTTTCAGCGTTCAGCGCTGCAATATTCGTGCCGAGTGCTGCAATTTCTTCAGCGAGAGATTCTGCAGCAGTATTTTTCTCAGCAATCTGTGTTGCGTAATCAACGCCATCGAGAACCTTTGTTTTATTCTTGCTTCCTTTGGGTCTTGCCATAGTAAAAATACCTCCGTATATTTTTGATACGCGATTGTACTTTTATTATAGCTTACGCCGTAAGTAGTGTCAATATAAACTATGTCGAAAGAAGCCGATCTTCAAAACGATCTGCTAAATTGTTTATATCTGCATTATGATCAGTAGCTGGACCATATTTTACTTCTCCTTGTGATGGATAACGAAGGCTGAAAACTGTATGGTTATTATAATTGCTTATAGTGTAATCGCATCGAGATAAAATATCTGTGCCAATTATAACGTCATACTCGGTACACGGATTCTTTATAGATGTGATCTTCCAGTTGTTAAAAGATAAATCGGAAGAAATAAATATATTACCTCTGACTATCGGACGGATACTTTTATTATCAGCAGAAAGTAGACGAGAAACCGCTCCTTCAATCATTGGTAACTGCAAATTTTTTGTAACCCAATCTGAAATAGCGCAGTTTGTTGCACCTGTATCAACGAGAGCATTGCATGAAACAACACAATTATTATATTCAATCAGTACTGGAATAATAATTGAATGTTCTAATTTGTCGTATTCAATTGTGTATGTGGTCGCCATTTATAAATTTACCTTTCACATTTTATTATTTCGAATGGAACAAAGCCAAAATGCCCGTTTTTTGGAAGCTCATCAATCTCAGTAAAAATCTTAAATCCATAAGCTTCCCCATAAAGATACCGATTACATCGCCAAGAAAGATTATGTTCTTTGATATACCGATCTATAAAATCACGCATAAAGGCGTTTGCTTTTTCTATATCTGGATAACAAAGGTTGCTGTGTTCCTTCATAAATGTTTTATAGAGATATTCTGATATAATCCCGTTTTCACAGTATTCAATGCAAACTCTTTCGCAGAGCTTTCGCATCTCTTCGTCCATATTTGCCTCCTGATACTATCATATAATAATACTTCTGTCAACGCCACGACGTATACTATGGTTTTACTTTCTCCACTTTTGACGGCAGGGGAGAAGCCCGCCTGTAATTTTTCCGCTGGAGCGTGTCGCGCCAGCGGTGATTTGGAGCACCCCATAGTGAATCTACGGCGCTGTTACACACGTAGTTCCACTCCGACATTATGCTCTCTGAAGCGTCTCTAGCAGTGCCTATTATAATAATGTAGGCACATACAGAGCTTGCCTGCGGATTCCTTTCGGTTCCCGGACGAGAATTACCCAAACTCGCCACAGCTTACGCTGCCATGTTCGTCGGTTTTACTAAATACTCCCTCGCACTGCAGCACTTAATATTATAAGTACAGCAGGCTTGTTCCGTGTCACCACCCGGAGTATTGCTGGGCACAATCGTGAAACCCGTCATTTTGGGTTTACCCAGCTGAGTTATAAAGGTTGCGATACCAGCGCCCATTGGAATAGCGCCAGTAAATTTGATCATTGCATCTGCGGCTTTTGTAAGTCCAGTTGCGAGAGATACGACAGTCTTGACCAGACCGGAGTCAAGTACATCGGTAGAAAGAGCTTGGAAAGATGCGTCAAGCTGATTTAAGCGTCCCTGAATAGAATCAAGCCATTCGTCATTCTCCTCCCAAGCAACGTTCGCGCTGTTTGCAGCAGACTCCATTGCAGATTCAGCGACACTAAAATTGTTTAGAATAGCACTAACTGCATTTGCGTTTCTTTTTCCGCCAATCATTTCAGTGACGTTCGCCTGCGTTACATCGGACAGACCACTCCATACTTGAGACAGCTCTTTCATGATTTGATATGTACTCTTGAAGTTTTTGCTATCCAGCATGATGTCAACGCCAGTCAGAGATTTCAGTTCGCTACGAAGTTCAGATACAGAATTGGCCATGCCATCAACTTCAACGCCTGCATTCTCTGCGTCACTTTTAGCAGCACGGAGATACATAGAAAGACTTTTTAAAGTTGTACCGACCGTGTCTGCATCTTGGATAACTGCGTTTGCAGCAGTACCAAGCGCAATAGTTTCTTCCAGCGTATTATTAGCGGCCGACATAGCAGCAGAACTGCGAGTCAAGATTTCACCAAGGTCTTTTGCGGTAACAGGTTGCGTATTTGCTACAGCGTCAATTTTATTAACAACGTCCTCTGCCTGATCAGCAAGCAGACCAAAGCCTTGCAATGTCGAAATCAGATACGAAGACGAAGTGTTAACGTCATCAATTCCGTCTCCCACGTTTTTGAGCAGGGTAGAGTAGGTAGCCATATTCTCGGCGTCTTCATCAGAATAACCGAGGCGCTTCCAATCAGCAGTCGAATTGATGTAATCACTAATCGAAACACCAAGCTTTTGTGCTTGCTCAGATGCGCGGCCCATATACTCTTCAAGAGATTTGCCGGCGTATTCACTGACTTTGCGTAGTTCTGTAACAGCTGTATCGATTTCAACTACATTCTGATATACGATCCGCAGAGCGTCTTGCATCTTGTGCAAAGCGGCCATGGTGATCATGGTGCTCAGATGCTGGCCAAAAAGCTTTTCAAACTTATCAACTAAGGTTTCTGTTTCGAGTCCAAGTTGTTTTGACTCAGCACGAAGTTCAGCATACCTCTTTTTTAGTTCGCCAATTCGTGCAGGTGCATCACTGCTATTTAAAGCGTTTAATAGCTCATAAAATCCTTTTCCTGTGTCTGTACCTTGAAGTTTTTTATTTGCATCAAGGTAATCATGGATCATTGATTTCAAATTTGCAACTTCAGTAGACGCTTTATTAAACGAACGCTCCTGCGAAGTGGCTGCATTAAATTTTTTGGCTTCTTGTGTTGCTTCACTGTATTCATTATTAAGCGCGTTTAGTGCATCAGTGATAGAATTGATGTCACTAGCTGCTGTTTTTGTTAAATTACTTGTGGCCTATGTTTTTGCAGCTTGTACAGGATCGGTTTCTCCCTCGACACTGGTAAGTAAGTTGCTTAACTTGTCTTGTTTTTCTTTTAATTGAGAATAAAAGTTTTTATCTGTTCCGTTATTGCTTTTTACTTTCCCAATCAAAGACTGATTGGAGTCCATAGCTTTGTTCACTGCGGATGCTCCTGCAATTCGAGCACTAGCTTGTTTTATAGCTTTATTTTCAGCATCGTTTACAGCATCAACCTTTATCTTTATCTCTTCCCAAATGGGGATGATTTCTTCCAGAGTCTTAGCGTATTCACCGGTTTGAGCAGGAAGTTTGTTGAGTTTTGCAATCAGTTCATCAATGTTTTTAAAATCAACATCCTTAAGAGTGCCATCTTGCTGCATCTGTCGTGCAATTTCAACACCTTGAGCAATTTTATTGCCCTTCTTCTCAAGTCCCTTATAGCCTTTGCGCCACAGGGTATGTTTTGCTTGAACAGAATAAGTGTTTTGCTTCAAAGCCAAAAGATCACTTGCATAATTATCATATTCGGCCGGGTTCTTAGATGCAAGTTCTGCGGCTTGTTTTTCGATTTTTGTGATCTCGTCTTTTAACTCGTCATTAGAACTCTGAGAAACCTCTTCTTTAAGTAAAGCAAATCTCTTACGAATAACATCAACTGCTGAAACAAGATCGTTTTCTGCTTTTTTAGAAGAATTTATAGCAATCATAACATTCTTCCAATTATCTTCTGCTGCTTTAACTGCATTATTATATTCTTCTGTGCCAGCAGTGGCTTTTGCAATTTCATCAACGAGTTGCTGTTGTACATGAAGAGCTTCTTGAATAGCTGTAGGGGTTTTATTGGCTGTATTAGCTTCTTCAACAGTACCGTAAGTCTTTTGTGCTTCTGTCAACTGATCAGTGATCTTTTTGCCACGAGTAGTTTGTGCAACTTTGTTTTTATTACTTTCATGGGCCTTTATAATGGAGATCTGGCGATCGACTTTTTCTTCGACTTCAGCATCTTCTTTCCCCATTTGATCCATTAAATCAGTATATTCTTGGATCGTTAATTTCATCGAATTTAAAGCTGCTTTTTTTTTCTCGTCTAATTCATCAATCGCTTTTTTTATAGCTATTGCTTCATCAGATTTTTCATCTTCTCCAAGACGTGCTTTCTTTAACTTATACGTGTTTTGTTCATTTCTATATGCGCGATAAGCAGAAAGCTTTTCGTTATTATATTTGTCTCTTTCGTTCTGAGCCGCTTGAATATTTTCTTGACTTTCTTTTACGCTCTTAGAATCTGCATGACGCAGTCGAGTATAGTCTACTTCTCTATTGGCATATCGGAATTTTCGATCAACGTACCATTTGTCGTTATCTGTATTTGTGTCGTTTAACAGCTTTACGATTTCATCACGATTTGCTCTTAAATTTTCAAGACGCTTTTTAATGGTGCCGACTTCATCCTCAGAAACATCGTTGAGTATGTTCTTTGTCTCAGCGATTTTTTTATTGACTGTTGTTAAGTCACTAATCAAACCACGGCGAGATGTAGAAGTTTTTCTATTAGTAGAAGCTGTTTTAGTAGTATCTTTGGGGTTAGAAGCTTTTTCGGATGCATCTCGAATAGCATTAACAATTTCAGCGTTTTTTAGAATTAGATTACCCTTAACATCAATACCGCCTTCTGGTAACTTGATGTTATCTTTTGTGACAGTTACTTTGCCATTCATCACTATTGGATCAGGTCGCTCAATATCTTTGTCTTCAAGTTTAAGGTGACCTTTCAACTCAATAAGCTCTGACTTTCCAATGTCGTCTTGCGATTTCTTCTTTTTGCCTTTCGTCTCGGTATCAGTAGTCGTTGTGACAATTTTACCTTTAACTTCAACCGGGGTCTTTGGAGGAGTTATATCTGCGGCCTCAAGAGTAACATGGCCTTTGATATCTACTGGTGTTTCGGGTGTGACAACATCATCAGCACTCAAAATAACCTTACCATCAATTGCAGCTGGTTCACCAGTGACCGCGACAGTAGAGGTGTCGATTTTAATAGAACCAGATTTATCGAGATAATTATTTGTCAGTTCAGAAATGCGAGTAAAATCAGCAATTTGATTCTCTAGTGAATGACTTAAATTATCGACTTCCTGCGCTACATACTGGAATGCTGGACCGAGTTCAGCTATTTCTGATGCATAGCTATCAGTTTTATTAACGATACTTTGCAATGCTTTTTTTGCAGATGTAATTGAATCGACATTTTTTTGCAATTCTTCTGTATTGCCAAATTGAACAGCATCAGAATTAACTACAACAATACCAGGAATTTGAACCGGATCTTTGACATCAACAGACACATCTGCATCGGTTATAACGACTTTACCTTGAATAGAAACAGAAGACAACCCTTCTTCGACTCCTGCTGCGCCATCCTTAGAATCTTCTTGCCCTTTGGAATCAGCAGGAATATTTTTTTGACCATTCGGCAAGACATCAACTAGGGCTTTTAGCTGTTTTACCTTTTCTTCAATGTTGCCAACATGTTTATCGACCTCGATTGTAAGATTGTCTGAGAAGTTTTTAGATTTACTCTCTAAATCATCCATTGCCGCGCTAACATCGCCAATAGATTGAATGATTTTCTTTGTGTTGGCATCAAGGATGGATGGATCAATAGGAACGCCAGCTCCTATTGACTCTTGTTTGGATTCCCCTGCAGCCGCTAATTCTTTCTTTGTTTTTTGTGCTGAAGTTATAATTTGATCATTGTATCTAACAAAATCTGATGCATAATTTTCCAAATCATCGATATCGTCAAAATTATTGTACTTTGAAATATCAAACTGTATTACATTTTCTGGCGCTCGTTGTAAATCACTTATATCTTCGAGACCAGTAGAAACAGTTTCGGTAAACCCTTTTAATAAATTTTTCTTATCGATACCTAATGATTTTAGGAATTTAGAATCTTCAGTAAGCTTGGAAATTTGCTTTATTGAACTTGCAACACTTTTATAATAGGAATTGAATTCAGAAAGAGCTTTTTTATATGCATCCTGGTCTTCGTTTCCGACAGAGTCCCATATACCATCCAAAGCATGACTTAGCCCAATAAGAGAGGAACTCATTTTTTCAATGGAGTCAATATCGCCACCATCGCCTAACTTTCCGAGTTTTTTTAGGTTTGGCATTTCAGAGTATATACTCTTTAATTGATCACTTAATATTTTTGCGCTTTTTATATCTTTTTTTGAAATTTCGTTGAAGATGCTGTCAATCGTCACATCTCGGTTTCCGCCGCCAAAAAGTCCATAAGTGGCCTTGTTAGCAAGTGCAAGATTTGTCTGCATCTCCTTTAGATAATTAGAAAGAGTGCGATTTACACCACGAAGCTGCTCTTTTAGTTGCTTTGAAAGGTCATTGCCGAATTCTTTAACGTTTAGTTTGACCTTAATTTGTTGAGCGCCATTTTGTGCGGCAGTAATCTCGTCGTTAATCTGTTGTGTTAAGTTTTTCTCAAGATTTGGTTCGATATCAACACTATAAGGTCCACCTAATCCTTTTTCAATTTCGTCCTGTAAGTTAGATACATCAGGCGTAATAGGGACAGCAGGTAATTTTTTTATATTGCTGACTTGCGCCCGTACATCTTCTTCAAGTTTCGCTTTATTGATTTGCGGGTCAACCTTAACTTTGATGCTCAATTCTGGTTCTCTCGCCATGTTTTATTCCTCCTTCTGGAGCAACCAATCTCCGAATCTAAAAAAAGCAGGCTTTTAATAAGTCTGCTCATCTTTTTGATTATTTTGTATTGTCGTGATTGATCCGCTGCTCGACCATATTTGCGATATCCTTGTTGTGTTTGTTGATATCTTTCTGAGTATTCGTCATAAACGGACGCGGCTTCATCCACCTATAGCGCTTGTGTGTCCACGGATTTCGTATGTTGTCACTTTCAAGCAAGCGGGGGAGTCCATCTGGGTTATGATATTCTTTATGGTTTACAAGGCGAGGACCTTCAACTTGAGTTTCATTATACACAGTCAAAACGCTGCCATGTACAACATCTCTGATATTTGAATCATCCAATAATCCGCCATTGGTTTCACGACGTTCATATTCAACAGGGGAATAGGTTGCATAAACATCTTGCTCTACATGAGATTTCATCTTATCTTCCACATAATCTTTAACCTCATTTTTCAGAGCTTTATTTGCCCGTTTCATAATTTCTCGCTGAAGCCCCTCAACGGTATTGAATGATTTCTTCCCCATAGTTTACTCCTTGCCTTCAGCGGCCGCAGAAATAAGCTCTGCCGTATCAATTGAAGGAGCACCATCGAGCATACCTTCAGGAGTTTTGACGCTATAGTTATCTTTCTCTACCGGTTTCTTCAGATTTTCTTCAGCGATTTTTTCAATCATTTTGTTCATGTCGAACTGATTACCAATGCCGCTCACTACGTCAGCTACCAACTGCATCAACTGCTCAAATGGCTGATTCTTTGCAGCGGCTTCAAATGCGGCCATATACTGCTGGCGAGCAATCTCGATTTTTTCGCGGCAAGCCTTGTTTAGTGTAGTCAGAATATACTTGCGCGGAGCCTCGTTCATCAACTTGGTCGTTTCATCAGAGAAAGCCAGTTCACTCATCTGGTCCTGTGATAGCTCTTCGGTTTCCAGGCCAGTAAACATGATCAGTGTCGTAATTCGGAAAGCGTAGTCATACAGCGCCGGCTCGTAACGTCCATCGCGCTCAGACAGGCTTACTACGCTGTCAACAAACAAAATTCGTTCAGCCAAAGTCAGATTATTCTTTGCATCCATAAGTATTAGTCCTCCTGATTTAATTTATTGTTTTCAAGTTCCATCTTTACAGCTGTCGCAATGCACATCGCGTCAGCTTCATCAGACGAAACATCTTCTCCATAATAGGTTTTCACATAGTCGATGGCCTGCTGCTTTAATTCTGCACGCTTTACTCGACCCTGTTTAAATCCTAATATCTTTCGCCACTCGGATGGCTTAATGATCTCATAGGGGATATTATTTAGCTCGCATACCCCCATAATCGCTCCTTGCAGTTGTGCCAGCTGGATCAATGTTTTTGGCGAGCTTTGCAGTGCAACATCTTCGATCACTACAAGGTCTGGACGATTGTTCTTGATGCGGCTCTGGATCATCTGGCGCATCATTGTCGAGCGTTCCAAGACATCCTTGGTTTTACTCAGGTCGATCAGCGAGTGGTAAACAGTGTCGCCATCAATGGTACAGACACCCGTCTTGCCGAGAGCCTGGTCAAAAGCAATGATTTTTATAATAAACACTTCCTTTTTCTTTCTGGATGTGGTAAAATTCAAATTTGAAGAACACCTGCGTATCCCTTTTGGGAATTATTAAAACGGCGAGAATTAGTAGGGGCTTCCCGAAGTCCAGTAGAGAGACTGCTGGCAGAAAGGAGGCCCATATGATGATTGACTTCGACACCATGTCTAAGTTCGTTCAATTCGTAGCTGCTTTGGTGACTATCGCCAAGTTTGTTATGGAAGTAAGCCAGCCCCGGGCATAAGCGGGGCCAATTATCCGATTATTCACTGAAGCTCCTATGCAAATTAGAGAGCGGAAAGTCGCCACGTGGGTGTTCTTCTTATTTGTGAGTTTCCTCATATCAACGCGCAATTGCAATAATTGTGCGCTCATAAAAGGGGCAGAGCCCCGAAAGACTCTGCCTCGTGTAAATGCTATGTATCAGCCCTCGTTAGGGAAGATGAGAGAGAACATGTCGCCATTCTCGTCGGCCAGAACGTCGAAGGTCATGGTCAGAGAAACGGGGTCGCCAGTGTTCTGCCAAGACAGCTCGAAGCCGGCCTGAGGAGCAGCCTTGTACCAGATGGGATGTGCCTCGATGATGTCGTCGCTCTCGGTCTTGTAGGGAATAGAACCCTCGACGCGATAAGCCTTGGGGAAGTGACGGCTATCCAGGTGCACAACCTGAGCGGCTGCCTGCTTTGCGTAGTAATAAACAATGTAAGCAGTATTCTCAGTTGCTTCAGCAACGGTAGCCTCAGTGCCGCCCTCAGTAACAGTAGCGGTGACCTCGGTGCCCAGATCGTCATCAGCCTTAAAGACCTGAATGGCGGTGGTGCCAGCAGCAGTAGAAATGGTCAGCTTGCCAGCCTCGGTGCAGGTGACCTTCTCACGCTTCAGGAAGTTTGCGGTGGTGCCCAGGTCGTTGCCAGACAGCATCTGGAAGACCTTGACAGGGTAAACCTGTGCCTCGATGGTCAGAGTGCCGGTACGAGAGCCGTCAAACTGCACGCGGTTAGGTGCGCCCTGGCCGCCAGTTGCGAACACGCGGTCACCCTCAAAAGAGGTAGAAGTGACGTTAGCCCAGTCAACATTCAGGAACAGCTTCTTGGTGGAGTAGTCGACCAGCATCAGATCGGCGACCTCGCGGTTGGCGAAATTTGCATTCTTGTTAGCCATAATTGTTATCCTCCTATAGTTTCGTTTTCTTTGTCAATTCGCTCTATCCATTTCGAGGGGTCATATTTACCGCCCCAAACGGAGTAATTCATTTCAGCGATATTTAGTTGTTTTGCGCGTAATAGCTGGGAGAACGTATCTCGTATCTGCCCAACTGTCAGCTCAAAGATGTTTGAATAATTCAAACTTGGATGAAAAGTGCATAAGAGAGAAATCATGTTCGGCAGCTCGAAATTCGGGTCTACCTTTTTTGTTTGTTTGAACTTTTTCTTCTTCTTTTGGAACTTCTCATAAAACAAGCGATCTTTTTCTGTCTTGAATTTTGGAGCTTCTTCCGGGATGTCGCTTTCGTCGATATCAACCATCTGCAGGCAAAGCTTTGTTACGGTCGAATAGTTGTTTCTGTCGATATAGCCACCGATAGAAAATCCTTTTTTGCCGCTATTTTCTTTGTCGATAAAAATTGCTCGATGCTGCTCGTCCCACTCCAATTTCCCAGAAACAAAAAGACCCAGAGCCGAAATTAGTTCAGCCCTGGATTCATCTGTCGATGTAAGAATATCGAACATTGCAATATTTGCTTTTTGCTCACTTGTCATTTGCTCCCAGATATCTGGCATCTTCATCATAGTTGCCGCATCATGGTAGTATTTTTCTGGGGTATATAAAAATAAGGTCAGTGCGTATTGATACTGGGTATAGCCAATCTTCAAAATATCTTTCAGAAAAGGGGAGTGGATTCGCCCAACGTCTTTTAGCTGCACACCATATGGACTTAGATGATCAAGGTACGAAATTTTTCTCATCAGCGAGCCCTCCTAAAAGAGCCGACCTGATAAACAAGCATTCGTCCGTAATAGCACTGCGCTGGCTTATAGATGCTGCTTCCAGCCTATTCAAGCGGTCCAATTCCAAATTCTTTGTTTCCATTCAAAAGCTTATCAATATCACTGGCCAAAATATCAATGCGTGTCCCAGCCTGTCCTTTCCGATGATATGTCTGCATAAGGTTTTTACTGCAATATGCAAATACGTAAATGGTCATCATCGTAATAGAATCACCGCTGGTCTGTTCTGGCACGACCTCAACACACAAAAACGTTTTTGAGTTTTCCTGCGTATCTGGAACATACTCATACTTAAACACGCATCCACCTTCACCCGACCCATTCTTACCAAGCAGAAGAGTTTCGGGATCGTCGATATCATCTGTGTTGCCCAATAGGACATCAAGGACATTTTCGTCATTGATCAACTTGGAAACGACCCGATTTTTGAATACCCCGATCTCATCGAGATTCATATCAGATCACCTCCAATTCAATCTTTTCGGTAAGGCCGGCTGCTTTAACCGTCAGTACCACGACTTGTCCAATCAGCTTAGAATCATCCACACAAGTGATTTTGCATTTTGCACCGGTCGTAGTCGTATTACCGCCTTTGAAACATACTCCCGCAGGAGTACAATCACCGGTAAGCGTCTATTCTGCGCCGTCGTACACTTCGCCATCGATTTTTGCAGTAAACAGCTTGCCAAATCCGCCCGTTGGGATAGATGGTTCGCCCGTAAACTCTATCGAAAGCACTCTGTCGTCTACGGTGTTGTCGTCAGGATAGGTGATTTCCACGTTATCGGAAGCATCTTCCGGTACATAGTTGCAGATCATTTTCTCTACGTTATCCGTTTCTGCGTTGTAAAGATCCTGTTCAACGTTAAACGAGAGGAATCCGATCTGGTCATCATCATAGTCAATTCGGCCAGTCATCTGGTCAATCGACGTGATTCGATAGGTCTTTGGTTCTCCGTTGATGATCTCCAACATCAGCCGTTTTCCAATGTTCAGGCGGGCAGAATACTCGTCGAATGGAGTTTGAATGCGGAATTCACGGGTTGAATAACTCATTACCTTGTTCTCACTCAGGTTGGAGTAATACGGCTTTTCCACAGTTGCCCATAGAGATACGATCTTTTTTGTCTGGTCGTCCTGCCACACGATCTGTTTCTGGCAGATCTGAATGCGGCCGCGCACGGTGATTTCATCGTCTGCATCACGTTCAGTAATCAGCCAGTGGCTCTTACCCCAGTACATAATGCTGCCGATCTCAAAATCCTCACCAGGTCTTGTGCGGAATATTTTCTGATTTGTAACAGTAGACGATATAATATTCACCCAGCGGGGTACGTCATCTATCGTCACTTCTTTATAAGAAGGATTGACTGGCGCTAAAAAGCGCGTATCATGGAGTGCCTTATTGATCACCCTGTCGCGCTGCGTCTCTCCATCCTGTTTCAGCATGGCTCTATATTGAGATCTCGTCATATCCCACCGCCTTACTGTGTCCATTCAGAAACACTGTTTGACTTAAAGGAATACAAGTTCATCTCAGCAGTCAATTTACGCTGCGACTGCGCCAAAAGGTCTTTCATCTGCTCCAGTAGCTTAGCAGGGGAGAAGAAAGAAAAGTCCTTGGTGCTCATAGCGTTCTTCAAAGCGTCAGAGTTGTAAACATACGGCTCCAGCCAATGCACAATCATGCTCAACGCCAGAATACTCTGTTCCTTGCGGGTCAGAGTAACATTGAACTGCTGCAGCTCATCATCATAGTCAGTCAGGTCTTGCACGCAAATGTCAGCAAAATCATCAATGGCGGCCTGAAGCAAGTCGCTCTCTGCATCTGCAAACATCTCGTCAGTATATCCTTCCTTGTCATAATCCCGAATGCGCCCACGACAGCGGGCATAGATACTTTCAAAAGTGGTTGCCATGACCCGCCTCCTTTACATCAAATTGTGTCTTCCAACTCAACAGACAGGGAGTCCTCCAGCGCCTTAATCGCACTGCGGCTGTCCAGCTCACCGGTTTCAATTTTTTTCTTAGCCTCAGATGCAATCGCATCCTTGGTGCCGCCCGGCAGTGTCGGGACGATCTTCTTGATTTCATCGGCGGGCATTGTAAACACGTCATTGAAGTTGTCGGTGGTCAGACTATTTTTGTAATAGCGCTCAACGCCAAGCTTCTTGATAATGGCGGGATCATCGATCAAAATCCAATTTTCCTCAAAGAACCGGCGCTGATTACCGCGCATAGAAACCAGCTCGCGATACTCCATTTCCTGAACATCGCCAAAAGCCTCCCACTCAACGGTATAGCCGGGATTCAAAGTGGATTTATAGATCAGATTACCAGCTGTGCCATTGCGGCACTCCACCATGGTCTCGTTTGTAATTTCGACTACAGGCTCAGTCACCACGGGAGCAGCGGCTTTCGCGGCGGTAGTCTTAGTTGTACGTCTTGCCATTCGTTCCTCCTATTTAATAAAAGAAGCGGCAGGGCTGTTGCCCCACCGCCATTCAACTCAAATTATCGATCAGGCCATCTTGTATGCGCCGAAGTCACGATCAAACACAATGGCAATGCCGGTGCGCTTCATCATCAGGAACTCCTGGCTCATATCGGCGTTGTTCATCGGGGTGCCCATCAGCATAGTGACATCACCCTCGGTAACGCGCTTAATGGGCTTGGTGTCGCCAGCAAACACGTACAGGGTCTTGTCATCCAGGATGAAATCGGTGGTGCCGGTAGCGTGACGCTGCTTCACAGCAATCAGCTCAGTACCATTGAAGCGGCCAAAGTGACCCATTGCGTACATATCTTCCTTGGCGGAATCAGACACAACGGCAGTCTTGATCTGACGCAGAGCCTTACGGGTGCCAACAATCACAGCGGTCTCGCCAGTAGAAGCCTCAACGTGCTCGATCAGGTCCAGCAGCTTGTCCTCGTCAAAAGAGCCGGTCTCAATGTAGGGAGCATTCAGCTTGCTGAACATGCCAACGAATGCGGCGTATGCAGAATCCAGCTCATCCTTTGTGAAGGACTTGGAAACGATATCAACAAACTTGTTAAAGTCGATACGGCCAGCCAGAACACGGTTCAGCTCCTCGTAGATCTTAATAGCGTGCAGCTGAGTATTGACGGTGATGTCAGTACCAGCTTCCAGACGCTGACGGCGCACGCCCTGAGTACCCTCGGCGATATCGGCAACAGCAAACAGGCACTCGCGCTCGATGTGGAACTTGGGAGTGTCGCCCAGAGCCAGGTTGCGGTCCTCGACCATGTTCATAAAGAACTCGTCACCCTTCAGACCTTCCTCAGAAATAACATTGACCAGCTCCTCAACAATAGCGAACACCTTTGAGCAGCTGCCATCACGCAGAGCCTTAATGTCCAGCTTGGTGGAACCGCCATTTGCCTCAACCAGAGCCTTACGCAGAGCCTCCTGGGTGTCGTTCACAGAATAATCACCAGCAACGTGGCCTTTGTAGCCATCGAGAGCCAGCTTGACCAGATTAGAATCAATAGCCATGGTATAAACCTCCTATAATAAAAATGGCCGCCCGCTTTAAACGGACGGCTTTATGTTGATTTCTTAAAACTTCGGAATCACTTCAGGGTGATCATGTAGTAGGTATAGCGACCATCGCCAAAACCAACAGTCTCAACGAAGTCAATGCAGCCAAAGGTCTTGTCATCAGCAGCTTCCTGAATCTGGATCTTGGTGTCATCGGCAGCAAAACCGACATACTTGCCCTTTGCAGGAGTGCCGTTAAATGCCTCGGCAGTAGCAGAGAAGCCACCCTTAGAAACATTCAGAGCGTAAACGCGCACGGGCTTACCAGCCTCATTGACCCACTCTGGCAGATAGTGTGCCACGGTCTGATCATAGAACAGCTCAACGCCAGCAGTCAGATACAGGTCAGCAACGGTGGAAGTTGCGGTGGGAGCGGTAGCCTTGTAGACCTCGCGACCCAGCTTCTCGCCCAGAACAACCAGCTGAGCGTTATCAATCTCAGCAGCATTGGACTCCTTGTAGAAAATAGCACTCTCCAGCTGAGCACCATCCAGGGTGCCACCCAGCTTGTCAATGCGCACAACAGCATGCTTATTATTAGCCATAATTATGTACCTCCTAATTTTTGGTAAATTACTTATTGCCGAGATAGTGTTCGATCAGACCACCATACGCGACATCTGAACCGTTCTGGGTGCCACCCACGCCAAAGCGGACGGTTCCTTTGTTGTTTTTATTGGGAACATAAGAAAACTCAGCACTCTTGCGGCCAACCAGCGCATAGCACTTGGTCTCCAGATCGGAGTAGCTGATCTCCTTGTTCTCTTTCAGTGCAATATACTCAGCATCTGCGCCAAGCTTCTCGTCAAAGGTGGCAAACAGAGCGTTGCGCTTTGCTTCCATCTCAGCGGCTTTTGCGTCAGCTTCGGCCTGCTGATATGCTTCCAGCTTTGGTTTGATTTCGCTAACTTCATTAGCCGCTTTAGTATAGCTGTCAGACAGTTCAACAAGTTTGTCAGTCAAAGTAGAAAACATAGTGATTAGGCCAGGCATTACGTCGCCATTATCCCAGTCCTCATAAACGACCTTCTTACGTTTAATATTCTCATACTCCAGAACAACATTGTCGCCGTTCATAGAGTAGGGAATCCCCATCAGTTGATATGTGCCAGAATCGGTTACAATAACTTCGTTGTCCTGAATATCAGTGAGCCAATACTTAGGAATCATGCATTCATGATCCCAACGAGAAGGAACCTGAATTTCAAGCAGCGCATTATAAACTTCATCACGAAGCTGATTAGCGGTCAAAGTAAATTCGCTGGATGCAGCAGGTTCGCCTTCGGCTGTCGGTGCTGTATTTTCAGTTGGAGCAGCCTCTCCCTCATCTTTGTTTGCCACGGTATTTTCAGCCGCAGGAGTCTTATCTTCACCCTCTGCTGGAACAGACTTTTCCGTGGTCTGGGTCTCTGGCTCCTGCACAGTATTCTCTGCCGGAGGAGTCGCAGTCTCGTGATTTTCGGCCGCAGTGTTCTCGGCAGTTGCAACCGAATTCTTTTCATTTTCATTCATTGGCGTTGTATCTCCTTTCTCCTCATCGGATGGATTATCATTTTGCGCAGTATAGTTCTGCTGAATTGCTTGATACTCATAGAGCCGATCGCGGATCTGAGCGGTAATATCTTCAACAGAAAAATTGGCAGTAACGCAGCTGCCTGTCATAGCGGGCTTGATACTCGGATCAGTCGTAGACAGAATGCAGCAACCATCAAATTTAAAAGACCCCACAGGAACGTTGCCGTTCTTATCTGCGGGGCCACAAGCCATATCGGTTAGCTCAACACTGTGATTCTTCGTACCATCGCGGATAAAAATATCTACAGGATCGCTAAACTTTGTCCAAATCAAACCATCAACACGCAAATACTCCCGTTCAATACCGGTGCCGTCATCCTTAACAATCCAACGAGGATTACAAGATTCAGGAATAACACCATAAGCTTGACCAGCATAGACGTACTTCACGTCTTTGTTGGTGATTCGCAGTTCATGTTCATGTCCTTTAAAGTCCTTATCTTCCTCGTCAAGTTCATCTACAACATAACCAAGGATCGGCGTATTACAGATTGTCGGTACTGCTTTGTTGATCGCGTCTTTCGTAAAACTTGTCTTATTGAGGTTTGCTCCAGTGTGCATTACATCAATGCTGACATCAATGAAGCGAAAATCAGAAGATTCGTATTCGCCCTTCTTAATAAAAGAAACCGGATATCGTTGATTCATTCTGTTTTCACCTCCTCGTCAGCAAAATAAAAGCCCTGGCGAATCGCAACCTGCAACTCAGCCAGAGCATTTTCAAACACAGAATCGTATACAAAAACATACTTGTTTGTTGGGTCTATTCGTAGCATCAGAGCGCCACGGTCGGTCAGGAACTTTGCCATCCCGGCGGAGTGTGCTCCGTGTACGATAACTTCATAAATCTCCTGACTCATCTTATGCCTCCTGTCTATCAGCGCTTACATTGCCAGCATCAGACAGGCCCTCGCCCTTACTTGCGTTTGTTGGGCGGCCACCTTCATCCCCGGCGGAACCGGACTGAGTATTGGAGCTCTTGAGCGGTGTTTCACCAGCACTAAGTCCCAGGATTTCATTTTCAAGATAAGTCATGTTCTCATAATCGCTGCCCGCATAACCAGTAGTTGCAAGAGCGGCGGTTCGAGTCGGCATACCATAGGTGGCATCCTTGAGATATCTTTCATGCATCTCAGTCACGTTATAATGAGTGACTGGTAGGAAGTTTAGGCGGAACTTATAAGAACTGGAAACGCTCTTCAGCTTGCGATTGATCCAGCGCTCCAACTGTCGCATCACCGCAAACACGATCTCCTGGTCATTCACAGTACACAGCTGCAGGGTAGTAGCAGAAGGATCTTCGCCACCGCCGAACAGATTCTTATTCACGCCAGCGCCTGTAAAGAATGTGGCCTCAGCATTTGAGACCTCTTTAGAGTCACTGTTCACGCCGCTCTTTTCAAAGTTCCAGCTACTGATCTTCATGGGAGTAAGAATTGCGCCAATATTCGGCGGAAGTACATTACTCATCATGTCATAGAACTCTTTTGCTGTATCATAGTCGATCAGGAAAGAGCCGTCAGCATCATTCACTGGAATCTCCATTGCCAGCGCCTTATAGTTATTGGTCTCACTTGCGTTTTTACTGATGGCACGGTAGTCTTCAATATCGGCAAGCGCACTAAACAAACTCACAAACGGGGGAATGGGGATATAATCGTGCTCGTTTACTTTGATGCAAATGGACTTGGAACTGTCCAGCTCCTGCCACTTGTAGTTCTGCGAGTCAGCCTTATATTGGTTATACATCGTCTCAAACTCTGGCGGATAGTTGGGCAGCTTGTCTTTGTTGGAATCAAAATAAGAAAAATCAAAAGCAAAGTTATAAACGCCGTCCTCAATGCTGCTTATTTTACAATAGTCTGCATCAAGATTTTGAAAAGCAAAACTGTCATTTGTCTCCCACGCATAGCCATAGTAAACGTCATCGCGGAATGCAATTGTCAGTATCTTCGTGGCTTCGTGCGAGATATTCATCAGCTCAACTGCTGTTACAGCAGAATAATACGCCTTCTTAAATTTATTGGCGTTAATTGTCTTAGAGCGATCAAGTCCATACGGAGAAATCGTGTAAGAATATGTAGACATATTCGCAAAATACTGAATCAGTCGGCGATAGTAGTTTGAAATATTGAATAGATATTTACTCATATTTCGCAGCTGCTTCTCATAGTTGGCGGGGTTGCCAAGATAGGTGACGATCTGATCTTTCGTATATTTTGTATATGTCGGATTTGTGTCGGTACTCGATGCCAGATTACGGATACCGATATGTGACAAGTTCGCATAAACGCCATTGACAAGATCCTGATATGTTACATAAGAGGTCTTACCATCTTTGGCATTTGTTACGCGGACCTTTTTCTGCATTTTATCTTCAGCCATTACAATCCTCCCTTCTTTAATACAGGCGCTCTAAAGTTAAACGTGAGCGAAGTTGGCTTTTTATTCTTCTTCTCCATGCTTCGTTCAACTTGCTGCGCAATGTAATAGTTGTAAGACAGGGAAGAGTAGCGGTCTTTACGGCAACCGGATTTCTCCTTGACTTTGATAACGTTATTCACGGTTTCGTAGCCCAGATTTACAAGCTCGTTTACAGCAAGTCCGGTATTGATATATGGCATCTGTAGTGCGGCTCGTTCAGTAGGCGACATTTTATCATAACCTTTATAGATTTTGCGCAACTGGTCTTCACATCCGTACTCACTCTGAAGCAGATGGATACGTCCTTGCTGGAAACCGCTGCGTAATCCAATGGCTACATCACTGTTAAACTGAGAGCTGCCCATAATTGCCTAGATGACCTTTTTGGCATTTTTGTCAGAACAGCGAGATGCGATTTCTTGATTGTTACAGCAGCTAATCGCAGGATACGTTTCGCCTGTTTCTGGGTCATACATATCGCGCATCAACAGGTCAACCAGAGGCAATCCAACACCTCTACAGTCAACCCCGATATAATCACAGTTGAAGTAATCGAAATACCGCCGCAGTTTTAGTGCTTGGTCTTGCGCACTCATACCCTCAACGTTCTCTGAATAGACAAAGTTGCTGGTATAGCGCCCTGATTTATTCGGCAGCATACAGTTCAAGAAGATACTGGTTGCATCGTTGTCGTTTTTGCGGCTACTCATCAATGCAATATCGGCAGTAAGAATTCGCACTTCACCATTTTTCTTTTTCGGCACATCCATAGCAGCTTGATTAAGTAAAAGATTCGGTGCGTAGAACGCCTTTTCAATGACGCGCGTTTTGTTGATGTCATCAAATTGGAATAGCCCACCCTCAGTAGCACCAAGCCACTTACATTCATTCTCCATTGCAAATGTCAAATCAGAAAAACTGGATTCACTCATTTCGTCCTCTACAGCCTCCTTCAACAGCAAGCCGCTCTTGATTGACATTTGATATGGGAAAGATACGCAGAAATATTTTTTATTAAAATCAATCATATTTACGAAGTAGTCCTGACATTTTTCATAGCTCCAATGGTTTTGGAACCAAGCAGAACTTAGATAGAATTCTTTATTTCGCTCTGCAAGATGTGCATATTGTGGCTTATCCAAATATCCAGGATGACGAACAATATTTAGGAACTTCTTCAAGATTAAATCGATAACATCTTTAGATAGTAATCTATATTCATCACAGATGAGAAGTGTAGCTCGACTACCACGACTGCTGTCTGTGGCAGTGACAACTTTGATATAGCTACCGTTTCTAAATATAATCTCTGCTTTTTGATTGTTGATATCGACCTTTTTGATTTCAGAGCGTAGAAGGGGACTATTGGGGTAGATCTCCTTCATTATCTTTTCATCCAAAATACTGATAGATTGGCTTCTTACTTTACAGGCGATACAAACCTTGGAACCAGGCCATAGAATACATGTAATCACACAGAAAACTGCGGTTAGAAATGACTTACCAAGGCCGCGAGCAGCAATGAAGCAGAAGCCGGTGCATCTCACCATCAAAAACAATAGTAGCTCTTGGAATGGCTTCAGTGTCAGGTTTAAATAGTCTTTTGCAAACCGCTGAGGATTCGCTCTATAGAATGATGCCCTCAGGGCAACTGCGTTCATTATTTTTTCTGATTTTGTATTCGCTACTTCCTTATCTGTTAATTTCTCTTTACTCATGCGGAACCACCGCCTTCGCCAATACCGAAAATAGTTTCGCGGAGGCTAGTATCTGTGGCATCGTCCTCATTTGTCTCTGGTTTATGAGCAGTATATCGTTCAAACTCTTCGTCAAATTCATCTTGATATGGATTCTTCAAGTTGAACATCTTAAGCAAAGTACCCAGCACCCACACTCTAAAATACTTACCGATACCATCAACGTCCTGCCACTCTGGCGACGGTTCTGGAATCGGCTCTTCCTCTTCCTATTTCTGAATCAGCGTGCCAAAAGTATTCGTCTCAGCCAGTGCGTTATCGTTCGTCTGGTTTGGCTTGATTTGGGCAGAACCCATCAGGTTTTGTAGGTTGTCGTTTGCTTCCTTGATCTTTTTGGTATCACCGGTTGCATCAGCCTTTTCGCAGTTAAGCTCTGCCTTTGCGATGCGCTTAAACAGAATCTCCTGTGCTGCTGTCTTGCATTCATGGCGTGTAATAAGGTTTTGGTAGTGATCATCAAGGAACAAATAATCTTGTTCATCCAGACCAGTACCCCAGAATTTTCTCATCTTCAGAGTGACCTTTGTTCCCTTCGTATCGCCAGCAGCCAAAGCGTCTTTTTTCTTCTGGTCGATCACATCGTCATAAGATTTATCTGCATACTGACGTATATTAAGCCGTCCCATATAGGTGTTAATTTTTAAAGCAGATGCCACAGAATGTTCTGAAGCGTCAAGCAATTTATCATTTACATAGGTATCGAACATCATAGCCAGACGGTCAATCGCTTCATCTTCATCGTTATACTTCTTAACATAAAACTCAAACATCTTCTCACGGCACTCATTGCACCACGGGAGGTATCCGTCGTTACCAATAAACCATTGACTCTTCGTTTTTGAGAAATTACCTTTGCGCACGTCATAGATTTTTCCGCAACACATACATTTGCCACCACTCCAAGAGGGCGGAACCTTGATACGAGGCTGTTTCTTATCTGCGGCAACTCTGGCCATAGCCAATCACCACCGTTCCATCGTCCATCATATCATCGAAGCGATATTTGATCTGATCCTATAGTTTTAAAACTTCATTCAGTTTTTTCGTCTTGCGGAATTTTGTATATACAGAGCCAGTTACCGGGTGCTTTCCAATCTCTTCGTAAAAAATTCCCATAGCGCGAACAAACAGTGCTGTCCGTCTGGAATAGCAGTAGAAGTAATCGCCTCCTAAATCTTTGTGATATTTTTCTTCCATCTCTAATTTGGAACCCTCCTTTTTAACTTATTTTTGTGGGTACAGGTATGCGAGTCGAACGCATCCAAACACAGCTTATGAGGCTGGTCAGCACACCGGCGCTGTCACCTGCGACATATAAAAATGCCCCAGGCCGTAGCCCAGGGCATCAAAATCTCTATTAAATTACTATCTTTGCTGGCTTCTCCAGCTTGACATCGTACAGACATTCTAGGCCGCTGTCATCGATTACAGCCACTGCCTGCTGCGGCACATCATTTTTGCGCAGTCCAATTGCATAGGAATCGCTGCCACAAACGCAGCCGCTCTCAATAACCTTCGTACCATGCACTGTTGTCATGCCGTTTGTGTGGCGGTGACCAAGGAACACCATGTCGATTGGCTGCTTCACCATCAATGTCAGGTGCTCAACCACGTTAGCAGGGGAGTCCTTATCTCCATGTGCGTACATCACAAGACTATTTCTAGCCTTAAACCCGCCAAAGGTCGGATCGAGCTTCTCTGTCTTGATATCAATACCAGCTAGATTTTGCAGCCGTGCCTTCATATAGAACGGAATCAGTGCTTCAAGTTCGTCGCCTGCTACCTGATCCTCTTTGCTGGGGAACACCCGTGAATGATTGCCGCTCACAGAATACACGTCAATATGCTGGCATACCTCGTACAGTGTAGCAACAAAATTACTTACCAGCTCTGCAGCCGTCATAACCTGCTCAATACTGTTTTCGTTGTTCTGCACGCGAGTATTAACATGGATATGCCCATTGATCAGGTCGCCCAACAGCAGCACATGAATCTTTTCGGCTGTATGTCGCGCTACGATATTGAATACCTGTGCAGCATAACTCTCAAGCCGAGCTTTCAAGATATCTTTGTTGAACTTATTCCACGCCGAATCAATACCCGCGCCAGCATGTAAATCAGACAAACACACAATCACATCGTGACCGCTGTCTTCGTACTGCACAACATTCAAAAAATTGTCAGGGTTATACGGAGCAACGTTCTTCAGGATCAATTCCTTGATGGATTCGGCACGGGCAACATCGCGATACGCCTTGTTTGCTGCATTGCGTTCGTCTTGTAATTTGATCTTTTCAATCTTCAATCGCTGCAGTTCGTTCTTGATCGTTTCTTCGTTGGCGTGATCAATAGCGTAGTCATAACCATCTTTCCACGACTTATAGGTCTTGCGGTATCTGCATTCGCCATAGTCTGAGCCGGTTGCTTCATTCAGCAGTTCTGCTGCCTGATTCTAAGTCAGCTTACGTTCGCTGCATGCCTCACCAATCCGCATCATATATTCATCAAAGGTCTCGCCGTCCGCTTTCTTAAATTCGTCCATGCGCCACCTCAGATCTCAAAATTGGTGTTGGTACGCTGGGTGCGGTTCAGTTCGCGCAGCGCCTCTTCTGCCTCGGGATTTCCAGGCAGCTGAGTCAGAACAGACTTGATCTCCTCCGCATACCAGTGGTGAACAGTACGGGTGATATGGACACCGGGGATAACCTTACGCAGATACTCTGCCTCACGCTTAGTAATTTCAACCATTATAATAAATCTCCTTTGTAATTTATAATCGAAAGGAAAATATACAACACCCTTTCATATATTAAGAATCTAAAGTTCATTTCGTGCATTCGCTGCGTTTTCGCTTGATTTTCGCCAGACGTACTCGTTCTTTCTTTGCCGCACATCCTTTGCAATATCTGCTGGCATTTGGTTTTTCTGAGTGATACTGTTCGCCACACACGATGCAATAGCATTCCTTCGGGTCAAACAGCTCTCGCACTATGGCGCTTAGATTCAGCCGATTGTTTTCAAACGTTACATTGAACGTGTACGCAATCGTATCATTCTTATCAAGAGCAAAATTTGGGTACTGATATAAGCATCCAATGTCGTCGGTGCCGATCCTGCCCAACAGGTGATAGTCGTCAGAGATCTCCTTCATGCCCCGCACTGTATTATAGCCGTCATCCTAGTTTTTTCCAGCACAATACATAATCTCCGTTTGCTCTTCAAAGCAGCTCCCAAAACGCTTCATCTTGAACTCGGTATCCAAGGCAAAGGTATCGCTTCCATACAGTCGGCAGAAGAATATTACTCCAAACAGAACACGTAATTGTGCGTAGTTGATATGATACTTTCGGCGCGCCTCTGTAATATAGTCCAGATCTTTCTGATAAAGCACAACTTGACGTACATCAAGTATTGGTGCGTTATTTTTTCGGCCTCTGCTGAACGTCTGAATCAAGTGGCTGCGGTCATAGCTGACAGACTCAGGATTTTTCATCCGCTCATAATAAATCGTGGCGCATTCAATAGGAGAGAGGGAGGTTCGCTTCAGCAGGTTTCGCAGCATCAGGTTTGACTCGTGATAGTCCTGCTAATGATCGAGTAGCATATTTTCATTACAGTAGAAAGTTGTGTATGCCATTTAATCACCGTTACCATCAACTGCTTCGTGAACATAATTTGAAATACGCTCGAATTCGGTATAATCAAAATACATCTCGCCGCAATCACCGCATACCATCGCCGTGATATCCGGCACATGAACGATCTGATTTTTATAGGTAAATTCGTGCTCCAGTCCAGTCTGCTTTGTCAACAAACCGCCACAGGTAGGACACTTGGTTATTTTTTGCAGTTTCTTTGTTTTCTTCTTAAACCAACCCATATTATTTCACCCTCGCTTCATAGATTTTCGGTTCAGCCAGACTATATCGCTGGCCAAGGTATTCGTACTCGCCATTCGGATCGTGAACTGGCAACTGAACAGGAACCGGTTTGATATTTTCGACCACACCAGCGCCAGCCATGTGCCACAAGAACTTCTTGAATTTATTGGGATACTTCTCGTAGCAGAGCACCACAAGAATATTCGCCAGCTCTCTCACATCAGGACACACCAGCTTGCACTTGTTGCGGTAGACATTGTAGATCGCCTGCCAGTTCGTTTCATATGTTTTAGCCTCTTCTTTGGTAATACGCGACTCAATGTCCTTATGATATAATTGCCAGTTGCGGCATTTCTTTTCGAACTCAAGTTGTTCCTTACGGCATTTGTTGAAGTCCAAGAAAATGGCCTCGATCTCGTCAAAGACTGCCTGATCATAGGAGACCTCTGGGTCGTACATGATATGCCAATCAAAGCTACCTGCAGGCTCTTTGCGCCACCGTACACCGCGCTCCCAACGCTCCAGACTCATGCAAAGCAGGTTCATGTTGCTATGTGCCTTGCTGAGATTATGTAAACGTGCGTAGTAAGGGCCGTTATATTTGAAAAAGTACGGCATTCCACTTGCTTTCGCCCACTTACTAATCTGCCGAGGAATAGGGTAGAGCACACCGGTTTTTGCAAAATCCACAGCTTTCCCGTTTGCCACAGAAAGCAAGTCAACATAGCTTTCGTAAAGTTGCCTTGTTTCCTCTGTTCGCGCAACACGATTGTGGTATACAGAAGCCATATTGCTAATCTCACCAATCATACTTTTAAGGCCACGAAGAGTACAAGCAAGTTTGTTTTCAAGATTATCAACTTGAGCAAGACTTGTTACTTTATCTTCGATATCGATAGTGACATATCCATCGTCTGGAATAGTATTGATAATAATTGGCTCGTTTGACAATAGAGTTAGGTCCCCATCGTAGTCGGCCCCCGACAAGCGTTGTGGAGTAATCGAAAACACATTGATCATACAGCAGTTGACAAGGTGGCTACAATATTTTTGCGTTAGTTCATTATCAATGCCTTTTAGCTTAACGTGTTCTTGATGGCATATATGAGGGTTACGACCTAATGCTCGTTCTCCCAAAATAACACCTTGCCGATCGAAGCTATAAAATTCATTTGCTTTCAAACAACCTTTTATTGGAAGTCCCGCGATAGCCTCCATCAATGCAATTTGGTCTGGAAGTAAAAACTTGAATGTTGCGTCAAAGAACAATTTCCCGCATTTGAATCCATTGCGATATTTATCAAGCAGACTATGGAAATAATCTTTTACACTTGGTTCATGCGTCATCTCAGGATTCCGCATAATGGCTGCAATATAATGATTTAATGGTTCTGTATTGTCAGCTAAAGCCCCTAAAAAGCAATATGTATAAATAGGATCACCATTGACGATTTTCTCGTACCAGTCAACAGATTTATCAGCCAGATGCTTGAACTCATCAAATGGAACATCCTGTAAGTCCTGGATAAGCTGATAGTTTCCTAAACTGACCAGATTTTCTTTATCTGCTTGATAATTCCATTTTGCAATTCCGAGGGCGTGGTCGTATTTCAATGCAAGTTCTTTATAACGGTTCCAATCATTGACAGTACCGTCTTTTTTGAAATACTTATACCCTTTATACATACTTTCGCATGCAATAAACATTGGTTCAGCATCACGGGTTACAGAATGCTTGATGCCCCAAATGTCTGTAATTTCAGTGACCCCACGCTCCTCATAAAATGAGACGTAATCCATTTCATTAAAGACACCCTTAAAGTATGGCATACGAAACACCATACTATTGATCTGCTCACTTGTTCCAATCCGCCGCTCAACTTCACGCATTAGGGCAGGATGTGCGATACCGCATCCATCGAACATATTGATTTCAATATCGGCTTCTTTTTTTGCAATTGCTTTTTGCTTCCATGTTCGTTTTGCACCTGTTTTTTGGTCAACAAATTCGACCTCTTCATCACGAACATATTTTATTTTTTGATTCGGAATAGTTGCGAATGTGTCTGGCACTACAACAATCTTTGGAAACCACTCCCTCAATGCAATACAATGACAGCTGGAAAGCACAAGACCACGATAGGCATAATATTTACTAAGTACAGTGGGCGCATCTTTGAAGCTTAAATCCATACTGATTCGCTTGTCTACTTCTGGCTAAATATGAGATTCAACCATTGAGAAGATAAACTGACGGATCATAGAGGCACTACGATCACCAAATGAAAAGTGATACTTGCCAATTTTCGCTCCATGTTCAATTAAATGACGGACAACCTTTGGTTTGCTTTGTGCGCCAGTTGCATCAATAAAAACAATAAACGGATTATAGTCATCGTAATTATTTGATACAATTCTAATTTGACGCAAGAGCATTGTATCAGATTGCAACACCTGATATTGAGGATCGTTTGCGACCTCTGCTGGAACCTTATAATTCTATTTAATAAATAAGCTTAGCGGATATTTTCGCACTGTATAACTTTTAGGACTGATCACTTATTTCACTCCTTTTATGACCAAATGGAATTGTAAATATTTCTTCTGGTGTCCAACCTCTGTCATAACGGCTTTTGATTAAACCAGTTGATAACCCTGTTGATTTCGACCACTCTAAAATTGATTTCTTTTCACCATTGTACTCAATCATTCGGGTGTTTCTTTTGTTGTTGGCCTGCTCTAACATTGTTTTCCATTGACAATTTTCTGGGCAATAGTTGCCGTTGTTATCAATGCGATCGATGGTATATTGTCCTCTTGGCGCGTTTTCATCATAACCTGTTTTATCAGCCCATTCTTTGAATTTCAGAAAATCTTTCCATTCATCACAAACTTTGATACCACGTCCGCCATAATCTTGATATGCCTTGTTTTCTGTTTTTGTACAACGTGACATCATCGCAAACCATACTTCATAAAGTCTCGATTTCCCAAATCCTCCCTGAGTTATGTGAGAACATCCACAGGATTTTGATCTACCACTAGTTAATAGCGCACCTATGACATCTACTTCGTTACCGCAATCGCATTTACAGTGCCAATATACTTTTTGATTAAGATATTTCGAAGAACGCCCAAGCACAGTTAGTTTTCCAAAATGTTGACCAGTAAGATCCTTGGCCCACTTTTTGTGCTTTGAGCAGCCACAGCTTTTTGTATTTCCCGTTCTTAATGCATCGCCATCAACCATACATTCATTTCCGCATTCACAAACACACTTCTATCTGGAACGATGTCTTCCATTTGCCTGAATATAATCCTGCTCTTGATTCAAAACAGTTAATTTGCCAAATTTCTTTCCTGTTAAATCAATAAACCGCATTATTTATATCACTCCTCAATGAATCAAATTATTCCAGTGGTCGTTAAAGTGGTCATCGCCGTCATCTTCGCCATCGCTGCCGCCCATATCATCGTCGCCATACATGATCTCATCGTAGGCCGCCAGACACTTGCTGATAAACACAACCAAAATGGGCGTAACCACCAGGGCAGTAAAGAGCACACGTCCTAGAATCTGATATGTAAGCACAAATACAACAAGCATTTCTGCGATAGTAAACATCCAATCAACAAAGTCAACGGAACTTAAAACACCAGCGATAAGTACCATCAGCGGAATAGAGTTAACGCGGATCTCCTGAATATCGTCTCGCTCTGTATCGTTCTCTCCGCCCGGCTTCTTAGGCTCTTTATCCATACTACTGCGTACCTCCTTAGTCTTCGTCGTCATCCCACATTGTACGCCGCTTCCGCCGCTCTGATTGCCGCTGACGTTCGCCACTCTCCTGAGCCTTCTCAACTTCCTGCAAAAACTGATTCTCGATCATACGCTGTTTGCGGGCGTTACGCATATAGCTGCTCTTAGATACCTTATCACGCTTGCGATCACTCATCGTCGCCGTCCTCCTCATCATAACCATAATCATCTGGGCAGTACATCTCATGGAATAAATATCGTGTCAAAGAAGGAGACATAGGCGTACCATCTTCCATCCACAACGTATCATAAAGTGATGCATTGCCAATCAGTTCCTGCTATTCTGCATATACCTGAATCGCGTCAAGGATATCCTTGTAGGTTACATCATAATTGCGCACAGCATCAGCTACGGCAAATCCAATATTATAAATATCCTGTTTTGAAAAGTCGTTTTCTTTCATATAGTTCCTCCTTATATCAGCGGCTCACAAATACATGGCCCTGTTAGTAAATCGATTTTATGTTCAAGTTCTGCGATCCGAGTTTGTAATTGATCAATTGCAGTTTGATACGAAGTTGTTGTTGCTCTTATAGTATCTATACGTTCTACTGCAAAATGCGACAGAGTATTTGCTTCGTCGACTTTGATAATCGCATGATTTACTGTATCGTGCATAGAAAATAAATGATTATCTATTTCTTCAACTCTTACAGTTAGCTCTTGTTCATCCAATATTTTCATCTCCTTTACAATAGACTTTCACAATAATATTCACTATTTGTATTGATGTCTCCATTTATTAGTTTAAGATATCGTCTGTACATCTGTTCAGCATAAGGCCCAGCAATTTCGAATTCAAATCCGTTATTTAATAAGAAAAGTCTTACTTTCCTTTTAACTACAAACGTTTCATCTGGTTCTCCATAGCGGCAAACCGTCATATCGTCTTCGTCTATTTGAAATCTGAAATTATCAAATTCTATTTTACAATCATTCTCAATTTCGATATGTAATTGTAGGGCTGCTTGTTGTTGTACTTCTTCACTGATATATTTTTTCATAATAGGCTCTCACAGTAACACTCATTGTGAATAGATACACTGTATTCTTCTTTTGGAAAATTTTTCGATATATAGTCTTTGATAAGCTTTTGTAAAGTTTCATCAGTAACTATGGTGTTATAATCAATCCATTTGTCGAATTGAATAGTGTGATGTGAATTGCCATGATTTACAGTGTCTATGGTCGATCCATTTTCAAATTGAATTCGTACAGGCTGCTTCCAATCTGATGGATATATGTATATCTTATCATCGGGTATCAATAATTGATTGTTCATATCGTGCCTCATAATAGTGATTCACAGACACACTCGTTCTCTGCCTCGACAACATTAGGAATCGCAATCGTCCACAGCGTGTCGTGTCCCATTCCATAGTATTTTACTTCCGCTTGAACTTCACGCTGGTTACCATTTGCGTCAATGTAAGATACAATTTCGTTTGTGGTTCGCAGTGGTTTATCGCTTGGCAGAGACCATGTAAATCCATCTTTCGACCAGTCAAAAGTAAACTCGCCACTGTTGACATCATCGGGATATCTGTATTTACACCATCGCAGCGTGCGATCATCATGTAGCGCATCAAATTTGTTCATTGCTGGCACCTCTGTTATACCAAACTGTTACACACGCATTCATCCCGCTGCACTTCTTGAGGCGTAGTTGGCGGTGTAAACGCAACCTCGCTCGGATCGTATGTCATCAAAGAACAGGCATCGATTCGCACATTCGGGAAGCACATGAGTTTAAAACATCGGTCGATATCATCAACAACAAGTGGTTTGTATTCATAGCGTAATCCATTGTAGTTGTCAGGAGGGCGAGTCGCCGTCAGTATATGGATAGCATATTCTCCACGCTCTCTGCTTTGTAAATCCACTATAAGACATTGATGATCAACCCTATACCCCTAATATTGAATATCAAGATTCCTTGCGATTTCCTTGATATAGTCCTGTGCACATAATATAGCTGTCCCGCCCATTGGCACCAAGATGTTACAGTTGTTTTTGACAGCGTATTCGCAGATCGCATATGTACGTCCACCGCCTCGTGGTGCTAATATTCTTTCCATATTTTGTGCCCCCTTATAACAGCGACCTGCACACACATTCGCTCTGTTGATTGGTCAGAGCATCGCGGATGACATCGTCCAGACATTCGGGCGTGATAGAGAACTGCTGAAACAAGTCAAACTGATTATGATTCATCAAATAGTTCACAGTGATCCGCCGCATTTTATTCTCTGAAATATACTTCGCATCCTCTTCGCCATACAGCCGCGCGATCTCCTTAAAGCATTCAAGGGTATCGGTCAGCGTCAGCATATCGTCGAAATAGAATGTCGTATATTGTACACCGAATTTATCCTTGTCGAATATATCCCAGAAGTCTTCGGGCGATTTGCAGATTGCGGTCTCCTTGCGATGCTTTTGCACAGTATTCATGCGTTCATACCAGTCGCATACCGTGTCATAGATCGATGGCCTTACGAATAAAACTCTCATCCAATCTTCTCCTTCATACACAATCCGTGTTTTGTTTCTAGTGTTCATACCATATGTCAGTATGTTTGGTTGCCGTTTATACTGCCGAAACCCTGCACCGGCTGAATTCATTAAATCTCTATATTTGTTAAGCAAATCATTCATTCTGCCTATCATAGCAAGCCCTCGCATATACATTCGTTTTCTGATTCTGGATAGTAGGGGATTGGACAACCGTATTGAGCTGCACGTCGATCTTCAGAGCAATTCCCTGGATGAAGTATATGTCGTGGATGAAAACGTAGATCACGACCTAGCTCCCAGCGGAATCCTTGATAATCGAACCAGATAGTATCTTGATTTTTGCTTAGAGCATCATAGAGATTGTTCATCACTTTATCGATTGTCATATACTGTACCCTTTGTTACTCATACGACCTTCGGTATCATCAGGTTTGCGCCGCGCTCTTTTACGAACTTGTCGATGAAATACTGCTGACTCTTCTGTCATGTTTGTTCTCCTATGTATTTCTTGAATAACTCTACTATCTGTTCGAATTCCGCTTCTTTGTAACGGTCATACAAAGCTTTCGCTAAACCGTCAATCGCTTCATAGTTCCAGTCGCCAGTAGGAGAGATGTAATCCATTAGTCGTAAGCCGCCTATTCTTACTTTTATCATTCTGCTGCGCCCCTTAGTCTAACAGGTCAGCCAGTTGTGCGGTCTCGCTGCGTTCTGTCTTGTTCAGGTAGACATATCCAAAGTGCGGGTTGCCAGCCAGACACTGAATTGCCTTACGCATACCGCTGTTATTTTCAAACACGGCCTCGTCAGTCTGCTTCAGGTCACCATCAAGCCACAGCATAGATCCCTCACCAACACGGCCGAGTAGCAGCTGTACATGCTCTTTGGTCAGATTCTCAGCCTCTGAAACCATAATAATTGCGTTCTTGTAGTCGCGGCCACGAATAAATCCAAGGTGAGCTACTTCTACCTGCCCATTATTGATCCAGTATTTCAAACCAGCCTCGCCGCCCAAGTGATCAGCCAGAGGCCCAGCAAAAGAAGCAGCGCCGAGCTTCTCTAGCAGAGTGCCGGGTAGTGCGCCCAGCTCCTTGGTATTCTTGACTTCGATGTTATTGCGAATCCAGATCAGCTTCTCAACTTTGTGTTTCTCGATCATATCAATAGCAGAGGACACCATAAGCATTGTCTTGCCGCTGCCGAATGTTCCAGCCAGCATCTTAACGGTGATGTAATCGTTCTGCAACATATCAAAGGCGAGCTTCTGTTGATCGTTAAGTGGTTTCACATCACCAGTGAAGCGATTGCTAATCTTCTTGTATTTGAGTGGCACATATTTCTTGCCATTCCATCGCAGCCAGCCTACTGCATTGCCTGCCGGCGTATCATCGTCTACTGTATCTGGATCACGAACAATCAGATAGCCATTCACTGGAGTGTCAAACAGATTCTGATATGTATAGCCTTCATCGTGGGTTTGATATGCCATCGCCATGGCTTCCTCGCCGCCTTCATCAAGAGTGACTTCTGTCTAGCCAGTGTAGTCATTGCGGGCGCTTGCTGCTGCATCAGGATAGGAGAACTCGATCGGCAGATCAAGAATGCCGCTGGCTATATTGGCGCAACTTAGGTCGCTTGTGACGAACTTGAAAGAATCAATGTTGGCCTGGATATGTCGCTGTGCTTCCGGGAGTCCGGCTTCAATCGCGTCATTTAGATTGCGCTGCATCTCGTCCAGATACCAGCGGGCGGTTGCCATGATCGTCGCGTCGTTGTTATCACTGATTGGTTTACCATCCAGGATATAGAACAGGGAAGACATGGGGACTGCCACTACTATAAAGGTGTTGTCGTCGTGATGCTCGGCCAACAGGCGGGTTACAGTACGGGCCTTATAGCGGATTTCTTCGCTCTTCTTGCCGCTTGTCTTAATCTCTTCCAGCTCGTGCAATGTCATATCGGCAATCAGAAACGGCTCTGTTGCACCAGAAGCGGTTGCACTAGAGGCTGTTGCACTGGCAGGTTCGAAGGCGGCTGCTCCCAAATCAAGAAGCGCGGAGGTGTCATAAAACTTCATTAACGGGTTATCCTCCTTTTATAATGATATTGTAAAGTGTGATTGACTACTGAAAATATAAGCTCGCAGCTGTGGAGAGAACTGCGGGCTTTTTCTTTATACCTTATTATACACACATGGCGATGTAAAAGCAATAGTTTTGTGCAAAATACCGGAATAAAATAATCTGTTGTAATAATAAATAAAATATAGTAAAAATGGCAGAAAAATTATTAAAATTAAGCAAAAATGAGCAAAAATAATGCATTTTAAGCGTTTCTGCGGCGCTTTTGAGACGCTATTACACGGCGATCGAGACACAACTGTGTGAAAATTGGGATGAAAATCACGATTGGTGCGAAGCATTTTATAACGATAATACGTTGTTTACCGGAGACGAAATCGGGGGTTAAAAATGGGCGTTTTACGTGTGCGCAGATGGGGGAGGTGATGGATGGTTTTGGGGCGATCAACAGGTGATTTTGGGTGCTGGTGACTGCGAATTAGGGGCGAATATGGATGGATGATTGTTGCGTTTAGGAGGCGAGTGAGGGGCAGGCGAGGTGCGAAAACCGGATGATTTGATACGGGCTGGGGAGATGGAATAACTGGTACGCACGACCCAAACTCGACCCCCTTTCCAATTTTTAACATCCCCCCGGTATGGCCTGAAAAGTCTAGGAATCATGCGGGTTTTCGGTGAATGCTACCTTCCGTTATTAGGTGGTATTCGAGTGCTGGAAATCTGGAATTTTCTTTTATACCTTATCTATATATAGGGGAGATCCTTGCATGGATGTTTCGTGCAAAAAATTTAATGTGCTATTATGTAGTCACTCCAAGGGGCTACGGAAACAAGGCCCCGGGGAGTAGTCGCACCTTGAAAATTGCAAAGTTTGGATTTTCCCATGTGGGCGGTTTATGCCGTGCCGGTTTTCCGGTCAAGTGGTTATCCCTTGCCATTCCAAAACATGGGTCTCCTATCTGAGCAATTAGTGCGCCCAAACCACCGATGGCCAAACATTACTGGCATAATTCCCAAGAACGTGGGAGAAGTTGCGGTGATGGTGTACCTTGACAACAGAATACAGGCAGTTCCGAGAACAACACAATAGGAACTGTTACAACAAGGTCAGAGCTACTGTTGTAGAGCATGGAAAACGCCAAGGTCAGAGCTGGCGATAATTAACAAGCTCCAGAGAAATAAGTGTTTGATGGGTTTGGAACCCTAGAGGAGAAAGAAACCTTACTTGGTTACAATTGTAGCCATTTTACATAAAGCCGGGCGCTTGGTAGTACCGGGGGAGACGCAACTACCACCAACGGCAAAACGCCGTGTCCGATATACACCAACTGAGAAAACAAGAGGTAATAATTATGCTGAAAGTTTATGCTGACTACGATGCAATCGCCAGGGCTGGCAAGCTGAACGAGCTGACCATCCCCGAGCTGGTGAAGTTCCTGAACGAGCAGAAAACTGTTCTGACCGCTGAGCAGTCTCAGAACGTCACCACCACGCTCAACAAGGCTGTTGAGAACAACAACAAGGCCGCTTGCGACAACAAGTGCGCTGAGTTCTGCGCCATGGAACGTTCTGAAATGTGGCGTTCCTACGCTCCGAACCCCTACTACATGGGTATCAAGATTACCACTGACCCCAAGAGCGGTGCTCTGTCCACCCAAGATGCCAAGATGCTCATCAAGTTCAAAACACTGGAGAAGTATTACCAGACCCTGAACGCTGTCGAGACCAACGACAAGGGGGAGCCTATGCCCAACAAGAGCGTAACTCTCTGCCGTGATGGTCACTATGAGAAGCTGGTTATGCTGTTCAACGGTATGCTTTCTGAAGAGACCGCAAGCGAGCTTGGTGCTGACAAACTGACCCGTAGCGCCAAGGTGGAAGAAACCCTCAAAGATATGGGGCTGGATTGCTTTGTCGGTCCTGTCAACAAGGGCAAGCGCCTTGCTCAGCTCCAGGCTATCTGGAACGCCATGCTTCCTGAAGAGCTGGCAGCGGCCTGCACTGCGCTGTCCTGCGATATTAAGTATCTCAAGATTGCGGCCAATCGGGCAAAACAGGGCTCTGTCAAGGGTCTCGGTGACAAGGCCATGATTGACGAGATTGTTGTCACTATCTCCAAGGGTCTCTCTTTCGATGGCAAGGCACGTTCTTCCAAGTACGACTTTGCAAGCAAGAGCAAGTTCTTTGCCAAAGCCGAGCAGTAACACGCAATAGTCGGATACCCTTTCGGGGTCGCACCGTTCAAAGCGGCCCCTTTCCAGCTCCGCAATAGGGGCGTAGCGCCTTAGAGTGTGGCGCATTGTAGACACTCAGAAAAGAGGTTCACTATGGATTGTCCTTACATCATTCGTGAGAACATCGGCTTCGGCCGTGTTCGTGAGCATGGTTACTATCAGCTCGATGAGATGGCCTATGACCTGACCCACGACTTTGCAGACGCAGATGTCGAGGTCATCACTCGCACTCTGTACAACGTCACCATGGAGAGCGGCGAAGAGCTTTCCCAGCTGGATGACGATACGGTGTTCAAGATGTTGAGCGCCGGACTGCCTATTCGGTACGTCGAGAATGCAAGAGACGGGTACATCATGTACTCTCGTCCTGAGAGCAAGCCCGCTGTCAAGGTTAAGAGAGTCGGCGGTATCACTCGTGCAGACAAACCTATTGCCCCATGGTATCGACCGGCAGAAGCAAGTCAGCAATATGTCGATGCAATCGGCCCATGCGTAACCCCTAGCAACCGAAATTTCACTGTGGTCGTTTTATATGACTACGAGCCGGCGTGGGTCGGAAGTTTTCACGGAGAAGATGTTGCGTTCGATTTTTTCGAGCGCCGCGTTAAAAACAAACGCACCGTTATGCTTTACAAGGGTAACCACCTTGTATGTCGTGCATTCAACGGTGTAAAAGAAGCGCAGCAGTAAGAAAGGAGCCCCACCGGGTATGAAATCAAAAATAATAACTAGTGTCCCGGGCATGACGTTAAACTGCCTACCCCTACAATCGGAACGCCTTGACGTGGCGCAGGGGCTTTGAACTAAGAGTCCGAAAGAAGAGAAAGGAGCTATCTTTGATGTACAAGGACAAAAACGGAATAGTCATTCAGTGTGTCAACCGCAAGGGTATGACGTACAACGGGTGCAAAGTGCCGTACATGGGATTGTATGGCACTTTTGGCCACTATGAATTTGTCGCAGAGCCGCGTTTTAACCCTCAGACGAAAGAAATGCGACTCAAGCATCGTGATATGAAAACGAAAACCAGATGGGACGATATGCCCAGCAAGGAAATCGTTTTGCATATCATCGATGCAGCACGAGTCAAGTGTGTCAAACTTTACAAGTGGGAAACCAAAATGGTAAACCCAGACCGGGATGAAATGAAAAAAGATTCCGAGATTTGGCGCAAAGAAGCATCCAATCCCGACTGCATTCGTCGTAAAAAATTCAAAATGAAATACCGTCAATCGTCCATGAGTGGTCATGGGTATTCTGAACTTAGCTGTACTCTTTATGGTGAATCCATTGAGATGAACGGAAAGCAGAAAAAATTGAACCGCTCTATGCAGACATATATGGACGGCACCGGAATGGGTTCACGTTTCGATAATAGTGACCGTAGACCACTTGAACCGCAATTTCCAGTTAAATCTGGTAAACGCAAGTAATTATTTGTTGTTCCCATGATTCCATTGTCCATCTGGGCCAATTTTGGAATCAGAATTTAAGCCAAGATTTGAATTCAAACAAGCTATTTTGTCTGAATTTTTAAGTTCTTTCTTTGAAAATTTTGTTTTGATAAAGATACCCTCACGCTTGTTTAGGGCACGTCTTTTTCGGCACAAATGTTTATAACAAAGTCCATCTTGAAAAACAGGTTCATTACATTTTGGCTTAGAACAAGTTAATTTTGGCTTCAAAGTTATCGCCTCCTATTAGTATTATAAACGAAAACAATTCTATAATCAATTAGCGTACTCGTCACACCAAAAATGTGGCGTTTTCTTTTTTTTACCTCTTTTCTCTGCTCCGCAAGGAGCGATACTGGGCGATTTACGGTACCAGGGCAGACGTAACCGTAACCACAATAAAACAAAAAAAGGAGAAATTGTTATGGCAAATGAAATCGGCGATTTGTACGCAGAGCAGTACCTTCTCGATACTGATGGTCACATTGGTATCGAAATCCATGCAGAGGACGGCACTGTCGTTGACCGCTTTCCTCTGAAGGATCGTGAAGCATGTGAGCGTTGGTTCGAATCTCAGCTCGCATGTGAGCGGTGCGCCACTCCGACGTGGTGCTAATTGAAAGGAGCTTAGTAATATGGATTACTTTAGTGTTGAATTCATTTTCGCTTGCGGCATCATCGTTGGTGTCGCTCTGGCAATCGTAGCGCAGTCTATCTGGCATGATTTTCTCCGGGCAGCACGGCACCACTAAGCGCCGCTGTTCGAATCTAAACCACAAAAAAGAAAGAGGTATATCGTTATGAAATCCATTCTGAAATCGCTGAAGTCCATGGCAGTGACAGTCGCCGCTGTCTTTCTGATGGCCGCAATCTTTGCTCTGCCGGTTCCCACTGCAAGCGCCGCCACTACAAGCGCCGCTGATCACAAGCCTGGTCTGAATGGTCGTTACATCCTGACTGGCATGGTCACTCGATATGATGTGATTACCGGTCTTGACTTAAACAACAACGAAAGCACCCTGTTGTACTGTACGATTGAGGACGAATGCGGCGAGACATGGATCTATGCCTACGAACTGGGCAGTGAAGTGCCACCTGTGAATCAAAACCTGATCCTCATTATGAATTGCAATGATACTCCTGATGATATCGACGATGATATCATCGAAGATATTCTGTGGTGCAACTGTGAAAACGCCGCTGAGGAAGATTGAAATGGCATTTGCTGCCAATTGATAAAACAAAAAAAAAGAGAGGTAAAACAAAATGGATAACATGAAACTGCTCAGATACGCCCGCGCCGCCGCCGTCGACAAGTGGTGGTGCTATGACAAGATTGCCACTCAGTATGCAGGTCATCGCGCTGAAAGCCTGGCTCGTAAGCTGGCTGATGAAGCAAAGGCGGATGTGGATGCAATCGCCGAGATGATTCGCGCTGAAGAAGCCAAGCGGCATCTGAATGCTGATGTGATTGCAGAGCTGAAGAATCTGGCCGAGAAAATCGTCGCCAAGGAGCAGGCCGCCGGGGCACAGCAGCCCGTTGAGGAACAGCGCTATGAACAGGCCATCAAAGAAGCTCCCTACGTCCTCGTTATCAAATGGAACGATCCAATCATGGGCGAAATGGAATACCCCTTCAAGAGTTACGCCGAGGCTGAGAAGAACTTTGAGGTCGCTAAGCGAGAAGTTCACAATCGCCACGCAACCGAAGCTCATATGTACGAACAGGGCGAAGGTCAGCGTATTCCTGTGATGGGCATTATGAGCGGCAAGCTGTAAGCCGCCGGATGAAAGGAGGCATTCGCCAAGTGCTGACAGTGAAACAAGTCTTTGAACTCGCTCGTGGCAAAGCACTCGAACAATATAATTCGGCTATCAAATATGGTAATTTCGCTCTGGTAATGCAAAACTTTCAAACTATTAAAGAAATCCAGAGTGTTCTTGAAAACCTCGACAAGAAAGAAAATTATATCGCTAGTTCGAATCCGGCCACTGAAACCGCTGTGCTCTTTGCTCTGAATCTAAAAGATGGCGAAGTACAGAAGTTCAAAGCGGCAAAACGTCCACAACCAGTGCAGCTGTATCAAGTTCGCGTCACCCATTTGACTGGCGACGAACAGGTGTTGCGATTTCCGATTCTGGCCGCAGCCAGTTCTACGCTCGAGCTGCTCAAATATGAGTTGGAAGTCGGGCGAATCCGTGGAGCAAAAATCGTCAGGGTAATTCCAAGTGTCGGCATGAAAGAGACTTTGGTCAGCATTGGCGAAACTGAAGAGGAGGACACTTTCTAATGATTTTGTCAGAGATCTATCAGATGCATGACAGATTGTGTGCCGTTGTGCTGGACCCGGAAAGCGGAACCCTCACACCGATTCGTGTCGTAAATTTGGATACGAAAGAGCTGACCCCGCAGTTTTTCAGTGATGCGAGGGCTGGATTTCCTGATGCGAAACCATTCCGACCGTACAATCCGAACAGCCTGAATTGGCTCATCATTGAAAAATATGGTCTGCTGGTTGCATCTATCAATAATCTGGGTGGATTTATCGTGTTTGAAAGTCCTGATATGATTCCACTGACAAAATCTCTATTCAGCAAGAAAGCGAGGTTGAATTATGAGAGACGTTTTTCCCCCAGAGAAACACGCGATCGCCGTGTATCCGCTCAACAATTGGGGCGGGCTTGAGATCACAGCGATTGAAGAGGCGTGTGTTGAAGTTGCAATCAACAATGGCGAGCGCCGCAAGCAGGCTGGCCGCCACAAAATCTATCAGACGAACAAGGGCCATGCGTACTTCATTATGCATGGCTCTCGTTATTATCTGGACGAATTCACAAGAGTATGAGCGCAGCAGCAGCCGTAAGAAGCGCAGCAGCGCAGTAAGAAAGGAGCAATATGAACCATGTTCGCAACATACCCTAGTGACACGGATTCCATCTGGATGCAAGAGCGCCGTCATAAGCGCCGCATCGAATTGGCTGACCCGTACTTCCTGCCCTATAGCAGACTCCGGCCGCGTGTTCAAATCGAATTGCAGTTTCACATTCTGACTCTGCCATTCACAGTAAAGGAGGGTGATTTGATTGTCTGAGCATCCTATCGTCTGGGTGTTCGCCGCCATGTTACTTCTGGTGGGCGCACTCCAGCAAATCGGAACCGGCCTGTATTATCTAGGGTGTTTCCGCCGCTACAATCAGGTGATCGACACCCTGGCACGCTGGTTTGATACCGTAGATCCGATCAAAATGACGGAAACGATTCGCGATTTCCTCCTCATCTCGATCGCCCTGACTCTGTTGATTGCTGTTGTGGTCTAACCCAGCGGCTTCAAATATTACATAAAAAAGCAAATAAAAATGTGTAAGCAAGAAGAGAGGTAAACCTATGTTGTATTTCCGTGTTAAATTCGAAGCAAACAATGAGCCTATGTATCTGGGCACCCGTCGTGGCATCGAAATGTGGAGCGCCTATGCAGGTGGCGAATTGTTCACCGAAACCGAGGTCAAGAACAACAGCCTGAACTACGATTTCCTGATTCCGGTCAATGTCAATCAGCGCAAGACCCGTATGATGGGCCCGTACCGTGTGCCGACCGACGATGCAAGTATCACTCCATGGGATTACACCGCAGACCGCCGCTATGATCGTTTCCGTCCGCAGCCTACTATGACGGTTGTTCATGGTGCGAAGGTTATCACGAAGCGGCTGGCTACTCTGCATAACCGCCCGGTTACCTGTTATCCTGTTGCCCAGGGGAGAGTTCGCCGTGGTCCGTATCGCCGTGGTCGTCAGGATGGTACTCCGATGCCGCCGGTGATGTAAGGACGCTACAGTAAGTGCTCTGCTGGTAAAAATAACCTACATACAATGATTCCCAATCGCATCAAAGACGGGACCGCAGATGATATAATCTACTAAGTTTTGATGTGATATATAATAAACGCTTTGCAGTGGCGCTCTGGTAAAAATCGGGGCAATAAACTGCGGGGCACATGTCGGGCGACTGGTGGTACCGAGGCAGACGTAACCACATCCACTACATGCGTAGTAAACGCGATAGCATACACACGCAAAAAGAAAAGAGGAAATCAACATGAACACCGCGAAACTGATTGAATCCCTCCCGCCAAGAATCAAAGACCATGTGATCGAGTATCAGGATATTATCTTGAAGGGTGGTCAGTCGGCAATGCGGGTACTGCTTGATTGTACTTTGTCGCCAGGTCAGAAGGCGCTCCTACAGAATAACAAACATATCATTGGGCTGGAGTGTGTCGCTCGGGACAAATATGCCCCCGAAATCAAGCATTCTTACTTCTACATGGTATGAGTGCCGCTATGTATAATCCGCAGAGAACGCAGCGGGTAAAAAGGGGGAAGTTGTAACAATGACGGTACATATCTTAGATAATTTCTATTCCAAGCGAGTTAAGGGACAGTCGTGGGTGATGTTCAGTCATTACAATGGGGATGTCTATAGCAGTCTCGAGTGTGCTATGAAAATGTTGACCGAAATGGCAAAATCGGTGAGTGCAGACCCGGAGTGTTATGACGTCGTGTTCGATGCTAATGGACGCAATCTTCGTTATCGTTGGAAAAACTGGTATGATGACGAGATTGAGCGTATTGTTCAGATCGAATCGAGAGAAGTGAAATAAGCATTACGAGGAGGCCGCCGAATATGGGCGATTATGCAGACGCTGGCTATCAGCTCCAGCATTACAAGATCACATTCTATGCCGATAACAATGGCAAAATCCCGCTCAAAGTGGTCCGTCGTGCATTCGCCAGTTACGATTGCGCCAAGATGTGGGAAGCTGATGTGATGTATCGAACACCTGAGTACAATAGTGTCACAATCGAGATGGAATGAAAGGAGCTACACAGTATGTTTGTCTGGGGAATTTTCATGTCTCACGAAGCCCGCGACGAAACGATTCATTACGATAACTTCCATTACGACCTCTTTGCTACTGAAGAACGAGCACTTGAATATCTTAAAAGTCAGGAAAAATGGTGGCGTGATTTCTACAAAGACCCGTGTATCGTAGATGCGGCCAAAAAGAAGTTCTTTGGCGGTAAAAAGCCAGACGAATCCATTCGCTTATTCAAAGAGCCTGCCGAAATCTGCGGCGAAGAAGATGTATGGGTTCTTACTCGCGATTACATTTCCTCAACTGGAGCCGAAATGCGCGAAAGAATCATGGCAAAAGAACTATCAGTAAAAGAATAAGGGGGCAAACGTAGCAATGGTTCTCAATATGACTGAACTTTCTATCGCCCAATGGTCCAATGCCCAGCTCGATGCAGCTCGCAAGCTGTGTACAGATGGCACTCTTCATGATTGTGCGCTACCTATTATCGTGCCGACTGATTCCTCTGTCCGAGTCAGAGTTCTCGCATGGGATACGGCTGATACAGTTATGACCATGAAACCGGAAGCTGTAATTCTTCAGGGCGAACCTGTTTTTGTAAACGCATTCCTTGAGCGATACGGTACAAGAATTCAGTGTTACTCTCCTTGCTACGCTGATGGCAAGTTCGTGCAATTCAGGAGGTTCTGATTATGGCTGACTGGAAACTCGGTAAGGACATGATTCCCAGCGATACGATTCTTGATCCTGTCACATTCGATGACTTGATCCTGGCTCTGAAATGCAACTGTGAGCGCATCACGCCGGATGTGGTCATTATTCAGGCGACGGAGATTATCAATCAGCGGCTGGAAGATTGGAAGTATCTGATCGAAAACAACATTGACGAAATCATTGCGCTGGCAACAGATGAACCGCTTGAAGACGCTGGTCACGATGATATTACACTCGAAGAATAATGGGAGAGGAGGTTTTGCCAGATGACATTCAATGAAGCAGTCGGTGTTCATTTTTGTGATATTGACAACGAAACCGATAAGCGGCTTACGTTCCGCGAACTCAACATTCGTTATATCAATCATCTTGGAGGGTTAGATGTGATTAAAAAGTACATCCCGTTCGAACTCGACTACTTGATTCCGAAATATCAACAAGATCGTCATCTTAACAATACCTCTTTAAGAATCTGGGATGATGCTGCGAATGGAATTAAAGATCTTTGCTATCAACACCATGTTACATGTACAAGCCAAGCTGAACGAGTTTGTATTTTGAAAGAAGCGGCCGCGATTCTGTGTGAACGAGCGGCGCAATAAGAGGAGTGTTAATTTGTATACGATCAAAGTAACATATCGTGCGGCAATCGCAACAAGCACGCGGCTCGATTATAAGAAGGCTACTTACCAGTTCGAATCTGTGCCGAATGATGTGGTCGATACGCTGCGTGCTGCCATTGATACAGAGTATAAGAAGCGATCAAAAGAGCAGCATATTGTGATGATTCACCTTGAGGCGGCGCTTGAGACCATGGAGCGATTCAGAAAGCGCATGTACGTGCCAAACTCCATCGAGAGCGTTGAGATCGTTGACACAGAAGAAAATGGCGACTAATCAACGCCTGTTAGTTGTTGAGCAAAACCCCAAACGGTTGTATAATAAAAAGGAGCGTAACAGTATGAAGTCAGTACAGATTACATACGATGCAAAAGTTAAGATCGGAACCAGCTATGAACGCGGCGAAGCATGTACGCAGCTCGATTTCCTTGACGATAAGGTTGTGGAGAGCCTGATCGCTGATGTGAATGCGGCACCTGCTGAACAGAGTTCGCACTGGTTCGATCTGCTTCAGACGCTTACCTTTATGAACATGCTGCAAGGACGAATCTTCATTCCGACTTCAATCAAGATGATTCAGGTCGTTGCTGAGATTCCGAATTAAGTCACAAAAGAACGAGTGATGCTGCAAAATTGTTGAAAACTCACTTGTTCAAAATGTTGAAAACTTAATCGCTGATTCATTCTTTCGCTTGCAACAATAATTCATTCCTATTTCGAACTCGAACTCAATTACGCAATCGCCAATGAACAAGCGACGCGAAAATAAAATTGATGGTTATGTAGTAAGGGATTATAGGGATAAGAGTAGTTTGTAAGGAGAGAGAAGACCATTCCGGGAAAGAAGTAGAAGGAAGTATTGGCGGCGAAGATGCTCAAAACGAGAGGAGAAAATTTTAATGGCTAATCTGACTATTGGTGCTCACGAGTTCAAACCGAGCGAGCTGGTCAAGCTGATCAAACAGTACGATTGCTTTATGATCTCGCAAGGCGGCAAGTCGTTTTTACAGATCCGGGTGCCGTCCAGGTGGGTCAAACTGGAGATGGGAACCGATGGCGTAAGCTACATTACCTGCCGCAATAAGCGCAAGCGTGACGGTCATCTGTTCGAAATCTACGGTAATAAGTTCGTTTTCGACGTTGACCATAACAGCGGGCGACTGAGCGGCCACCTCAAGACGGATCTCGATGAGGCCGATTATTACGTTGTCATGTGGGGCAGCACCGATGTCCCTACTGACGATGACGAGTAAGGAGAATTCAATGCGATTTCGTAAGTTTTTCATGGCAATTGTACTGGCTGCTGTACTGATGCTGACTGGATGCGGTGGAAAATCTGAGCCGGACGAAAATCTTCACCGGGTCAAGTATGCCAAGATCTACAACCCTGATGGCACGCTGTTGACTGAAGGAGAGTATGAATCCTGCTACTACGGCAACCAGGTCGTTACGATTGAAATCAACGGTGTCGAGTATCAAACCGCCTATGTCAATGTCGTCACGATGTGGTGGTATGAATGAGCCCGGCAGAAAAAGGAGCGATAAATCGTGGAAGAAATCGTAATGAAAGCCATTCCTGAGCATGGCGGCGTTTCGATGACCAGAGCTGAACAGGAGACCATCATCACCATTGGAGCCCTGGATAAGGCGGCCGATGTGTGCACCAACGATCCTGTTTACTGGCGCAAGCTTGATGCCATGTGTGAGAAGCATCCCGACGAGTACAAGCTCACCAAGATCCACCGCACGAAAGACGGGTTGATCCTGTGCAAGTGGTATTCGGTGCCGCGTAAGCTGGTTCGGTTTGGAACGCCGACAGCGCCTCGCGAACTGACCGATGAACAGCGTGCAGAACTTCGTGAGCGAATGAAAAAAGTACAAGCGGCTCGACAGAATAAGGCCAGCATCGATTCTCAGCCGAATTCATAAAGAGTTTGACTGTATTCTAAACATACATCATGGTTCGGTAATGAAATTACTCTACTGAGATGTGTTAGGTGTTTTTGCCTTGTAATTCTATTAGAGAAAACAGCAAGGTTTGAATCAGGAGGTGAATGAGATGAACGCGATGCCCTTCGACGATTCCGCATAGTACAGCAGAGTCGCCGCAAAACAGATTGAGATGAATAGCAAGTCGAAAGGTTTGCACGTTCAGGCCAAGCCGAACGGAACGAATTGTTAGAGTGAGATACCCCACCCATGGCTGCCACTGAAGGACCAAGGAGCTCAGCCGGTGACCCTACAGGGAGGAACTCACGGTACTCGCGGTAAAAGCCCAAATGGAATACAGCGTAGATGCGTCACTACGAATTCCAAAACGCGCTCGCAGCTCATCCGCAGCTCATCTACTTGCTGCCTGCTGCGACGATCGCATGTGAGGCACAGGACTCCACAGATATTTAGATCTCAATTTGAAACAAAAGTACATAATCGAATAAGAAAGTGAGTTGAAAACTATGTTGAAAACCGGTCCTCCCATGTGAGGAACCCCGTATTTTACGAGCAGATTTGTGATGAATTGTTATCTGGTTTTACCACGATAGCACGTTTAGGCCAAGCCGAACGGAACGAATTGTTAAAATGAGGGGACACCCCGAGGAAGGCGGAAGACGGTCGACTGCAGGTACCAGACATCGCTGGCCACACCAAGCGGTGTCATCAGGGGGTTGAAAGAGCCTCATAACACCTCAACCGACGCATCCAACAACCGCATTTGGGCCACAACCCCTGGTTCATGAAAGATCACCATCTCCAGCTAGTAGCTTCAGACAGATTTAGATCACAAATCGCCTATATTATAATAATGAAGGTTGTGATAAGAGCAACAAATACAAACAAAATGTAATGCTGTCATCTGTGAATATTTTCCAATTGACAACGATACGTTTTTGTGTAATACTTGTTTCAAGCGAAACACACTTTACAATACCAAACAAAAAGGATGAGGTAAAAAATGAATGCGAATGTAGTAATGCAAGTAGCCACCACCAAGCAGTTCGGTGACATGGAGATTCAGGTCTATGAGAATCCGGCGGTTGATCACACCAGAGCTCAGGATGATTTCTGGATGACCCGTGAGCAGGTCGGCACGGCGTTGGGATATAAGAATCCTTCAATTTCGATTGGAACGATTCACAAGCGCAATGCGGCTCGTCTTGACCCGCTTTCAGGGTTAATCAATTTGATTACCCCTGGCGGAAAACAGCAAACCTACGTATATAATATGAGAGGTGTAATGGAGATCTGCCGTTACAGCACTCAACCCAAAGCGAATGCTTTCATTGATTTCTGCTGGGATGTGATCGCCGCTCTGATGCGGGGTGAAACCGTATCGCTGAATGCCAATCAGACTGAGCTCAAGCGGCAGGAGCGATTCGACAAGATGACTCAGGCGCTGGCGGAGATTCAATCCAAGATGGACGCTCTCGAAGCCGCCCGCCAGCAGGACCGCAACGCTCTCGACAATGTGTTGTTTGTCTGCAAGCAGCTGGAACGAAAGCTTATCTCGATGGGTCAGCCGCAGAAGCAGCCTGAGCAGACCGCCACAACTGCCACAGCCGCCGCAAAGGAAACCCACACCACTACATACAAAGGACGCAGCGAATGGCGGACTGAGATCTACAAGCTCGGCAACTCCATCGCTCGCATGACTGGTCTGACACTGAATGCGGTTCTGAAACAGGCTTATGATTATATCGGCCGCAACTATGGCTGGTATTTCAAAGACGAACGCAAGGCGTATGTTGAGCGGGTCGGCTACAAGGGTGACATCAAAAACCTCAGCGGCTTGGACATTATCGAGGACAGCGAAACGTGGAACTCGATCTTTATGTCGATTATGAAAGATCGGTATGAGAACGAAAAGCACGACGCTGAGGTCCGGAAGGGGATTAAGTCGGCACTCACCAAGAAGCCGCCTATGATCCCTGCTGATATGATCCCTACTCGCCATAGGGCAGAACCTGCTCCTGAGGTCGTCGCTGAAGAACCCGCACCGGTCGTTGTAGCCGAGGCTCACGCAGTCGAGATTGAAACACCGGCGGCTGAAACACCGGCAGTCGAAGCTCCTGCGGTTGAAAAGCCGAAAAAGAAATATTGTTACTACAAGCCGAGTATCACGCTTCCGATCGTTGAGCCCATTGCAAAAAAGCTGGGCGATAAGACGCTTGGGTATTGGGTTACCTATGCAAAGATCTATGACGCGATCGGCACTGTCAAGATGGATCGGATGCGCAAAGCGTATGTTCGTTCTCACAATAAGCCGCCCAAGTCTACTCCTGATATCTTCCAGCATTCTGATAAGAACATGAAAGTGTTTAAGGAAGCTGCAAAGATCGTGGCGGCAGCTATTTAAGCTATCTACTTCCTCCATTAGCCTTTGAGGCTGGCAGCCGGGAAAGACCGGCATATAACCAGGTGTAGCTCAATTGGCAGAGCGCGTGCTTTGGGAGCATGAGGCAGCAGGATCGTAACCTGTCACTTGGACCATAGCATAGGGCTTTATCCTTTCTCCCTGTGCAAAAAAGCGAAGTTTTTCTCTTTCACTTTTCCTTTTTCTTCGCTCGTGGCTGAAAATGCCAGGCAGGTACGATAACCCTGCTTTGATATGGAGCTGATGGTCGTACAACAGTTCGATTCTGTTGGGCTCCAGCTAGGTTCGATGCAGCGGCGTAGTGTAGTACAAAGCTGCTGGGGTGGCGCAATTCCACCGTGGGTGATCATACTCCCCCTCTGACACACCCATAACGCTCTGACCGAAAATAATAACCATGATGCAACGGGAGTAGCTACCCGCCACAGTGGATGTGCATGGCTCTATTATGAGTAGGCGAATTTGGCACTGCCTGCGAAAGTGGCATAGATGCTCGGTGCCCAGAGTATCGGAGAGTAAATTTGAAAGGGCAGCCTTTGAGGATGGACACCATAAGAGATCAATTCGCTTATGTGTTGTATCCGCTGACGCGACTGAGTATTGCGCAAACTTTGTAAGCCGCTTGCTCCTCGCCGATGCCGTTACATGGTTAAATCCTTCTCTCTGGGACGTTAGCTTAGTTGGTTAAAGCTCCTGGCTCATAACCGGGTGATGAGGTTGATTCCTCACGGGGGTTCGAGTCCCTCACGTCCCACCATTAGTGTACGAGTATTCATAAATTAAAAAGAGGTAATCAAAATGGCTGACAAATATCTCAGTATTATCACGAACTTCGGGTGCCACTACAGCTGCCCTGAGTGTATCGTCCGCAATAACAAGCTCAAGATGACACCGACAGGGGAGTATTCTTCTTACGCTCCGCTGTGGCAAGTTCTTCATAACGAATGCAACGATTGCAACTGGGTGTCTGTTTCTGGAGGAGGCGATCCGCTTTTTCACTGGTGGGAGCATCAGGCATGGTGGCTTGGCTTTTTCGAGATGTGCCAACGCTCTTGGCGCAAGACCGAACTGCATACCAGTTACTTTGATGCAGAAAACAATCACGAGGTTATGTTGTTTCCGTTTGATAAGTTCGACCGTGTTGTCTACCATGTTCACGGACTGGATGATCTTGATAAGATTTGCCGTCGAGGCAATGAAATCGTTCGCGTTGTCTTTGTTGTAGATGACATGATGGATGAAGAGGAAATCAATGGAATCGCTGATTATGTCGAAACGTCTAACGAGATCGATGAGCTTACCTTCCGGCAGCGTGTGGACGAGCACTACAAAGAAACTTACCATCTGCACGACTTCCTACTGGCTGGTCATCAGAAACGCTGGTGGTATGTCACCCAGTGCGATTACAATACCTACTTCCATAACGGTAAGCTGTATACCAAGTATACTGATATCTTTGATAAGGAGTGATTCAGATGTACATCGTCGCAAGCGATTACACTAACGAGAAAGCTGATGTCTACAAGTCGGTAAGTATCGATAAAGCATTCAAATCAAGAGACGATGCGATTGCTTTTGCCGCTGTCAGCTTTCAGTGTTTTCTCAATGGGATGCCTGAAGATGAGGCCGCTCGGTACGAAGATGCAGTGAAAGTTGACACTGAATCATACGCTGATTTTTGCGGATGCGAGTTGAACCCATATCCTGAGTATGTTATCGGTGCGGCAGTCGGCGATGGTGAAGATAATCACATGTACTACATGGTGTTTGAAGTAGAGGAGTGACCTGCGCAAGCAGTGGCGGCTCGGAAAGACGAGTATATATGTTTCGGTGCTGGAATCGGCAGACAGGGGAGTCTCAAAAACTTCTGCGCAAGCATGTGGGTTCAAGTCCCATCCGAAACACCACCGGCTCGATCGAGTCGGGAGCTTATTGGGTGAAACGGTTTGGCAAATCGGAAAGACGGTTGACTGCTGGACAGACAGCTTTGATATGCTACCGTGGTGGAAAGCATACACGTTCGCCTTAAGAGCGAATGCCAGTGATGGATTGCGGGCTCACATCCCGCCGGTAGCACCACCCCGAAAGGGGTAACATAATAACTCTTGTCAATTATTCTCGGCTCGCTCGAAAGGGTGCAATTGGCCTTGTAAGCCGAGTATCTTATGCGATTGTAGCTCAGTTGGTAGAGCAGCAGGCTGAATGCGCATCGGTGGTTCAAGTCCATCCAATCGCACCAGGGTTCCTGTCTTTTTTGAATGTTATTCAGCAGGGACCTTTTACCTCATTCTTGTTATTCCCGGCTCTTTTGATACGATGCTTCGGTCTATATCGTATCAAAAGCAACAAGGCTTTGTAAGCTGGGTTTATATGCAGCGGTCGTATAACGGTGAATGTGCCAGCCTTCCAAGCTGGAGATGTGGGTTCGACTCCCATTCGCTGCTCCATGCCGCAAGGCAAGACAGCTTTGCCCATTAGGTCTCTAACAAAATGGGGAATAGGTACATGGTGGTAAAAGTACGATCAATAAAATAGCCACAACTTCCTTGTTGCGCCCTAATGTTTCGGATATTGTGGTCCGAAATGGAAGTTGTCCTGCCTGGAGAATCGGGAGTGCAGGTGTACCTAATTTATATGCGGCTATGGTGGAATAGGCAGACACGCCAGATTTAGGATCTGGTCTTCGGGTGAGGGTTCAAGTCCCTCTGGCCGCACCATGTTCGAATATCAACACACAAAAAAGGAACGCAAAATGATTTATCTTTATAAAAGTGATTTGACAAGAGCAAAAGAAATGAACCAAAAATGCCGGGAGGCTGGTGTGATTGCTCTGGATTGTGAGGGCAATGATTCCGACATGTATGGATGGCCTGATACTTTTTATCTGTATTTCCCCACAGAGGAATCTATCAAGCTATTCAACGATCTTTCTAATTACCTTCACATTGAGCGGACTGGCTTGTATATTATCCATAACGATAGCGGCGTGTTTTGTATTCCGGTTGACTATTATGCAGCCCAGTTTAAGGCTTTTACGCAAAACAATAATCGAGAAAAAACGAAACAGCTTATGAGGGTTGAGAATTTCAAAGAAGAGGAGGGAACAGCCGTATGAACTCCATTATCAACCCTTGGGTGTTCTACTGGATTGGCATCGTAGATAGTGTCAGAACACTACTAATCGTCATTCTAACCGTGCTTATGATCGGAGGAACGATTATGTTCATGTGTACTATGAGCGATGCAGACAATCATGGCTTTAAAGACAAAGATGTAGCCGAAGAAGTAAAACTCTGCATCAAGGTTGCAATTGCAACTTTTGTTGTCGCGGTTCTGATTTGTGTGGTTCCTTCTGAAGACACCTGCTACAAGATGCTCGCCGCTGATATGTTTACACAGGATAACATCAACAACGCCACTGAGTATGTCACTGATGTGATCGATTATGCGGTCGACAAATTAAAAGAAGGGAACGGAGAGGACTGAGTAACATGGACGAGAGAAAATTCTGTATCGGTGATCGCGTAAGGCTTGAGTCTCCGTGGGGTCCTGATGATCCTAATGAGGGTAAAGAGGGAATCGTTGTTGGGTATACAGAAGATACCGATTGTCTTCAAGTGCAGCTCTGCGATGGGTACACATGGAGCAAGCCAGAATTTCGCCTGATCGAGCACCTGCATGATGATTGGTGGGCACCTGTAGAGTCAACCAGTGAATGCCGCTGCGAGTCTCTGCTTTAATTTTTTTCGCAATCCAAACACACTTTACACTGTCAAATGAAAGGAGAAAACGGATGCATATCAAGTATGTGGACGGCCATTATGAAATCGTGTCGGCGGATAATGGCCAGTTCATTCAGTCGGCCGACACATGGGACGAGGCTCTTGACGATATGAAAGAGCTGCTAACAACAACGGTATAACGAGCAAACCGGCTCGTTTACATAACATTTTTTATTATAAAGGAGATCAATATTATGAAGGCAACTGTTAAGTACAACAACGTTTTCGTCACTTCCGCTTACGACATCGAGACCCTGAAGAAGGTTAAGAAGTTCCGTCCCGAGGCTCTGGTTCTGTACAAGGGCGAGGGTAAGGAGAAGGAGCCTGTCTGCGCTATCGGTGTCAGCGGTTCTGCTTCTGCCAATGAGATGGGTGTGACCTTCGCAAAGAATTCCGTCACCACTCCCAAGGTCGCTACCATGAGCATCGAGCTGCCCAACGGCAAGACCACCGTCGAGGAGATCAACGAGTTCGTTCGTGAGAAGCTGGGTCTGGCCATCGTGAACTGCACCAAGATCGAGGAGCAGATCGCCGAGGCTATGGGCTCTATCGCTGCTGATGAGGCCGCTATGAACGCTGCTATCACCATCGAGAATGACGCTGAGCCCGAGGCCGCCGCTGAGTAAGAGCGCCGCCGCTGAGTAAGAGCGCCACTGTGGTTCCACGCCGGATGTTCCAGCGCAATACGTCCGGCATTCGTTTTAGATGATTCGTCAATCCGACGTTTCAACAATAAATTTTTTAAATTAAAAAGGAGTACATATTATGCTGAAGATCACTGTGGGTACCAACACCAACCGTAAGACTGTCATGGCTACTGAGGACACTACTCTGCGTCAGTGCCTGGAGGAGAACGATATCAATTACGTTACTGGTCAGACTTCTCTGGATGGCTGTGTTCTGCAGCCTGGCGACATGGACAAGACCTTTGCCGATATGCACGTTACCGAGAAGGCTTATCTGGTCGTGGTTCAGAAGATGGACAACGCCCGTTAAGGAATTAACGGAGTCTGACCCTAAATCTGTTCGAGCGAATCTCGAATAAAGTCCGAATATAAATCTGTTCTAGTTACAACAGATAAGTAGCATTGCAGCCGCTGGCAGGCCGGTTAAAGTCTGCCTTATATGTGTCCAGTATCTGGGCTTTTTAAATGCAAGATATGAATTTAAGGAGGAAGTAACTATGGCATTCACTGGTTTGCTGACGAAGCTCGGCTCGAACGAATGCAACGAATTTTTCTCTGACATCAAGAGCAGGAACAAATTCGAAACCGAAGATAACACCGTCCTGACCGTTCTCCGGGCAGTGATGAACGAGGAGCGGCTGGCGACTTTTACCGCTGATCCCGAGAACAAGGGCATCATGCAGTCTCTGGTAGTCGAGAACGAGATCCGGCTCCCGGACGATGAGAAGTTGACAGCAGCCTATTACGCTGGTGAGCGTGGTCCGTTCACAAAGATCAAGCTCGGTCTGTATTTCCATTTCATCCCCAACAAGAAAGCAGCCGATTACATCAAGCAGGTGAAAATGTTCGACGAGGACTACAAGAAGGCGGGCTGGGTTCGTCTTGAGGATGTCTCTCTGTATGTTGATCGCAGCGGTGACGCTCTGGTCTATCAGAACGAAACCAAGCAGGCGACCATGGTGTTCGCTCCTTCGCCCAAGAGAATCCAGGTCATGCAGATGATGATGAGCTGTCTGCCTCGTCTGCTTCCGTGGGCATTCAAGGATCACCCGGCAACCAGGGATGAACTCGATCTGCTGAAGATGCTGGCTGAGCAGAAGTATGACAAGTTCAATGCGGCAATCGACAAGATCTGTGCAGCTTATGATTTCTACGGCAAGAAAGTCGAAAGCATGCTCAAGGGATTCTGCAGTCAGAACTTCACCCGCTCGATCCACGATCAGGAAGAACGTGTCCGCCGGGCAGAGAACAACGTCAACGATTACATGAGTAGCGCCCGCAATGCCATGAAGCAGGTGGACGAAGAGCAGATGAAACTTCTGGTTCTCCGGAATCGTGCCTGTAACTCTGGAGACGATGAGAAGGAGCTGGTCGATTTCTTCAAGGCGAACAAATCTCTTATCGCTCTGGATAAGTCTGGCAATCAGCTGTGGGTCGGCGTTAACTGCTATCTGAATGACTACAACGAAGATATCTTTAAGCAGTATGTCGAAAAGCAGGATAAGATGTCCAGCTACATCTACGAGGAGAGCCCGTATGATATGGATCTCACCAAGAAGTTGTTCTTGGCTATCTGGAAAGAGCACCGGTTCAATCTGCGTGTCTACTGCGAGTGGATCGTCTATGATGACTGCCGCGTCGAAGCCGTCAGAAGCACTAACATGAATCACCGGGAAGACCTGATGAAGGATCGTTTTCCTCAGCCGCATATCGACCGGTTTACCTGTTACGGCGGCTATCGCGGTATGCTTCAGGATCTGGCTCTTCGTCGTGATTACATCGGCGTTTTGTCTACTCTGGTGACTTCTTCTTCCTATATCAACTGGACGGATTCTACGGTCGTCAGCTGGATGATGGAAAAGCTGTTCGGCGATTATAGTAATCGGAAGTGTCTGGAAGATAAGGATGGCAATCTCTACACCATCAAACAGGTGGTTGAGATTCTGGAAAACGAAAGCAGAGAAACGGCATAAGGAGGTTTGAAGTATGCAGCCGGTTAAGATGAATGACGAACTGATCCAAGGGATTTTGCAGGAGTTCTATGCACAGGCTTCTGCGTTGGGCAATCTGCAGGCGGATAAGTTCTCCTTTAACAAGAATTTTTCCAAGCCTGCCAAGGACGCAGTCGAGGTGAATTTCACTCTGGAAGCTTATCACGAGATGTGTGCCCTGATCGATCACTTCAGTACCGAGGTCGCCTGGCACGGTCTGGTGAATCGCATTGATAAGACTCACTTCCAAATCACCAAGATCCTGGTTTATCCGCAGCAGGTCACGGGCGCAACAGTGAATACGGATCAGGAAAAGTATACGACCTGGCTGTATGAACTGGACGATGAATCCTTTAATACGCTGCGGTTCCAGGGCCACAGTCATGTGAACATGAGCACTTCTCCCAGCGGCGTGGATATGCAGAATCAGTGGGATCTCATTGATACCCTGAGCTCTGAGGATTACTACGTCTTTATGATCTGGAACAAGCGGCGGGAGTATAACGTCCGTGTTGTGGATATGGCGGACAATGCCATCTACAGCGGCGATGATGTCAAGGTGACGATTGGAGAGGCCGATACGAAAGGGTTTCTCGAACAGGCGGAAGCGCTCGTCCAAAAGCCGGTCACAACTACATACAGTGGCTACAGCGGCAATTACAATGGTGCAGCTTACTCCGGCAACTACAGCGCGGGTACAGCAGCTTATCAGGGAGGCGCGTTCGTTGGTAACACAAGCACCGCAGCCGCGTCCACGAAAACAAAAGCAGAAACGAAACCGGCAGCCACGACGAACCCGGCGCTGAAAACTGTTACGGGTGGAGCCGCCCCTAAGATCGATTCAGCCAAGAGCAAGGGAAGCGAATCCAATCTGATGAAGTATTATCAGGAGAATCCGAATGACCTGATGAACAATTGGAATTCGAGCTGCTATCCCTACGCTGAAGCATTTCAGGACTAAGAAAGGAAACAACAATGGATCTGAGCAAAATCGAAATGGTGTTTGACCCTGCATCCGTTAAGGGTCGTATTCATATCATTGGCTGTGGTTCGGTCGGCTCTACTGTGGCCGAGCTGCTGGCACGATACGGTTTGACCAAGTTCACCCTGTGGGACATGGACTTTGTTGAGTCTAAGAATATTGTAAACCAGATGTTCTTTCAGCCGAACATCGCTCATTCCAAGGTTGAAGCACTGGCAAATATCCTGTGCAATGTGAATCCTGATATTAAAGAGGATCTGGTTCTGATGCCCAATGGCTGGCAGGGTGAAACCGTCAAGGGTTATGTGTTCCTGGCCGTGGACAGCATCGAGATTCGCAAGCAGTTCCTGGAGAAGAACAAGTACAATCCTGAGCTGCTCGGTGTGTTCGATATCCGCACTGGCCTGTATGACGCACAGTGCTGGTCGGCAGATTGGAAGGATCGCAAGCAGATCGACAATCTGAAGAACTCCATGAACTTCACTCACGAGGAAGCAAAGGTAAGTACGCCGGTGTCTGCATGTGGCATCGTTCAGGGTGTTGCACCGACCGTTCGTTTCATCTGCTGTCTGGCGGTTACGAACTTTATCAATTTCGTGGGAGGCAACCAGCTGAAGAAGCAGATCGTTGCAACCCCGTTTATTCTGGGTGAAGAGAGCGTCATGGCGTTCTGATAAAATCGTAAATAAATAATCGTGATGAATAGTTGTTTTTATAAACAGCGCACTTAGGCCAAGCCAAGTGTATCGAATTGTTAAGAAGAGGGGGTCCTCCCCTTGAGGCATCAACATTGCAAAACGAAACAGATCCCACCGGCCGACGGTGCTCCAGCAGGGTTCGAAACGACCTTTTTGGATCGCCGGAAGGCGGTTATATAGCCAATTTCAGCATCCAACCATGATAAGGACCTCCTACAGCATGCATTATAGCCTCAAGAAACCCATTTAGATCACGATGAAATCATAAAGGAGAAACAATGTACATTACATATCTGAATCCTCCTAAGACTCGGCAGATCACTTTTGATGAGATCCTTGCCGGTGTCCAGAATGTAGAAGCACTGCACTATGGCGGCAGCAACACATCTACAATGACCGTGTGCCGCAATGACTTAACCGCCAAACTTCGCGCTATCACAAATGTTCCTGAGATGATCGAGAAGTTGGTGGACTACAACGTGAAATATGCGACGCTTGAATCCAGCGATATCCCGAGTCACTATTCTCACTTTGAGATTCCAAAGAAATCTGGTGGCTGGCGACCCATTGATGCGCCAGATGAAACTCTTTCTGATGCACTGATCGAGCTGCGGGAACTGCTGAAGAGCTTTATGATCGCAGATTATCACACGAATGCTTTCGCATATATTCCCAATCGCAGCTTTATCGATGCGGTCCGTAAGCATCAGGCAGGTCACAATAAAACCGTCGTTGATGAGGCGACCGGCATGAAAAAGGTCGTCAATTATCAGAATCATTGGGCGGTCAAGTTCGACTTCCATGGTTTCTTTCCCAGTACGACACCGGATTTTCTGCTCGGCATGATGAGTGTGATCTATCCATTTGCTCTGATCATGCGGGATGCACGTGGCCGAGATGAACTGGCAAAGGCGGTCAACCTGTGCTTCCTTCGCAACGGCCTGCCGCAGGGAACTCCCATCAGTCCGTGGCTTACCAATGTGATGATGATTCCGTTTGACCACTGTATCACTCGCAAGCTGTGCTATGGCTACAAAGCAAAGGACGGCATCGATCGCGAGTTTACTTTCACACGATATGCAGATGATATCCTCATCAGCTGTTATCATCACTTTGACCCGATGGAAATTCAGCAGATCATCGTTGATGCGTTGAACTTCTTTCATGCGCCGTTTACTCTGAACGAAACGAAAACGCATTACGGCAACCGGCACTCCAGCAAGAACTGGTGTCTCGGCTTGATGTGGAATAAGGACAATCAGATCACGGTTGGCTGGCGCAATCTTAAAATGTTCCGTTCGGCTATGACAAATTATATCTATGCAAAGCAGCACGGCAGAACCTGGGAGTTGGAAGATCTGCAAAAGTTCAATGGCAAGCTCAACTATTATCACATGGTCGAGCCTGAGGTGATCGAAGAGCTGATTCGTCGTTACAATGCAAAGTTCGGCACTGATATTATGGCGATGCTCAAAGAGGATCTTCGTCCCAAAGAGGGCGTTGTTGCATAAAAAATGGAGACATACACAAGGAGTGATGATCTATGATTGAAATTATGTGCCGGGATGGAAAGGTTCCATCGAAGGAGCTCGAAAAGGTCGCGGATATGATCTACTATTCCACTGGCATCGAAACAGAGGTGGTCTACGAAGAGGATCGGCGAGCACTGGTGTTCTGGGGCCCTGAGGATGTCAAAGAGATCGTGGAAAGTTTGAATCTGAAATCGATCAACACAGACGATACCAATTTCTGCGATACCATTGTGGCCGCCGCAGAGCCGCGTATTCACCAGGCAATGCTGGAAGCCGGCAGAGATGTCCTGTTTGATGAAGTCTGTGAAACGGCTGCATCCATGGGCGAACAAATCGAATTCGATGAGCCCAATCAGTAATCAGTAAACAAAAAATCACTTTGCATATCGTTCCAAAAGAGCGAGCATCACGCCCAAGGCGGATGTTAAGAAGAATACCCTAGCAATCGGCCGCTGCACTCCGCCATAGGCCCCTGATCGTGCAGCTGGCCTCAGCCAATCCTTGTCAAGAAACACTCGTCCTTCGATCCGGGACGAAAGTCACGCGCCAGGTCGCGTGACAGAAGTCCCTGATCGTGCGTCCTCCCGTTTCCAGAGCATCGGATTTAGAAAGTGATTTTGATAAAAAAAAAGAAAATGAGGTAGAAATATGGAATTGATATATAAGCCCGGCGATAAAGTAATGATTCGCCCGGATCTGAGCTGTCGTGAAATTTATTGTATGAGGTCAGGCCGCCACAATGGGGACTATACCTACAATGTGGTTGATCAAATGGTAGATCAGGCTGGAAAGATTTTTACGATTCAGGGTCCTCGCCACGGAGGAGCTGGATATACTCTGGAAGAGTCTGATTATGGCTGGACCGACGAGATGTTTATTTCTATCAATGAGTGTTGCTGTGATAGCATTCTGTGAGGTGAACTATGAAATACAGATACGATGTCGGTGACGCAGTGGTCGTAAAGCGAGATCTCAGAAAGAATTGCAGCTACTTTATGATGTCCGGCCCCAATCCCAAAACATACAACACTGTTGTCGACGAAATGAAAGAGCTCGAAGGCAAGACCGTTCATATCGCAGGACATATTGATGGTCAATACTTCATTGAAGAAGACAATAAATCATATGCCTGGACGGATCAGATGTTCTTGACGCAGGACAAATACAGCGCTGCTTGTGTTTGCGAAAGTTTACTATGATTGGAATGATTTGAAAATGCAGAATCCCTGCCATTATTGTGTGGCTCCCAAGCGTTATCCCGGGTGTCACGATCACTGTCAGGAGCGCCAGCAGTACGTCGAAACTGAGCTGACACAGCAGCACCAATACAAAGAAAAGTGCCGCATGATCAACGATTTTAATAATGAGCTATACACTTATAACCTGCGTTATAGAGAAAAACATCAACATAGATATTGATTTACATAGAAAGGATGAAGATCGATGGCAGAACCGGCACGTAAGCGTAAGGAGCGCGTAGTTCAGTTCCCGCAACAGCCTGGTTCCGAAGCTCACATCACCATGAGCGAAGCCGAGCTGAAGGAAATGATTTGGGACATCGTGGCTGCCGCTCGCAAGAAAAAGCACAAGACAAAGCCAACCAACAGCCTTTATACAAAGGATGGCCGCATCAAACCTTCGCCTGCTGATCCGATTCGTTCCAAAGAGGATTTCCAGAAACTGGCGAATTATCTCGCTTCCAATGGCGACCCCAAGTTTCGTCTACGCAACAAGGCGATTTTCGTGTTCGGGTGCAGTCTGGGCATTCGTTGTGGCGATCTTCTCAACTTGAAAACGGCAGATGTTTACGAACAGGATGGCAGCGTGAAAGAGCATGTCGAACTGATCGAAGAAAAGACCCGCAAGCGCAATGTGTGCAAGATCCCCAAGATGGCAGCCGACATTTTGGAAGATTATTTCGATGAACAGGATTTCGAGATCAGTCAATCTGATTATCTGTTCCGCAGTCGCAAGGGTGGTCCTCTGACAGTGCGCGGATTTTATCGGATCTTGAAAGAAGCAGGGAAAGCGTGTGAGCTGGATATCGATCTGTCCACTCATACCATGCGCAAAACCTATGCAATGGCTGCACTTCACAGCGCAGAACAAGCAGGCGAGGCAGGGGATGCGCTGGCTATGCTTCAGATGAAATTCAAACACAGTGATGCCCGTGTCACGATGCATTATGTCAAGGCAGACCAGGATAAGATGGACGAAATGTCTGATCGTGTGTCGGACTGGTTCGATGATGGAGGAACGGAATGACTGATTACATGTATCACCCAGGCGACAGAGTCCGCGTTCGACTTGATCTTTCGGAACATGAAGAATATAAAATGTTGTCTGGCGAAAATAAAGGTCAACGCTGGGTGATTTTTGACTGGATGAAAAAATACGCAGGACAAGAGATCGTCATTCAAAAGATCGCACAAACTAGTGGTGTTTACAGAGCACAAGGAATCGATGGCTGCATCTGGGCTGATGAGATGTTTGAGCCGCTTGTCGTGGACGAGTGCGTTTGCGATTCACTGCTGTAATGGAATGGAGGAAGTAGAGCGATGTCAAGATATTATCAGTACAAAAACGGGGAGGAAGTGTTTGTTCGGCCTGATTTGGAGCGCGGTGTTCAGTATTATATGCGTTCCGGTTACCGAGCAAATGATGTCAGTGCCACCCTTACTTATTCTCAGGCGCAGCGGCTTGGCACTGTGGTTCATATTGCCGGCAAGCGCAATGGCCGCTATTACATCGACGAAGATTATGGGTGCGATCGGTGGACGGACGAGATGTTTGCAGCGCCCAACGAATGTATCTGCACGCCGCTGCTGTGAGGTGAATTATGGAAGGGAAATACCTGTACGAAATTGGCGACCTCGTAAAAGTTCGCGACGATATTGATCGAAACATGCAGTATCATATGCGTTCCGGTCCCAAAGCTGGATGTGAACCCGGGACTGTATATCATATCGGAAAATATAAGGGGTCAGTCCACAAAATCATTTCTTATGAGCTGGGTTATTACAAAATCGATAATGACCCTGATCATCTGTACTGGTCCGATGAAATGTTTGAGCCGATGTCGGTAAACGAATGCTGCTGTGAATCTTTGCTGTGAGGTGAATGTGATGGAACCTTTATTGTATCAGCCGGGTGATCTGGTAACGATCCGTTCGGATTTGGTTGGCGACCGCGATTACCCCGTTTTGTATGGCCCTTCAGCAGGCAATCGAACTCTTTACTGTAACAACGATATGGTTAAGTATAGTGGCAAAACCTATGAGATCGAGAATTACGCCGATGATGATGATTTCTATATGTTAAAGGAAATTCCATGGTCATGGACTGAGTCGATGTTTGAAAGCCCGACCGAATACATTTGTAACAGTTTGCTATGAGGAGAGTGTATGAACGAAATTTGGTGTGTCATCGAATATGATTCTGAAGGATATTATGAACCGCCTGAGTTTTTTAATAGTCGAGATGAAGCAGATTGTTACATAAATAAGAGCGCGATTGACGAATATACTCTGATTGAGAAATATCCGGATTCTACGATTGCAGTTAATTGCAACACAGATCTTTATGCTCGGGTTGGTACAGACAAAAGCTCTCGAATCTGGAAGGGATTTGACGTCACAGATGGTCTTTTGAGTATTTTTCTTGCGAATTATATAAAATTAAAGGAGAATAAAAATGTCTGATTTTAAAGAATTCCGTATTCTGCTCCAGCAGCACTTCAACGAGATGGTCAAGGATGGCGCACCTCTGTTTATCACCAATGCCGATGAGGACAAGCTGTATGACCTCTATCTGGACAGTTTCCCGGCTGGCACGAATCCTATCTTCCGTAAGCGCCGTGAGTATGATTGCTCCTGCTGCCGTCGCTTCGTGAAGAACATCGGTAAGCTGGTTTCTTTCATGGATGGTCAGATGGTCACCATCTGGGATTTCGACACCAAGTCCGATGTTTATCAGCCGGTTGTGGATGCGCTGGCTGCCTATGTGAAAACCTGCGCCGTTGTGAATCCGTATTACGTCAGCCGTAACATGATCTCTGATGGCAAGTTCGGCACAGAGATGAACTATGAGTATGACGCTGATCATAAGGCGGTTCGCACCTGGGATCATTTCGCTGTCGAGATTCCTCAGCGGTTCATTGTCAATTCCTATGATGTGTCCACCAAGATGGCCGAGTGGCGTGATTCTGCCAATGTGTTCAAGCGCTCTCTGGAAGAGCTGACTATGGACGCTGTGGATACTGTGCTGGAGCTGATTGCTCAGAACAGCCTGTATCGCGGCAAGGAGTTCGAGGGTTTGGTTCGTGGCTTCAAGAGCGATAAGCAGGTGTATGATCGTCTGCCCGATGAAAAGAAGACCGCTTATGTCTGGATGGCTCCCGGCGGTGCATCGATGAACCGGCTTCGTATTCGCAATACGGCAATCGGTACTCTGCTGGTAAACCTGAGCGAGGGTATGGACGTGGATGCTGCTGTGACTGCTTTTGAGAAGGTGGTTGCTCCTGCAAACTATAAGCGTCCCAAGGCGATTTTCACCAAGAAGATGGTGGAGGACGCACAGAAAACCGTCACTGAGCTGGGCTATATGAACAGTCTGGCTCGTCGGTTCGCCACTCTGGATGATATCACCGCCAACAACATCCTGTTCTGTAACCGTGATGCTGCTCCTCGGGTGATGGGCGCTGCGAATCCGTTTGAGGCAATGGCGAAATCTCTGGGTACTGATCCCAAGAAGTTCGGCCGCGCAGAAGAAATCGGCATCGAAAAGTTTGTCAAAGAAGTTCTGCCTACTGCGGCAGGTCTGGAATTGTTCATGGAGAATCGCTTCTCGAAGAACATGGTATCTCTGATTGCGCCGCAGGATAAGAGTGCGCCAAGCATGTTCAAGTGGCCCAATGGTTTCAGCTGGGCGTATACCGGCAATATGGCAGACAGCGATATTCGCGAAAACGTTAAGGCTGCTGGCGGTAAGGTGGATGGCGTGTTGCGTTTCTCGATTCAGTGGAACGATGTGCCGGGTGAATGGGATGAAAACGATGAAGATGCTCATTGCATTGAACCCGATAAGAATCACATCTATTTCGGCAACAAGTGGCACCCTCGTACTGATGGCCGCCTGGATGTGGATATCACTCATCCTTCGCGGGATAAGGCTGCTGTCGAGAACATCACCTGGCCTGACATTAAGAAGATGAAGGAGGGCGAGTACAGCTTCTATGTGAACTGTTTTGCTAGTCGTGGCGGTAAAACTGGTTTCCGTGCTGAGATCGAATTCGATGGCAACATCTACTCCTTCAACTATGATAAGCCGCTGCATGGTGGTCAGAATGTCGCCGTGGCAAAAGTCACACTGAAGGATGGTAAGTTCTCTATCAAGGAGCTGCTGCCCAGTTCTACCAGCACCCGCGAGATCTGGGGTGTGAATTCCAATCAGTTTGTACCTGTGTCTGTGGCGATGTGCTCTCCGAACTACTGGGACGAACAGACCGGCAATGGCAATCGTCACTACTTCTTCATGCTTAAAGACTGCGTCAATCCGGAAAAGCCCAATGGTTTCTACAATGAATTCCTGAAGGCAGACCTGCTGCAGCATAAGCGTGTGTTTGAGGCGCTGGGTTCTCAGATGGCAGTTCAGTCCGTGGATGACCAGCTGTCCGGTGTTGGCTTCTCTGAGACGCAGCATAACAGTTTCATCGTTAAGGTGCAGGGGGCAACTGAGCGAGTTCTGAAAGTGGTGATTTGATGGCAATTTATCATACAGAATATAGGTATAAAATCGGCGACAAGGTTCTTGTAAAAAATGATCTGCACGAAGCTCTCACGTATGGTGATAGTTACAAGATGCGATCTGGGCCGCGTGCTGGTGGCTGGGCCTCGTGCACCAAACGACACCTCTCTTTTGCAGGAGCTATTGTGACGATTAAATCGTATAAAAATGGTGGATATCATATCGCGGAAGCTCCTGATGCTGATTTCTGGACAGACGATATGTTCGTTGGTCTGGTAAACGAAAATGAATGTTACTGCGAATCTCTACTGTGAGGTGCTAAATGGATTATCGTTATAAGCCGGGTGATCGTGTCGTAGTGATCAATGAAATTCGAGAAAACGAAGAATACTACATGCGCTCTGGAAGTCAGTCTCCGCTTGATAATGCGATCTGCGTGAACGAATGTACGATTCGCACACGAAAAGCTTTGGAGGGAACGGTTGTCACGATTCTTGAGTATCGCCGCAATCGATATATCATCAAAGAAACGAATCAGAAAATCCTGTGGACAGATGATATGTTTGTTGGTCTGGCGAACGAAACTGAGTGCTATTATGAATCTCTGCTATGAGGTGTCAAATGGAGTATCGATATAAAATAGGCGACGCTGTTTTAGTTCGAGATGATCTTAGGTATGGTGCCTTTTACGATATGAGGTCTGGTCCTTATCCAAAAGCCAACAGTAACATTGTGACATTGGATATGTCGGAACTTCATGGGCAATTGGTTCATATTAAAGATTATTCTTCTCACGGGCACTATATCGTAGAAGAAACGTATGATTTTAGATGGACTGATGACATGTTTTCTGATTTGGCAAACAATGAGTGCTGCTGCGAATCGCTTTTGTGAGGTTTGTTATGGATTATGTAATTCCACTTCGATTTAAGCAAGGCGATCATGTTGTGGTTCGTCCAGATTTGAATATCAATACGGTCTATCAAACATTTGGAGGTAAAAATGCCGGTTATCGTGCAACTCCAACGTTAAATATGGTTCGCCTTGCTGGGTCGGAATTTGAGATTAAAGAATACTCTAGGTCTCAAAAAACTGTAAAACTAAAGTGCTGTGGTTCTTATTGGACAGAACAAATGCTGATTCCCAAAAGTTTTGTAGAACAGGAATGCGTTTGTGAATCACTTCTGTAAATCTGAAAGGAGAAATTATCATGGAAAAGAATCTGTTTGAAATCGCAACTCGTAATCGCTATCGCTTTAACTACAAGGGTGTTATGACCGTAGAGGATCTGTGGAGTCTGCGGGTCGAGGATCTGGATGCCATCTTCAAGATGCTGAACCGTCAGAAGAAGACCGCCGACGAGGATTCTCTGCTGGCCACTAAGAGCGCCGAGGATCAGGATCTGGCCAATAAGATCGATATCGTCAGGTATATCGTGTCTGTCAAGCTGGCTGAGGCAGCGGAGCGTGTGTCTGCCGCCGAGAAGAAGGCACAGCGCGATAAGATCATGGAGATCGTGGCAAAGAAAAAGGATAAGGCGCTGGAAGACATGGGCATCGATGATCTGATGAAGAAGCTGAAAGAGCTGGACTGAGAAGGGAAGTATCAAACATGAAAGTTGTTGAAAGCGCAAGCAATCTGTTTCTGTATGGCGACGATATGAAGGCGTATGACAAGATCCCGGCGGGCACCTATGATATCCACTGTTCTGAGATGACCGGTTTCTATCTGTCCCGCCGCCCCGATATGGTCATCAACGAAAAGGTGTATGGTGTCCAGAGCAGCAAGGTTGCCAAAGTGCTGAATTCGTTCAAAGTGTTCAACCGCAACCTGGGTGTCATTCTCAGCGGCAACAAAGGCATCGGCAAATCTCTGACCGCTAAGATGATTGCAATCGAGGCCGTCAAGCAGGGCTATCCTGTCATTCTGGCTAACCGCTATATCGGCGGTATCGCCAATTTCATTGAATCCATCGATCAGGAAGTTATGATTCTGTTTGACGAGTTTGATAAGACATTCAAGGCCAGGGACAATGAAAGTCCGCAGGATACGATGCTGAGTCTGTTCGATGGCACCAGCGCGGGCAAAAAGCTGTTCGTTGTCACCTGTAACCAGCTCGATGGCCTGAACGATTATCTGGTCAACCGTCCCGGCCGCTTCCACTATCACTTCCGCTTCGATTACCCGGGCGCTGACGAGGTCGAAACCTACCTCAAGGATAAGCTCGAAGAGAAGTATTACGATCAGATCCCAGCCGTGGTCGATTTTTCTGGCAAGATCGATTTGAACTACGACTGCCTGCGGTCTATCGCCTTTGAACTGAATCTGGGTACTCCATTCGCAGAGGCCATCAAGGATCTGAATATCATCAACATGAACGAGACCAGCTACAAGCTCACTGTTATCTTCAAGGATGGTTACCGTGCGTCCAGCACCAAGCGTTTTGATATGTTCAATGGTGCACAGCGTATCTGTTTTGATGTCAAGCTGAAAGATGGCTACTGGCCTGATTTCTATATCAATACTGAGGATATCCAGTATAACCCCGCCAACGGTGAGCAGTTCATTGATGGAAAAAAGATTGATGTGGATAATCCGTATTCCAAGAGTGATGACGATGAAAAGGATCGTTATGAAGCTTTTGAAAAGGACAACGGTGTGGTCAAAGTCATCATCTCCCGTACTCGTGAAAGAAACATTCACTACATGGTCTAAGGAGGCTCAATATGGTCAAAGCAAATCATTATAAAATTGGTTCTTTCCCTGACGGCACTCCGCTGATCAAGAAGGATCTGACCATCAATTATCTCAACGTGATCAGCATCGTCTGGACGTTTGAATCCATGGCCGAGCTTCCCACGGTCATTATGATCGCAAAAGACGCAAAGGATAACGGAGCAGACGTCGAGCTGTTTATGCCGTACATCCCGAATGCTCGTATGGACCGCGCCTATCACGACGAAGATGTGTTCACCCTCAAGTGGTTCGCAGATGAAATCAATCGATGTGGATTCAGCTGCGTTACCGTGTTTGACCCTCACAGTGATGTGGCTCCGGCATTGATCAATCGGTGCGAAGTACATACTCCGATTCGTGAAATCTGTCAGGCAATTGAGAAGAGCAAGCCGGATGTGATCTATTTCCCGGATGCCGGCGCAATGAAACGATATGAAGGAACTGTTCACTGGGCACTGGATCGAGCAAAGTGCAGTGCCTATATCATCCATGGCGATAAAAAGCGGGACTGGGCAACGGGCAAAATTCTCGGTCTGGATGTTGTTGGTGAAGTGAAGCCTGGTGAAAAGGTTCTGATGATCGATGATATCTGTTCTTACGGTGGCACTATGTTCTATTCAGCCAAGAAGCTGAAGGAACTGGGCGCGGGTGATATCGATATGTATGTCAGCCACTGCGAAAACAGCATTCTGGATAAGGAACGCGGCCATCTGTTTGATGATCCGGAACTGATTCATATGGTCTATACCACAGACAGTATCTTCACCGGCCATCACGACAAGATCACTGTTTTTGAACACAAGTGGGACGAGGACTGATATGGAAGTTTGGGCATTAGATATCCATTTTAATACGGATGGAGATTTTGGTTGGCGGCTTGCTCCGGTTGCAATGACCTATAATGCCAACAATCAATTTTACAGGCTGAGTGTAGTTCGAGAAGTTAAAAACGATGTCGAAAAACGTCAAGTGATTGCCGAATTTAATTGGATTTTGGAACAGCTGATTAAAAATCTTTATACCACCAGAGAGTACGTTTCCGACTACGTTGAAGAAATGCTAAATGACTCTCTTGACGAAGAGTGGAAAGAAGATTTCTATCATGAACTGTCTGGCAACTACGATGGTTCCTATGTTCAATTCCGAATTCATACGTCAAAAGATAAAATGTCTTTCAAGATTAACTGCACAAGAGAAGAATACGAAAAAATTCAAAAGAAGTATGGAGACTGCCTTGGAATCGATGGAAGGCAGGTTGTAAAAGAATTATTGAAGGGCTAAATATGAAGTATGCAAAAGGTGAAATCCTTAGTGCATATCAGCGCTTGACGAAAAGTATCAAATATGGAGATGCATACTGGTCTGAAAAAGCAATGATAAGTGATGTTCTGAGTGATTACTTCAATCGAATCGAGAGCAAGAAAGTTGTAATCGATCCAAAGTATGAAAGCTACAGATGCCCAAAGTGCAATACAACGTTAATTGGTCAATATGATCACTATTGCGGACAATGTGGTCAGAAATTGGACTGGAGGATTTGAAATGATCAATATCAACCCGATGCTGCTGTGTGATTTCTACAAGACAACCCACAGTAAGCAGTTTCCGGCCGGCACTACCAAGCTGGTCAGTTATTTTACTCCACGCATGAGCCGACTGGATGGCGTGGATGAAGTCGTTGTGTTCGGCATTCAGGCGTTCTGCAAGGATTATCTGGTACGATATTTCAACGACAATTTCTTCGACGAACCAAAGTGTATTGTAGTTCCTCAGTACAAGCGTGTCCTGGATGCGACCATTGGTAAGGATGCTTACGATCTGAGCAAGATTGCAGCGCTACATGATCTGGGATATCTTCCTGTTGAAATCAAGGCACTGCCAGAAGGTACTCGTTGCCCCATCCATGTGCAGTTTCTGGAGATGAGCAATACGCATCCTGATTTCGCATGGGTTCCGCAGTTCCTCGAATCTTTTATGAGTTCTGAGCTGTGGCATCCAATGATTTCTGCAACGGTCGGAACTCTGTATCGCGATATTGTGGACAAGTATTACGATGAAACCGTTGAGGATGGCGTGCCGCATGCTCGTGCTCTGGGTGATTTCAGTTTCCGTGGTCAGGAGTGTATGCAGTCGGCAGTTAAGTCAAGCGCCGGTTGGTGTCTGAGTTTTCTGAATACGGCTACTGTCCCTGCGATTCCGTATCTGGAAGAAATGTATCGCTGCAATTGCGAAGAAGAGCCCGTTGCGTTTGGCGCTGTCAGTACCGAGCATAGTGTGATGTGTTCTAACTTCGCTGTCGATGGCGACGAGATCACTTTCATCCGCCGGGCGCTGACGGAGCTGTATCCCAATATGAGCTTCAGTATGGTGTCTGACTCCTACGACTACTGGAATCTGGTCGATAATATCCTGCCGCAGCTCAAGGATGAAATCATGGCTCATAATGGTACGCTGCTGATCCGTGGCGACTCTGGCAACCCGGTCGAAATCGTCACGCAGACGGTCTATCATCTGTGGGATATCTTCGGCGGCACAGTCAACAGTAAGGGTTATAAGGTACTCGATCCTCATGTGAAGGCACTGTACGGCGATTCTATTACGGTGCAGCGGTGCGAAAAGATTTATGCCGAACTCAAGGAGCATGGTTTTGCCTGCAACAATGTCAGCCTTGGCGTTGGCTCTTTCTCTATGCAGTGCATCGAGCAGAATGGTCAGTTGAAGCCGTTCACTCGCGATACTTTTGGCATGGCAGTCAAGGCAACTTATGGAGTGGTCAATGGTAAGGAGATTCAGATCTTCAAGGACCCCAAGACCGACACTGATCATTTTAAGAAGAGTCTGAAGGGTATGTGTTATGTCACTAAGGATGATTCTGGAAAGCTGGTTTGTACTGATGGCTTGATGGATCACGCTGCTCATTCGGATGGTAACCTGTTGCAAACCGTATTCCGTAATGGCGCGATGGTCAAGGAGTACAGTTTAAAGGAAGTTCGTGAGCGACTGTGGGGAGGGAAGTTTTAATGGTCGAAATCAAAGAGATAAACAACCAAAAAGCGAATGCGATTATTTGCAATCCGTTAAAAGCTAAACCGGGGTTATTTCTTCACAAAGATAAAGAAGCAAATCGATATGTTGGCATTGATAACACAACTCATGATGCTTGGGTTGAAGATTTTGCAACTCGAAAAGAATGCGAGGATTGGTTGATGAAAAAAGGTTCTGATAACTGATTTGGAGGTTATGATATGGCTGTTGTAATCAAAGAAGGCAATGTGTTTGATTCTGACGCTAAGATCATCTGTCATCAGGTGAATTGTCAGGGTGTTATGGGGTCTGGTGTTGCCAAAGAAGTTCGTGATCGGTATCCAAAGGTGTACGAGGAATATCACACTTACTGCGAAAGCAACAAGGATTGTCCTGAACGAATGCTGGGTGTCGCTCAGATGGTTCCAGTTGATGAAAAAGGTTCCCGATGGATCGTCAATTGCTTCGGTCAGAACGGTTATGGATATGACGGAAAGCAGTACACGTCTGTTGGCGCACTGTTTGAAGCATTCAAAGAAGTGGCCAAAATCGCCAAGGCATCAGGAGTCAAAGTGGCTATGCCGTATGGAATCGGCTGTGTTCGTGGTGGCGCAAAATGGCTGCTTGTGAAAGAAATCATCGATTTTACATTTAAAGACGTTGACGTAGAACTGTGGAGATTGGAGGGTAAATAATATGCGCAAGTATGAATTTGACGCAGCAAAAACCAAGGATGAAATCGTCGAGTGGATTCGGAACTATTTCCGCAAGAATGGTCCTGATTGCAATGCGGTGATCGGCATCTCTGGTGGCAAGGATTCCAGTATCGTGGCTGCTTTGTGCTGTGAAGCGCTGGGCAATGGCCGTGTAATCGGTGTTTTGATGCCCCAGGGCGCTCAGAGCGATATCGATGTGGCGCGGGAACTAGTTAAGCATCTTGGCATCAAGTCGTTCGAGATCAATATTGCCGAGACTGTGAACGCGCTGCTGGCCAAGGGACGAATTGCTGGTCTGTGTGATTCCAAGCAGGCTCGTGTGAATCTACCGGCACGAATCCGTATGGCGACTCTGTTCATGGTGTCTCAGAGTATGAATGGGCGAGTGGCTAACACAGGAAACGCCTCGGAAGCGTACATTGGGTTCAGCACTTTATTTGGAGATGGCGCGGGTCAGTTCAGTCCTCTCGGTAAGCTGACCGTCACCGAAGTTAAGGCAATCGGTCGTGAGCTTGGTTTTCCAGAAAAGTTTATCGAGAAAGCGCCTGCAGATGGACTGACTGGCAAAACCGACGAGGATAATTTCGGCTTTACCTATGACTTCCTCGACAAGTACATTCGCACTGGTGATTTCGGCGGTGACACTGCAACTGCAGCCAAGATCGATCGAATGCACGATGCGAACGCATTCAAACTGTTGCCGATGCCTGTGTATAAATCTAATTTTTACAAGGTTGAGTGGTAAGGGAGAGTTTTTATGGGAAAAGAAAAAGTTGATGTTCTGATCGTTGTCGATATGCAGAACGATTTTGTCACCGGTCCGCTGGGTACTCCTGAAGCGCAGGCCATTGTGCCGAAGGTCGTTGAGAAGATCAAGAACTGGAAGGGTGAAGTTCTGTATACCAGAGATACTCACCATAAAAACTATCTCGAAACGCAGGAAGGTAAGCATCTTCCAGTGAAGCATTGTTTGTTCGGGACAAGTGGCTGGCAGCTTGTGGACGAAGTTGATGAAACGATTTCTGATGAACAATGGTGTGAAGATAACCCGATTTATGATAAACACACTTTTGGATCGGCCAGGCTGGCGGATGATCTTGTATTTTTCAACAACAGAGAGAGTTGCGGAATCAATTCCATTACTCTGGTCGGCCTCTGCACGGATATCTGTGTCATTTCGAATGCGCTTCTGCTTAAGGCAGCACTACCTGAAGTCCCTATCATTGTGGATGCAAGCTGCTGTGCCGGTGTTACTCCTGAGTCTCACAAGAACGCATTGGCTGCTATGAAGATGTGCCAGATCGAAATTGTAAACGAGGAATAAAATGCACTACGTTAATAGCGATATTATTTTGGACGCTGACGAAGCAAGACGGTTTCAGTATCTTCTAAGGCATCCAAATGTAGAGGAAATACAAAGGAAGTTAAAGGCTTGTAACGATGCTCTCGCTGAAATGAATTATCGGGAGAACGAAGACGGGACTACTTCTTTTGATATTGATCTTGAGGTGTGATCAATGGAAGAAATCATTATTTTCGGTTAACGTCCGGATGCCAGGTGATTGGCGGTACTGGGGCAGACATAACCGCCGCCAGAATAATTTGCAAAGGAGAATGGATATGAACGAAGAAGTTAAAAAGAAGCAGGACGAACTCAAAGGCGAGATTTATGAAGATCTGAAGAAATATCTGACATGGGATGATTATATCAAACTCACCCAATGGCTGAACGAACATAATTTTTGGGTAGCTCCTGCATCTGCAAAATATCATGGCGCGCATCCTTGTGGTTTAGCCGAGCATAGCATTGCTGTTGTGAAGGCTCTTGTTTCGTTGACAGATAAATTAGGACTGAAATGGGAAAATCCACGTTCTCCGTATTTAATTGGGCTGCTGCATGACGTTTGCAAAACAGATCAGTATCTTTTTATCCCGGATAAAGGAACATATGAGTATCTGAATGACTCTATTTTCAGTCATCATGGCGAAAAATCTATCTGTATGCTGGCGAGTGTTATCACCATGACAGAGGAAGAAGTTGCGTGTATTCGATGGCATATGGGCGCGTATGAAACCGATACGAACGAGTGGAAATATTATGGAAATGCCATTAGCCAGTATCAGAACGTGCTGTGGACTCACACAGCAGATATGATGGCCAGTCATATTGCTGGTGTGTAAGGAGGGATTATAATGTCGCCCTGTTTGATGTGCGCCGAAAAGAATTGTCATAACTGTCCATGTGCGATCTGTGAGGTCGTCGATGGCAAGCTGCAGGATAATTTTGTAATGCAGACAGCAATGAAGAATAAAGCGGACTGCAAGAAATTCATGGCGCGTCTTTCAGTAGAGCTTCAGCAAATCGGCCAGATGAAATCCAGGAGCTGGACGGATAAAAACAACTGGCGCGGGTTCCCGGCGGGCTGGTTTAAGCATGATGATCTGGTTTCGTGGTTGTTCTGTCATTGCTAAAAGGAGATGGCAAGATGGGATACACAGTATATATTACAGCAAATCGCTATTACGAAGTACATATCAAGGATGCAAAAGATACAGACGATGCAATGCAGCAGGCTTTGGAAAAGTATGATAACGGAGAGCTCGAAAGTTATGAGGATGAGTTTGAATCGGCGTTCGCGGAATCGGAGGATGATTGATTGGCAAGCAAGTGGCAAACCTGTCGGCTATCAGAAACTCAGGATCGTCGGGTGAAGTTGACCAAGGCAAAAAAGGAAGAAATCGCCCGTAAGTTTGAAACCGGCGAATACTCACTCCGGGGTCTGGCGCGGGAGTATAACGTCTCGCACAAAACGATTTCGCTCATTGTCGATCAGCGGGCAAAACGAAAAAACGACGAATACAACAGAACACACTGGATGTATTATCGTCCGGATGCAGAAACAATGCGGGAAGCGCACCGAAGATCAAAAGAATATAAAAAGCGACTGTACGAAAGAGGAGAGTTGAAATAATGGGACAGCGGTTGGTTATTACGGTCCATGCGTTTGATGAGGATATCGCCACGATCTATTATCACTGGTCTGCATATACAACCAGCGCACTGGACGAAGCTCAGAAGATCCTTAAAAATGTCAAATGGGAAGATACCACGTCAAAGGACGAATTGATCCTGCGTATCGTTCGCTTCATGGAGTCCAATGGAGGCTGTATCGATTTTGAGGATAAGCCGGAGTTCAATAAGCGTTTCCCGAATGTTGAGTTTAAGGACGATGGCTCCCGCAACGATGGTCTTGTTGCAATCTCTGAGCAGGTAATGGACAAGCAAAAATACTGGTCTGAGGGCGACTTGATCATTGATTTTGATAACGAAATGATTTGCAACTCGGTTTTCTGGTGGTATAATTCGGACGAATCTCTGCGGGATGAACTTGGCGAGGATTGCGATATTGATTTTGACACTATTCCGGAGCTCAAGATCGATCCCGGCGAATTTTCGTTCGATGATCTTACATATATGATCGAGACGTTTACAGATGGCTATAGTTATCATCGCTATCAGGGTGAAATCTTGGAAAGTATTGATGGTTGAGTGAGGTGATAAAAAATGACACGAGAGGAATTGCAGTTGATCATTGCAAGTGAACCGTATAATTTTCTGCGCACCAATCCGCATTTGGGCAAGCAAGTGATGTTTTTGACCATTGGCGGCAGCCACGCCTATGGAACGAATGTGGAAGGGTCAGACGTTGATATCAGGGGTGTCGCACTTAACACAGAACATGAGCTGCTTGGCATGGACACGTTCGATCACTGGGTCGATGAAACTACTGATACAACGGTATTCAGTTTCAATAAAGCAGTTAAGCTAATGTGCAGCGGCAATCCGAACATGCTGGAGCAGCTTGGAAATGCTGACGATCTTGTCATCAGCTATCATCCGGCCACAAAGCTTTTGATGGATAATAAGAAGTTGTTCCTGTCCAGACAGGTCGTGTATTCGTTTGGTGGCTTTGCAGATAAATTGTTCAAGAAGGCAGTCACTTTGGGCGAATGGTGTAATCAACACCCAGAAGATCAGAGTACGAAGAAGCGAATGAACAAAACCATTATGAATATGATTCGTCTTTACCTTATGGTCTTTGATATTCTGGAAAAGGGTGAGATCATTACGAATCGGGCGGAGAACCATGACCTATTGATGATGGCTCGAAACGGTGAATTCCAAGCTACAAACGGTTATATTAAGCACGATGTAAAAGATTTCCACAAAGAATATGAAAAGCGCCTGCAGTACGATAAGGCGAACACTGCTTTGCCGGACACCATCGATAGAAACCGTGTCAACGAGTTAGTTGTGACTATCAATCGAATGGCGCTAACGGTGATGTAAAATGAAAATCGAAGACTATTCGCCAGATGAATTGGCTGAAATTTTTAAGGAAGAACTAGATCGTCTTGATATCCCATATCATTATGATCTGGACGCGGAAGTGAAATTTGCGCCATTGATGCCTGATGAACCAATTTTAGAAGTGTAATTTATTGGACTATTAGGATGATATAACTATAGGGAAGGAGTATACCCTTCACGGATGAGGGTATGAAAATTGAATATGTTAAAGCTGTCAGTGTCGAACGCAAACAGCAAGATGGGGAGTATCAAGTCGATCTCGATGCCTCGAATCAAAACCTGTGCTCCAGGCGTTCCGTGCGCAAAAATGTGCTATGTCAGTCACTTCGACTGGCGAACCACAGTACGAAACGCCTATGACAACAATTTGAATCTGTGGTTAACAGACCCTGACGGCTTTGAAGTCCAAGCGACTGCAGCTGCTTATGGGTCTTTTTATTTTCGGTGGCATGTCAGTGGAGATATCGTGGATGAACGATATTTCGATATGATGTGCCGCATCGCAACTAGACTTCCTCGCACCCAGTTTCTCGCATTCACCAAGAAATACGATCTGGTTAACACATTTGTGGAAGCGGGCGGTACAATTCCCAGCAATTTACATATTCTCTTTTCATCCTGGCCTGGCTATAATGTAAACAACCCCTACAATCTTCCAGTTGCTTATGTGGCATTTAAAGATGGATATTGTGAAGCGCCGGCCGATGCACATGAGTGCTCTGGCCATTGCGAGGATTGTGCTTACGCTGGTAAAAACTGCTGGGTTATGGGGCGAGGCCAGTCCATTGTTTTAAAAGAGCATTAAGGATTTTATAGACCCCTATTATAATAATGTAGGAAGGATGATATAAATGGCGTATGTTCTTACCAACGGACACACCTATATCACAAAAAAGCCGAATGGCAAATTCACAACAACATACGATTCAAGCCTGGCTTCGCAGTATGATGCAGAAAGCAAAGCCTGGAACGTATTGAATTGTTTGCCGCGTACATATAAAGAAGACGGGTATCTCCCAAAGAAAATCGAAGTCAAGGAAGCATCGGCACAGTTAAAAGAGATGGTCACTCCCGCACAGCCAGAACGAAAGCGGTTCGATCCTGTATCTTATCCAATCGAAGATTCAGAGTGGATGACTGATTTTAAAAAGAGTCTCAAAATTGTCGATAAAACTCTCAGCAGCTTAAAGCCGATGTATGCAAACCTCTATTCTGATCTGACTCGGGCAACAGATGAGATCGATGATCTGGAGCACGCCATTGAACTCGTTAAGGCAAATGCAGTCCAGCGCTGCTTTCTGGAGAACGAACTAAAGAAAGCGCGTAAGATCCGCCGCGAGTGCAAGGATGCGATGAGTCTGATCGAAATGGTGCTGAAGTTCAATCTGGATGACTGGGGAACCGGCAAGGTGCAATCTGAAATCGTTCGTCTGGAAACTCGGTGTTATACACCGAAGGTCCGTGATGATATTTTTGTTTAAGGAGTGATTTATTATGAGTGGAGCAGTATCGTTTGTTTTGGGCTTGCTGGGGCTGGGAGCTTCTGGCGCGGTCAGTGCTGGGCAGAATATGAGCCGAAAGAAAGCTGATTATGAATTTGGAGAAGCACATGGTTATCATGGAACACCAGATGTCCTTCAGATGCGAGATCGTGTCCGCAAAGAGTGGTGGAGTATGTGTGGTGACGTATATAATGCCTGTGGTAAGCCTGCAAGTGAGTACGGAAATCCATACAAAACCCCATATTGTTATTGTAAGAAGCGCTGGTTTATTGCCCATCTGAACGAAAAAGGCATTCCGTATGATGATGTTGTCGTGAACGATGTGACAGGAGTCACATTTTATGAGCGGCAGAACCAGCGGTCGAGGGAGTGGATGAGAAAGCTATGAAAGTTTATGACGCTTTGAAGTCAGTTTTAGCAGCTGTAGAAAAAAATCATTCAAAATTAAGATCAGAGCCTGATTCTGACGGTGTATCCCATGACAAATGGGAAGAAGAGGAGGAGGCATTAACTGACTTAGAAGAAAGTTTGGAAGAAGCAATTGAACAATATGAAAGTGCAATGGAAGTGAGAAGAAGTCTACGCACGATGGTTCTAAACAATTAAAAGTTGTTATTTCGGGTTGAAATGCGCCATGTTTTGTGGTAAAATAACAACCGAACTGAATTTGGTTAGAAAAGCAGGACATCTTTTAGTTGTTTGGAGGGCAAAATGCGGATCACATATACTGCCCAGGAAATGCACGAACATATCCGGTCATATGACATCATCGAGTTCTGGGGCAGCCGGAACGAAGAAAATGTCTGCATGATCAAAGCCAAGTCATCTTGCGTTGCACTAAGAAAAGGCAAGCGATACAGCTACATCAGTATCGAATGCCAGTTTAACCCAAGGTCAGACATTCTTTGTTGCTGCTGCAACATTACAGGTAACGTGTTCTCTTGTGAAGTTGAGAGGGGGAAAAAGTCGGAGCGCCTTATTATTTCATCCGATTATGCAGAGGAGCCAATCACACTTTTTTTAAAAAATCTTTGAATTGGTATTGTAAAGTGTGAATGAATATGGCATAATAAGGACACAAAGTAAAACAGATGGTCAGCAAGGAGGTCATAATATGTTTAAGGCTGGCTCAAGTGTCCCCAAAATCGGTGAGATTCGTCTCGGTTATGTTGCCGATATCAAGCAGGAAGGAAAAACTGTCCATAAATATTATGGCGTTCATCCTTATCTGATCGTCAGCAACAACATCTACAACAAAAACTCTGGCCAGTGTGAGGTGATTCCTTTCACCACAAAACGCTGGAACAGCCGCAACCCGGTCCATGTTGATTTTGGTGTAGGTGAAGTCGATGGCTTACCGCATGAATCCACTCTTGTGATCGAAGGCCGCGATACGCTGTTAAACTCTCAGCTGAGCGAACCAATCGGAACGTTCTCTGATAAGAACTGGCAGCGCGCAGCGAACGCCATGGTGATCCAGTGTCCGATGCTTGCGGCTGCATTCAGTACAAATCTGGTCTCTGCATCATAAAATCTACGATTCTGTTTGCAAAATCTTCTTACATAGTGTACAATGAATCTAATAGTTCATATACCGACCCACTGTGTAAGGAGATAGCAAGCGATGAAACAGAGTGCGGAATATTACAATGAAGAGCTCAAGACCAGATTTATTCTGGATAAAATGTGCGAAAAAGATTCAAACGGAGATCCAGCCAAGGATTCCGCTGGAGAATATATCATTCTTGCTAAGAGTAAGAACAGGTATAACAAGGTTCGCAGCATTTTTCATAAGCTTGCCGCGTTCGAACAGAAGTATGAGAAAGACTTTTATGAGATCGAGTCTGACAAAGACGAAGAATTTATAAATGATCTGTTCTCAAGGTGGATCTCCGAACTGAATGAAAATTACAGCATCTTTGTGTTGTCTATTTTTAAGCAGTATATTATGTGGTGCAGAGATGAGGGTTTGCTCTCAACGCAGCGGTACTATCAGCATCCGTTCTTTGACATGGAAATGTCCGGATGGAAAAAGAAAGACACCAGTTCCACCTTCCGCTCTGAGCGTGTAAAGAACCAGCTGGAAGCCATTGCAAACAAGAGTACAGATGAATTGGCTGAAAACTATGTATTTCCATCAGAAGATGATTTCTTTACCTACGTCGTTTCTGTGTTCTCAGAAGAAGGGGCGATTATGACAGGTGCAATTATGTGCCTGCTGTATTACGGATTCCCGTCTGAAGAGATCCGTCTTGTCAAAAGAAAAGACGTTGATGTAGACACCAGAACTGTATGCGGGGAATATATCGATCACGATATTGCATGGTCGATTATCTGTAAGGCCAAAAACACAACCACATATCTCAAAAACCACGCAAGGGGGCAACTTGGGAAGTTAGAAATGAATCTTGGCGATGGTCCTTATCTTATTCGTACAAGCAGGGACAGTTCCAATGATAGTCCTGTGCCAATTGGATACTTTAAGGATCTGTATCGAAGAGAAAAGAAAATCGTCGAGGGGCTTCCGCCAACATCTAACTATAAAAACATCCTTGTTAAAACAAGCACCATCAAAAACCTGCGCAAATTCTATGAGATCATGTCGGAAGAGCATGAATATGGTATCGAATATGTCGCTGAAAAATTCAGACAGAACCAATATGATACGCCGCTCACATTCCGAAAGTATCAAATAATGCGCGAGAAAGCAAGAAAATTATAAAAATGAAGGGGCCTGACCAGCCCCTGAATTTTTCCTTTACCATTCACACTTTACACTATCATTATGTTGAATAGGAGGTGATTGAAATGAGAAAGACGATTGCAGCCATTGTTGTAACCGGCGTTTATCTGCTGACAAATCTACTCGGCGTGGAAGCAGCTGGTCCGGTCGAGACATATCAGAGCTGGAGCGATGAACTAAAGTCGTATACGCAGTCTGTGTGTGACGAATACAATGTCGATTATTCATTGGCGCTCGGTGTGATCTATAACGAGAGCAGGTTCCAGAGCGGCCTGACTCATGTGAATTCAAATGGCACAGTAGATTATGGTCTGATGCAGGTCAATGAGGTCAACTTTGATTATCTCAACAAGACGCTTGGTATTCGGTCTATGTCTGAACTATTGGATGATAGAACGGGTATCAGATGCGGCGTTCAGCTGCTGGCGTATCATAAACAGTACACCGGCAACGATTCGGCGGCACTTCTTCGCTACCAAATCGGAGCAGGGAAGTACAAACAGTACCTGAGGAAAGGTCGGTACACCAACCAGACGCATCAACAGGTGCTTACATATCAGAGCGAACTCGCTTCTTATATGGATTCTTTACAGTAGGAAAAAGATCGGGCGGCAGAAAAACGTCTGTTTGATCTGATCAATCGGTGGAGTGAATCCACCTTTATATGCTGGAGTGGCGCAATGGCAGCGCAGGAAATTTGTAATTTTCAGGTTGCAGGTTCAAGCCCTGTCTCCAGCACCATTAGAACAGCGGGCAACCGCAGTCAAAGATTATAAATTACATAAGGAGAATGATTATGACTACTGAAACTATGACAATCCATCGTGGTCTGGCGGAGATCAAGGTTCTGGAAAATCGAATCCTCAAGGCGATTTCTGAGGCTAAGTTCTGTGCGGCTGCTAAGCAGAGCATGAAGAAACTGAACGGTGTGCCTATTGAGGATTACAAGAAGGATGCACAGAGTTCTCTGGATTCCATCAACGATCTGATTGCCCGTCATGATGCAATTAAGCGGGCGATTTCTGAATCCAATGCTAAGACAACTGTGACCATTAACGGTGTTGTCTATACCGTTGCTGAGGCAATTTATATGAATCAGCATGGCATCGATTTTAAGCAGCGTCTGCTAAATATGCTAGATTATCAGTATTCGAATTCTATTGCCAACATTGAAACAGCAAATGCTTGTCTGAGTGATCGTGCGGATAATTACACTAAGAGCCTTGCATCTGCTTCTGAAAAGAGCAACATGGACCCTGAGGCTATTCGAGATGCACGTGACAGCTATATTGAGCGCGAGACTATGATTCTGATTGATGGTATCGACATCAAGAAGATTCGAGACGAAATCACTTCTAAAATCAGCAAGTTCAAGGCCGAGGTTGATGCGGTTCTGTCTGCATCTAATGCGACCACTGAGATCACCATTGAATACTGATTTCTAATCAGCGAAGCATATTCACTGTCTATCGAAAACGACAAACTGTAATCGTTCGCTCTTTGCTCGCGGCAGCATCGCTTGAGCGAAATTAAACAATAAAAAGCAAATAGTCGCTTCAAAAAGCTGGCCTGATAAGCCGACAAGATGAAATCAAGTAAAATATTTGATAATACTTGGATTTTGGGATTTTAGAATTTGTCAAGAGGTTAAGACGCAAGCCTATAAGCTTGAAACGACGGTTCGAATCCGTCATTCTGAAAAATCTTATAAAGATGGCCCGGAAAGCTTAAAGTTTACGATTAAAGGTTAAAGATTGAAAGTTCAAAGCTTAAACTCTTAGCTAAAGGTCAAAGGACAAAGCATACAGGTCAAAGATTTATAAAATCCATGGGCACAGGTTTGTGGATCGATTACATAAGTCCCGTTGTTTACCACATGGCTGGTAGATGGTGAGCGCCTTGGCAGGGGCGTAACAATACCTGCCGTTTATATGGTTCGGTAGCTCAGAAGGATAGAGCACTAGCCTGTCACGCTAGGGGTCGTGGGTTCAATTCCCATCCGAATCGCTTATGGTCCTATAGTTCAGTTGGTTAGAACGAGAGACTGTTAATCTCTATGTCACCTGTTCGAGTCAGGTTAGGACCTCTTCATGGTTCTGTAGCTCAGTCGGTAGAGCAGGGGACTGAAAATCCACGTGTCGCTGGTTCGATTCCAGCCGGGACCACCATCAGGAATAGCGAGCCTTCACAGGGCTGGTCAGTGGTCGATGTAGCAAGTTTGGTCAAACTGCGTGCGCTGACGATGTAAGATCCGCATTCCGAGCGCAGCTGTGCGTGAGTCTCACCAACTCGAAAACAGTGAGAGGTGAAGGAATAACACTGAAAACCTTGTGTAGCGCGGCTATAACTCAGAAGAGGCTTGACCCAAAAGGATGATCGAGTTTGAGAACCGCAGTGGAAAGCATATCGCCAATAGTTCCCCATTAAAGGAAACGGTAAATGTCGGACGCCTGACCCGTTAAAGCCAGGACGAGGACCACAGGTGACATCCCTCTGTGGTCGTTATATGGGTCAGTAGCTCAATTGGTAGAGCGGTGGTCTCCAAAACCACGTGTTCGAGGTTCAATTCCTCGCTGACCTGCCAAGTAAGTGATTCTTAAATTGCGCAGAACAAAGGATTAGCCTTTTAGGGGCGGTTACTATTACAATGGCAGCCCTGATTATCGGTGATGATGCCAACTCGCGAGGGTGCGTAAGCCGACTTTTATATGCGATCGTAGCTCAATTGGTAGAGCACTTGACTTTTAATCAAGGGGTAGCGGGATCGTAACCCACCGGTCGCACCAGTATGAGCGCCCATAATTCAAAGGTAGAAGTCAGGTCTCTAAAACCTGTATGTGTTGTTTCGAAAACAGCTGGGCGTGCCAAACAAATTACATATCTGTGTCCCTATTTTTCAAGAAAGGAGCCAGTTTTATGAAACGACAGCAAATTTATAAAGGCGTCATAGGCCATCAGAGTTGTGGTGCTGATGAATTTGAACATCGATACGGACGTTGGAGTGGAGTTCGAAATAACTGGGCAAAGGCAAAACTTTTCGATAAGCGTCTTGCGAAGCACAGGACGAATCAAATCAGAAATGAACAAATTAAAGAGGAGCTCAACGATTATGGCAATGATCGATCCGTATGATGATGACTTCGGTGCCATTTGTAACTGTGCTGTTCGATACGCAGTCGGGCGCAGAACATATATGCCTGATCTTGTGATCGATTTCATTACGCCGCATCTGAGCGAGTTGACAGATAAAACGCTATGGTGCTTTCAGCGGGATCTATATCAACGTCTGGATGAAGGGTTTAATTTTGGAGATGAATTCGATTTTCAAAACTGGATGAGCTTTCTGGAAGATGTTGATAAAGAGATCAAGAAAAGAAAACAGCCCAGCGGCCATAACCACTGAGCTGTCAGGATTACCCGATGACGTGATTCAACTGCAGAACCATCAGTATGAGCCCGACGATACTGCAAATGTCACCAGCGACATCAAGAAAATCTTTCGCCTAACGCTTCATCTAAGCACCTCCAATTCGCTCGAGACGCGAGAACAATGTCCGTCATTGAGGAACTGGTGTGTCTAGTGAGAGTTAAGTTGGCAAAAGTGTATCACGTTGTTACGCGATTGTCAAGAATCATCCCGAGCATGATGTGAAAAGGCTTGTTATATGCGGCAATGGCTGAGTGGTTTAAAGCGGTGGACTTGAAATCCATTGATGGTAATACATCCGCGAGTTCGAATCTTGCTTGCCGCGTGATATGGCCTGTTAGTCAAGAGGTGAAGATGCTGCCCTTTCACGGCGGAGACATCGGTTCAATTCCGGTACAGGCCATTTTTTGAAAATTAAATATTGTGAGGTATCAAAATGAAAACGACGAAGAAAGATTGGATCTATCGTGTGATTCTTCTGATTCTGTTGGCGATTATCTGGGACATTGGCGCGGCTTTGACTTCGCCAATTTTTGTTCCCCAGAAAGGCGCTGTGTTTCTGGAATTCTTCCTGTTGATCCAAAATGGAACAATGTTGAAAGCATTCCGATATTCGCTGGTTCGCATTACGGTGGCAGCCGCTTTGAGTGCCGGCATCTCCATTCCTCTTGGCTGTCTGATGAAAATCTGTCATCCGCTTCAAAAGCTGCTCTATCCAGCAATTCGAGCAATGCGATTTTTGCCAGTCACTGCCTTCTATCCACTGTTGACTATGTGGTTTGGAATCGGAGAGAAAATGAAGATTGCTTTCTTATTTGTAGCCAGCTTTGTGTTCATGCTTCCAAGCGTTCTGATCGCCATGGATGATGTCAGCGATGATGTGATCGAGGCGGCCAGCATTGATGGAGCAGGGAAGTTCAGCACGGTAACACGAATCATCTTTCCAATTGCAGCGCCTTCCATCTGTCAGTCATTCGCCACAATGTACGCCATCGGTTGGACCTATATCGCAGTGGCCGAGACAGTGAATGCGAAGTACGGTATTGGTTATCTGATCTATACTTCGTCCGCTCGTGGCCGTACATCTCTGGTGTTTGTTGGAATATTGGCGATTGTGATTTTCAGTATTCTGTTTGACTGGGTCACAAATATCTGTATCAAGAAGATTTTCAAGTGGAAATTTTCATAAGGAGGACAACATGTCGCACGAAATTGAATTATGTGGTTGTTTGACGATTCCAGACGATGCCAACTGGGATGAGGTTGCAGATCTGTTTCTGAACTTTGTCGAATCTCATGGCTGGTATTACGGTGGCGGTTTTAGTGAGGTTCGAGATGGCTACTATGTGAAGCCGGACGGGACTAGTGGTGATCCAATTTATAAATCAAATAAGGAGAAAGATTATGGCACATGGAATTAAAATTATGGGATGTCTGAGTATTCCAGATAATACAAGCTGGGAGGAGTCAATAAGTTTATTTATTGAATTTATCGAGTCACATAATTGGTGCTATTATGGGGATTTTGCTGAGATTCGTGATGGAAAGCAAGTAGGTTATGGCGTAATAAAAAAAGAAAACGAGGAGAAAAATTATGGCAAAGAAAAGTTTATTTGAAAAGCTCGGTCTTGTTGAGGGTGTAGCTGCTTCTGAGTATGATATGCCGGATACTACGAATGAGCTTCGCGTTTGTAGTGGTGTCGGAGATCATTACATCAATGGAGATTTTCCAGAGGACGAACCAGTTCAGGTCGAGGTCCCTGAGGGCGATACCATTGATGTCCGGGCGGTTTACGAGACCAATGGTATGAACCCTGCCGACGCTGTTACTGTCTACAAGATCAAAGATGTGATCGATACATTCCCGTCTGAGATGCCCACAAAGACTAAGCGTGCTACGGTCAAAAACCTGATGACGACGCTTGGTTATGATGCGGCCGCGATTATCTCTGATGCGAAGCAGCGCAAGGAGCTTCTGCGGGCTGTTGGTAACGATAAGATGAATGCGTTGTTTGACGAGATGAAGAGCAACGACCAGCAGATCGAATCTATGAAGGAACAGATCGAAGCTCTTACCAATCGTAATGTTGAAGCTGGTGCGGCCATTGAAAAGATCACCAATACAGTTCAGGATGAACTCAAGATGATTTCTTCTATCGAGGAATTTATCGAAGAGGATAAGACGGAGCCCGCTGGGAAGGAGGTCGCCCAGTAATGTTTTCTTTAACCATTCCTGAGTTTGTGGTCTTTTGTATCAGTGGTGCGTTTGTAATCAGTCTGATTCTGTTCCCATCTTGGAGAGAGCAAATTAAAACTCTCGCTGGTGGATTTCTTCAAAAGTTTGTGCAGGACACAGCTAAGACTCCTGAAGGAGCAAAGGCAATCTATGCACAGAAGATTGATGAGGCAACCGATCAATATAACGATGCGTGCTACACTCTGAGAAATTTAACTGGCAAGCTCAAGACGATTCAAGATCAGTTCACTTCCGCGCAGAAACGAGCTGAAGATTACGATAAACGCGCTAAGGCCGCTATGAGTCGTGGCGACGAAGAGTCTGCCACTATTTTTGCTCGTAATCTTCAGGAAGAAATGGATGCTATGGAGAATCTGTCTCAGCAGTATGCTAAAATGCGCCCGGCAGTTGATGAAATGAAAAACATCAAAGAAAAGTTGGAAAATCAGCTGGCAGCTCTAAAGCGTGAGAGTAAAGATGTCGTCTCCGAGATGCAGGCTAATGAGCAGATCTCGGCCGCATATGATTCTGTTGGTAAGTTTCGTTCTGTTACTGGTACAGATAAGATGCTCAATGCTACTCGTGATGGTCTGCAGGAGAGTCGCGAGAAAGCAGCTGGCGCAAAAATCCTTTATCAATCAAGCCGTGATGGTAAATTGGATAAGGCCAATGCGAAAACTGCTGATTATAAGGTAAACGATTATCTGGAGAGTCTAAAGAAGGGGACTGCGAGACCCATCACATACGACATTAAGGATATCAATGCCTTCACAAAGTCTTCTGGATTGAACACTCAGTCCAAGAAATAAAATCAAAATTAAATAGGAGAGAATAACATGTCTAAGTTCAAATTGACTAAGGCTGGCCGCGCTGTTGTTGGTGTGGTCCTTGCTGTGGCTGTTGCTATTGGTGTCGTTGGTGGCATCAAGGGCGGTGTGATCAAGTTCGATAAGAAAAAGCCAACTGCGTCTGATAAGCCTGCCACGAATGTCACCACGAATGCATCAACCGGCGACGACACGATCAATCTGTCTCTGGACGAGTGGGCTGGTTAAAGTTAGCCCCTTCATATGAGTAATCATGTGATGGAACTTCTTTGAATTGCTGGAACAACTCAACCTGATTTTGTTAGGAGATTAGGTTGCCCTAAAGCTGATTGAGCTACAGTGCAATGATGAAATATGCATAAGTACGAATGCGGCGAAAGCAGAAAAAATCAATCAGATGACATAAGCTGAAATAAAACCATATTGCAAAATATGTGCTAAGTGTTTTCAACAATGGGAAATCAGCAGCCAAGCCTCGAATAGAGGAAGGTTCAACGACTAAGATCCTTTGAATTCGTAAAGGACTGTGAAGAAGCACCCTGCAATATGGGTGGTGATATAGTCTATTCTACATTGAAAGATGTAGGGATAAAGGATTGGATAGGAGCGTTGAAGATGAATAAATGTGTCTATAAAATCACGAACAATATCAATGGTAAAATCTATATCGGTCAAACAAATAATCTGAAAAGACGACTTCAAGAACATAAGCACGATAAGAGAATGAACCATCCCATACATAATGCCATCGTAAAATATGGTTGGGAAAATTTCTCTGTAGAAGTCTTATATTATGGAGATTGTTATAACGGGTTAGAAAAATATTTTATTCGTCAATATCGATCGAATGAAAAGGAGTTTGGATATAATATTCAAAACGGTGGACAAGATAGTGGCGGAGAAAACAATCCCGTCGCCATTTTGAAACAAACAGAGATCGATAATATGATTCAGGATCTAATAAATACTGATCTCTCTTATGATGAGATTGCTCAAAAATACGGAGTAAATCAAAAATATGTTACAAACGTAAATAAGGGCGCATCTTGGAGAAATACGGATTTATATGAATATCCGCTTCGTAGAATGATAAGAAGAATGGATGACGAATCAATAAATGAAGTTATTAAATTGCTTCAAAATCCAGATATACCATTTGACGATATTGAAAGATTGACTGGTGTAAAACGACATACCATTATAAATATAAATAATGGCACCCATTGGCGCAGACCAAACATTTCCTACCCGATAAGGGAATTCGGGTTACCATCAAAAACTCGTGATAAAATTATAGACCTTTTAAAATCTTCAAAACTTACTGTACAAGAAATAGCAAACGAATGTGGTATTGATCGCGGAGAAGTATACAGAGTTAATTCTGGTCAATATCATAGGCGAATCGATTGCACATATCCAATTAGAAATCTATCCACCAAGCGTAACGAACTTGGTCAATATGAAAGTGGCTTTCAATCCTAACCGCAAATGGAGGTCTCACCACTCAGCCCGACTCTGTGTTTGATCAGCTCGGCATCAAGGTGAATATCAATGTCATCAACGATGCTACTGAGTCCAGCAATGCACTGATCTCTGGTGATCTGCAGGCTGCCGGTTATACTACGAACCGTGTCGCATTCTTGTCTCAGAAGTTTACGGATGCCGGTAAGAATATCATCATGCCGGTGTTTACCAACTACAGCTATGGCGGCGACGGTATTATTGCTTCCACTCAGTTTGCGGATGTGAATTCGTGGGTCAATGCCAAGATTGGCGTTCCTGAATTCTCTGAGGCCGAAACCCTTGTCGCCTGGTTTGTCAATAATTCCAACCTGTCCGATGCTGACAAGGCAACTATCATGGACAATCTGATTATGTTTGGTACGGCAGATGATACTGCCAAGGCATACTTTGCTGGTCAGATCGATGTGGCTGCAACATGGGAGCCGTACCTGACTCAGGCCAAGACATACACCAACAGCACCGTTGTTTTTGATACTAAGTCTTCTTCTTCTCTGGTCATGGATGGCATTGTGTTTGATGCCGATTGGGCCGCAGCTCACGAAGATACTGTCAAGAAGTTCGTCAAGGGTATTCTGATGTCTTATGATCAGCCCATTAATTACGACGCAGCTCGTGAAGTGTTCCCGATGTACTCTACTTCCAGTGAGGCCGATATCGACGCTACTTACGCCAATGCCAAGATGGCCAGTTGGAAGGACAATTACAACATTCTAAACGATACTGCTCCCATGATCTATAACCAGATGTGCGATATCTGGGAAGCTCTGGGCGAAACCGTCAATCGCGGCCTTGTGGACACGATTTTTGATACCACTTATATTGACGCTCTGAAAGGTGATTTTAAGTCTACTTCCGCTGCAAATGCCACCACAAAGGTGACTGTAAGTGACGAAACCCGCGCCAATATCACCCAGCAGGTCACTGGCAATCTGGATTATGATTCCATGCTGAGCAAGACCGCCAATGTAACATTTGTCCCGGATTCTTCTGTGTTCACCGATCAGGCCAGCGCAGCCTCTGTTCTGGATGATTTCGTAAATATCGCCAAGACTTTGGATGGCACTATGATCGTTATCAACGGCAATATCAATGCAGACACTCAGACCGAGTTCGGTATTCAGCTCTCTGCAAATCGTGCTCAGACTGTTGCCAACTATCTTGCTTCTCAGGGCATTGATCAGAATCGACTGATTATTACAGGCTCTGGCAATGCAAAGTATCAGGCCGACAAGGCTGCTGGTGCTCTGAAGCCGGATGCAAGCGTATACCAGTCTACCGATATCAGCTTTATGCGAATCGAGAACTGAGGTGATTCAGATTGATCTGGATTGAAATCAGTAAAGCAATTTGGATTGTGGGCGGATTGATGCTGGCTTCTTTTGCAGCTGGTTATCTCTTCCGTGGTCCAACTTCTAAGATTTAAAACTCACGGCGGTGCTCAGGTAGCACTGGGTGCCGCCTTATATAATGCGTTGTGGTGAAAAGGTAAACACAGTGGAATTTGACTCCATCATTCGCAGGTTCGAATCCTGCCAGCGCAATAACATTTAAAATTAAAAGTCAATCAAAAGGAAGGAGAGATGACGAATGCTTAGATGGCTTTAATAGATTTATATTCAAAAGAAGAACTTGAAGAAATAACCAAAAATTCAAATTCAATAAAAGAGATCGTTGGCAAATTAGGATATTCGGCATTGAGTGGGAATAACAATCTTACGGTAAAAAACAGATTAAAAAAATATAATATAGATACCTCTCATTTTACATACCAAACACCAACTAAAAGAACACCAGAAAATATCTTTGTTAAAGATTCTACCGCATCACAAAAGGTGCTTCGAAAATATTACAAAAATGGTAATTATTCTATTTATAAATGTTCGGTTTGTGGACAAGGCCCAGAATGGAATTGTAAGCCACTTACTTTGATTTTAGATCATATAAATGGAAACAACAAAGATGATAGAATCGAAAATCTTAGATGGGTATGTCCGAATTGTAATCAACAACTAGAGACGACAGGATTTTGTAATCCATATGCAAAAGAGAAACGTAAATCGGATAGGGAGTTCACAGATGACTACTCCAGAACAGCTTGAAATTGCACTTCGGGACTTTATTTATCAATGCGGAAAAAGATACGAAAACGAATTGGGCTGCGATGATTGTATCTACTGGAATTTTTGTACCCGATTCTATACTCCGCATTGTGATTGTCCTGATGAATGGACGATTTATGACAAAGTAAGCCCACTTCCGTCTTAATTTGAAAAGGAGTTTCCAGATGGCAGTTTATATGACAGGTGATATCCATGGCAACCCAAGTCGATTTTATGATCTGAAGAGTTTCTGCAAGGTGCATTCAGACGCAGAATGGTTTATCTGCTTGGGCGATGTTGGTTTGAATTACTATGGCGAGGATCATCCGCAGGAGATGTATATCAAGAATATTGCGGATGAAATCCCTGCAAAACTGTTCTGTATTCATGGCAATCACGAGCGGCGTCCTACAGAAGCAGATGGATATAAACAGATCGATGTCACAGAGGGTGCGATTCAGGGTCCGATGATGTGGCACGCAGAACACCCTAACCAGTATTTTGCCATCGACGGTGCTGTATATACGATTTTTACATCCGACCGTGTGTTGACTGCACTTGTTTGCGGTGGTGCTTATTCGGTCGACAAGGATTATCGTCTGCGGCGCGGTTGGCATTGGTGGCCGGACGAACAGCCAAATGAACTCACGAAGGGGCTGGTACGGTTGATGGCAGTGGAAAAACAAATCGATATCATGCTGACTCATACCTGCCCGCTGCGGTTCGAGCCAACTGAGCTTTTTATCTCTGGTATTGATCAGAACACAGTAGACCAGTCAACTGAACAATTCTTTGATGAAATCTACTCCTTATTTCCGGCGTACAAAAAGCCGATGTGGTACTTTGGCCACTTCCATGGAAATAAATACACAGATGATTACGTGATGCTCTTTGATGACATCATGGAACTGAAGTGAATTTATAAATAGTAAATCGAAAGGGGAGTACAGATGCTATATGGACGAGCGTCTCCTGATTTGATTCGATAGCATTTCGTCAAATTAGATAGGAGAAAACAATATGACTTGTAATTTTTGTGGTAAGACTCTGGACACCTGCGATGAGATCAATCTTGGTAACCTGGAACTGCCTTTCTTCTACGGGAGCAAGCGTGATGGGGACAAGATGAAGTTTTCTCTCTGCTCTGGCTGTTATGACAAGCTGGCAGATGAATTCATGTCCAGATGCAAACACGAACCACTCGTTGTTCCCTTTGCCCCCAGGGTGCCGGAGTGGGAGCATAAGACTACTGAAGAATTCGATTATTGATAACTGATTACATAGGAGGTATATATGGCAAGTAAGGAAAATAACGTTTATTCTCGCTTTAGCTTTTGCGGGAAGGTCACCGTTTCCAAAAAGGTTCCGTTCGTGAAGCGCGACACCTACGACAAGGGTGAGAAGATCAGTATTAACTTTGGTATCAAAGCCGGAAACAATCTCGGTTATGTCAAGCTGGAAGGCTTTAAGAATGACGAAATCAAGACCATGGATACTGACCGAAACAATATCGAGGTCTCGTGGAGTAATCGTCTGGACGAAGATGTGATCAAGACTGTTGCCAGCACCAAGAAGTTCACAGTGAACCTGGGCGAGCGCAAGGAATTCATCACCGAGTGGGATATGATCGAGTATCTGGAGTCCGCTCTGGCCGGTTATGAGGACGATATTGTTGTCACCGGCAAATTCGTTCTGCGTCCCGGCACCGGTAAGTACAAGGATCAGGTTTATCGCGAGTATCAGATCCAGAACGTGTACATGCCCGGCGAGAAGGAAGTTCCCCATCTGACTATGAATCTGGATCTGTATTACGACAAGGACAGCATGGATACAACCACTCTGAAGGATGACGGCAAGATTATGATGCATTGCTACACCCCGATGTGGTCTAAGGCAGATGGCGCACAGAAGATGTTCCAGATCGACACCGTATTCAATACCGCTGTTTTTGATATGGACAAGCCGAAGCACAAGGCAATCCACGATTACAAGATGCGCTATCTGGAAACCAAGTCTCGCAATCCTGTTCATATGAACTGGCAAATCGCGGTCGTCAATGGCGCTGAAGAGGTTCCGTTTACTATGGACAGCCTGACTGAACAGCAGCGGGAGCAGGTCGAACTCGGTATCTCTAAGATGGAAGATTTCAAGCCGCGTGGAAATATCCTCGGTGATCGGGAAAAGGAGCTGCGTCTGGTAAAGCCTATCCTGACTGGTGAATTTGAGGAGTGCAAGACTGCAGCTGATTCTGGCTACACTGCTCGTGAGTTCGAGGATGAGATTTGGACCCCGGCGGTTGATGAAAGCGTGGACGATATGATGAAGGGCGGCTCCAAGGCTAAGACCAAGGCAAAGGCTGCTCCTGCAGTCGAGACCCCGGCAGATAGCGATGATGATATCGACACCATGTTTTGATCCTGTCGATTTACCATGGAATGAAAATTAAAAAGGAGAATACATAATGGGTTTCAAAATCAATCGTATTAAGGCAGACCTTGGCAGCTATCCTCATTATATGCTGCTCGGAATTCGCAAAATCGGCAAAACTACCTTTATTCGTGACTTGATCAAAGAGAAGTATGGTGACGCAACCAAGGGTCTACTGATTTCCTGTGGCGCTGAGAATGGTTACCACGCTCTGGATGATCTGCAGGTTGAAGAAGCGAAGGTTTTCAATCAGGATTACGACGAAGAGACCGACAGTCGTGGTTTCATTCAGATTGTTGATGATATCGTTGAGAACAATAAGAACTACGGTATTAAGCTGGTTGCAATCGATACCTTGGATTGTCTGTATGATATCGCTGCACAGGAGGCCATTCGGTTGTCTCGTAAGGAGACCGGTAAGCCGTGCAAGAGCATAAATGATGCATTTGGAGGCTACGGTCGGGGGCTTGACCGTGTGATTGCACTGATTCAGGAGCAGATCACTCGTCTGGAAGATGCCGGTATCGCCGTGTTCATCTTGTCTCACGTCAAGGAAAAGACTCGTACTGACATGGTCACTGGTGAAGAATATCAGGTTTGGACCAACAACCTGATGGATAAGGTGTATGGTGCTATTGCTGACACCGCCCAGATGGTTATGATGGCGGTCTTTGATCGTGAAATCAAGGATAAGAAAGTCACCGGAGAAAATCGTGTCCTGTATCTGCGTGCTACTGCAAGTCTGGATGCTGGTTCCCGTTTCCATGGTCTGCCTGAAAAGGTTCCTTTTACCCCAAAGGCTTTCATCGAAGCGTTTGAAGAGGGCGTTAAGAACTCTGCCACTATGAAGCCGATGACTGATGCTGATATGGCTTCCCGTCAGAAGGAAGAGGCCGCACAGCAGGAAAAGACGGCAGAAATCGCTCGTCGTAAGGATGCAGAAAATCGTGCTGCAGCTCAGGCTGAAGAGGACGAGCCTCACCGTGCCGAGTGGATCAGCGCTATCCAGGATCGTTTTGGTAACGCTTCTGCCGATGTTAAGGCCCAGATCAAGGCGATCCGCGATGAAGTCGGTCTTAAGTTCTCTGATCCGGAATTTCCTATTGACGCATTGAAACGCGTTTATTCTTTGGTCTAATCATTCACACTTTACATGGTCATTCTGAAGTAAATACGCAGGGCGGGATGGTGGGTATGTCGAGGTAGGAAATATGGCAAAGGAACCTACAGTTAAATGTATGGCTACCGGGGTGCAAGGTCCCAGAAGTCAATTTTATAAAGCGCCAAACAATCGCTACTTTCAATCGGAAGCGGTTTATCAGGCGTGGTTGGCTGGGCGGCGTAGGGAAAAGGCGAAAAAGAATAAGCCCGCTCCTCAAAAGAAGCCAGGCCGCACGATGGAATCTTATAAGAAGCTGTGCAGTACGATCGCGGATTTTATTGGATACGACCCGGAAAATGGTCAGCCAATGCCTACGATCGTATTTCGCCGGCTGAAGGAACTGGATTTCTACTCGGATGAAATCATTCAGCAAACCATGGATGAAAACGAAAAGTCGATTCGGTGGGCAATGCAGAATAAGAAGTTCGAGGATGACGCAGGGAAGTGCAGTTATCTGATGGCGATCATTCGCAACAATATCGGCGCTGTTTACCGGCGTGAAAAAGATAAGGCAGAAAAGACTGTCAAAAATAATGCAGAACCAAATCTTGATACAATGATCGACCTGTCAATGATCGGTACTGCACACAAAGGAAAAGATGTTAGCAGCTTGCTAGGAGGTGACGATTTATGGATTTAACCAAGGCGATTGAAAAGATCGAAGCAAATCGTGTACAGGCCGAAGCAAGCTTTGTTTTTTGTTTGTGGAAAGACCCCCAGCGATACGACGATTACAAAAACATCAACGAAGGAACAGACAAAACCTTGATCTGTGAAGAACAGGTTTTCTATTTCATGGTCGGTCGCGGCATTCGTCGGCAGGGTTTTTCCAATATCGATAATATCACCCTTGATACATATTTGGCTGATAAACCAACACTCCGTCGGCACTATGAAGAGCTGAATGGCTGGCGTGCTTGTAAGGCGATGATGGATCTGGTCGATCCGGAAAATACGGACAGCTATTACAACCAAATCGCCAAAATGAATACACTCAAAATCTTGGCCACCAAGTATGATGATTTACTCAGTCACCCAGAGCGCTTTGATGATGCCACGAACGAAGATGTGTATAACACTTTCGAGCTGCTCAATAACAGTGTGGCGCTGACAACTGGCAACGATTCAAAGATCGAAAATCTTGTTGTTGATGAAAGATACATCCAGCAGTGCAATGCCGGCATGGATCAGGGAATCAGCTATGCAGCCGGAGCACCTCTATTGAATTATCTGACGCTTGGCGCTCCTGTTGGTGATATGTATTTGTTTGCTGGTCACAGTGGCACAGGAAAATCAAGTTTTATCTTTGAAAACATGGTTCTCCCGTTTGCAGAAGGCGGCACAGGCGTTGCGATTATTTCAAACGAGATGCAGAGCAAGGCATATAAAAATATGTTACTGGTTCACATCCTCACGAAAGAATTGGACTACTGGAAAATCACCCGTAAAAAGCTTAGTCTTGGCCATTTTAATGAAGAGGAATTGGAAATGCTTCGCAAGGCAGCAGCCATTACAAAAGAAAAGTATTCCAATATTCGCTTTGTAAAAATGTTCGAGAACGATACTTCTAAGGTGCTTCAGTACATCAAGCGTCTTGCAAGATCCGGCACAAAGGCAATCATCTACGATACCATGAAATCAGATGATGGTGTTGACGATAAGATGTGGCAGGCGTTGTTGATGAACAGCCGTCGCATTTTTAATACCGTTTCAAAAGAACAGGTCGCTATGATCTGCACTTTCCAGTTGGCATTACATACTACGAATCAGCGTTGGCTTGACGCAACTTGTCTGTCAAACTCAAAACAGATAAAAGAGGTGGTGGCTCAAGCTGTATTTGCCAGGGCATGTTGGCAGGACGAATATACCGGTGAGAAATTTGATTGCAATCCCTATCGGCGGAATAAGGATAATCCAAAAATCAAAGAGCCATTCATCATGGATAAAGACAAAAAATATATGGTTCTTTTTCTGAATAAAACTCGTTCTGATGAAGATGGTCAAACTCTTCTTTATCAGTGGGATTCAGCTTGGAACCGTTGGATCGAAATTGGTTTCTGTACCATTGTGAATGACCATGGCCAGTACGACCGCAGATAAATAAGAAGGGAGGCTTCGATATGAATGGATGTCAATGTATTAACGTCTAAGCTTGAAAATCAGCCAGACAAAATCATTCAGATCCTTGAAGCACTTGGCTTTGAAAATATCAAGTTCAATCCTCTCAAAAATAATCTGCGATTCGCTCGGGAAGAGCAGCGAAATCCAACCAGTTGTATGCTCGATTGCGGCACGCTTCGGTTCTTTGTTTTCTCTACAAATCAAAAAGGGAATCTTTTTAGTCTGATTATGGATGTCAAAAGATGTTCGTTTCCAGATTCTTTAAAATTTGCTGCACAAAAGGCTGGCATCTCAGAAGAAGAGGTCAATATCAAAACGCATTGGCCGTTCGGTGGATTCTTTTTAAAACTGATGCCTGACTATGAAGAAGAGATGGAAGATTTGAAAACGTACCCGGAGGAGACTCTGGAACCGTATGCTAACAAATACAATCTCCGCTTCATCAAAGATGGTATCAGTCTGGATACTCAGCAAAAATTCGGTGTCGGTTATGATGTGGAATCAAATCGAATCACGATTCCAGAACGTGCAACCGATGGTTCTTTGGTTGGCATCATGGGTCGCGCCAATTACGAGTGTGAACACGATAAACGCTGGTATCCATTGATCGCTTGTCCACGCAGTAAAACACTATTTGGATACGCCGAGAATTATCATCGGATTCAGGAAACGGGGAATATCGTTCTGTTTGAATCTGAAAAGGCAGTTCAGCAATGCGATTCGTTCGGCTGCAATATTGCCCTCGCAACGTGCGGCTGTCATGTATCAGATACGCAAACCAAATACATCAAACGAATGCTGCCAAAGAAAATCATTCTGGCTTACGATGAAGGGCTTGAAGAAGAGCACCTGGTCAACGAATGTAAAAAACTTATCGTGAACAATCCAATCTTAAAAACAAAGGTTGGATACATTTGGCCTGACGGGTTGATTCAAGAGGGCTCCAAAATGAATATCGCTGATCTTGGTAAGGATGTTTACAAAGAGGGCGTAACAAAATATGTGAAATGGGTAGAGGAGTGATGTAAATGGGACAAAGAGTAATAGCCCCTGAGCTACAGGCACTGTATGACAAGGGAGCTCATGTATACAGTTATTCAAAGCTGAGTACGATCCACGATTGTCCATATAATGCATATCTGACTTATATCAAGCCGCGAGATCAATGTGCCAATGTGTACTCATCTCTTGGTACTGTTGTCCACGATACGCTGGAAGGAATCGTTGAAGGAAAGAACACAGAAGCGGATATCGGTCCTGCCATTGAAAACGGTCTGGACGAACTCGATATGCTTGGAATTGATTTCCCCAAAACGAGAGATGGCGGCAATGGTATCCGCGATAAATGGATCTCAAACATGCGTTGTATGGCTCGTGATTGGGTCAGTCCAAAAGGCGAGTATGAAATCGAGAAGCTGCTTATTTTGAAGCTTCGTGATGATCGCTATCTTCAAGGTTATGCGGATTTAATTCGTGTCCTGCCAGACGGGCGGCTGCAGGTGTTGGATATCAAGACTTCCAGTCAGTTTAAGGATGAAGATCTGCTTCACTATGGTCGTCAGCTTGTCGCGTACACTCTGGCGCTCGAACAGGCTGGATTCACCTGCTTGTCGCCAGCGTGGATCATGGTGAAATACTGCAAGATTACATACGAAACCGGATTCGGAAAACGTGCAAAACCAGCCGAAAAGGTGCTTGATCGATGCAAAGTGGGTTACACGCTGCGGTCTACAGTTCGTTCCAAAATGAAAGCCGCCGGGTATGACAGTGATCAGATCGAAATTGTTACCCAGGCATTTATCGAATCGAACGATATCAATGATCTGCCGGAAGATATTCGCTGCCAGTTCAAATTGACTACATATGTCAGACCGTATCCTGTCACCGATGAACTGCGCAAAGAATGTATCGATTACATAAACGAAACAGCGGACGAGTTCGAGGAGCGGAAACGCAGTGGCGAATGGCCTGCACGAGAGATTGAAGAAAAAAATGGCAGTCCCAATTTCTTCTGTACCAATCTCTGTGGTCATCGCAAAACCTGTGAACCGCTTCGGGATTGCATCAACAAACGGCCGTTTTATGCGGCAAAAGACCCAAACGTGGTCGGTATAGACGATTTGTTTTAAGGAGGATTCATGGAGCAAAACTATGTTGTATACCATTTGCACGACGATAAAGGTTCGCTCCTTGATTCTTGTACAAAATGGGAAGACTATGTTGATCTCGCTGCTTCTTACGGAATGAAAGCGATTGCTTCTACCAACCATGGTTACAACCTTAACTGGACTGAAAAGAAACAGTACGCAGAAAAGAAGGGGTTGAAATTTATCGTTGGTTGCGAGGTGTATCTTACTTCTGAGATATATCACTATCCAGAAATTCCAGACGAGGTTTATGAATCTTATCAGGGATGGGACCCGCAGAAAGCACAAGAGGAAATCGGTAAAATGATGGATGCTGGACGCTATAAAGTTCGCGACAACTTCCATACGATTCTTCTTTGCAAAAATGCTCGTGGTGTTCTGGAGCTAAACAAAGTAATGGGCACATCTTATGATGCTGACCACAAGTATTATAAGCCGCGTATTACTTTTGAAGAGTTCTTTGGTCTGTCTGATAACATTATCAAAATCTCTGCCTGTCTGGCAAGTCCACTTCGTAAATACACGTCAGAATGTGATGGATTTCGTCAGGAAGTCTATGACAAACTATGCGAAACTTATGACTACTATGAGATTCAGTATCACGATTGTGACGATCAAAAGGAATATAACCAGTATCTCTGGGAGCTTTCTAAGAAATATCACAAGCCACTGATTGCTGCAACTGATACCCATAGTCTGAATGCGTATAAAGCAGAGTGCCGTAAGATTCTTATGATGGGTAAGGGAATCGAGTTCACTGGCGAGGACGAATTTGATTTAACCTTCAAGTCTTACAATGAGCTGGTCGACGCGTTCACTGTGCAAGATGCACTCCCTCGTGAAGTCTGGATGGAAGCAATCGAGAATACGAATCGGATGGCAGATAGTGTCACTGATTTCACTCTAAGCACAAAGGCACGATATCCCATTTTGACCGGGACTTCTGAATCAGATGCTAAGGTTTACATCAAACGAACCCATGATATGCTGAACGACAAAATTCGTCGCGGTATCATTCCTGAATTTGAAGTCGCACAGTTTAAGGCAGATGTTGAAGAGGAGCTTACAGTTTTTAAGAAAACCAACATGCTGGGCTTTATGCTTTCTATGAGCGACCTGATGATTTGGGGCAAAAATGAAGGCATTCCGTTCGGACCAAGTCGTGGTTCTGTTGCAGGTTCTCGGTGTGCATTCGTCACAGACATCATCGATGTTGACCCGGCTCGCTGGAATCTGGTGTTCTCACGATTCTGTAATGAAAACCGTGTCGAGATTGGTGATATCGATATCGACGTGCCAGATGCTTATCGTCCCATGATTTATAACCACATCTTTGAATCGTTCGGTCGTGAAAAGTGTGCATATGTTCTGGCTATGGGTACTTTGGCGGGAAAAGCGACAATCGACGAGATTGGACGAGCTCTTGCCAAAGTCTGGAAGCGCGAAAATCCGGATGCAGACGAATCTAGGAATCCTTATTCCCTTGATCGGATCGCAAAAGTGAAAAAGGAATACGATGCCAGCGCTGAAAAGTGTCGTGCAGATCATCCTGATATCTTCTACTACTTTGATGGATTGCAAGGAACGATCGTGTCTCTGTCACATCATCCGGCTGGCGTTATCATCGCTCCAATCGACCTCTATAAAAGGTATGGTGTCTTCCAAGATAAAGACGGGCTGCCCATTCTGTGTCTTGACATGGAAGCGTCTCATGCAGTCGGTCTGGCAAAGTACGATATCCTCGGTCTTGATACAGTGTCTGTTATTGATAAAACCTGTAAGCTGGCTGATATTCCGTACCCGCACACTTGGGAAATGGATTTCGATGACCAGGCAGTCTGGGCAGATATGAAAACGTCTCCGGTTGGCATTTTCCAGTTCGTTGAGGATTTCGCTTTTGATTCGCTCAAAAAATACGATGTTCACAGCATCGCAGATCTGAGCTTGGTCACGGCAGCAATTCGACCCGGTGGCGCTTCTTACAGAGACAAGCTCTTCCGGCATGAAGCAAATCACAACCAGTCGCCTGAAATCGACGAGCTGTTAAAAGATAGCCTGGGCTGGCTTGTCTTTCAGGAACAGACCATTGCATTCCTCCAGCAGTTTTGTGATATGAGCGGCGGTGATGCAGATAGTGTTCGCCGTGCAATCGGTCATAAAAACAAGGCGGAGTTGGATGCGGCAATGCCTCGTATCCTGAATGGTTATTGTAATCACTCAACAAAGTCAAGAGAAACAGCTGAGACAGAAGCAAAGGAATTCTTGCAGGTTATCGAGAACTCGGCCTCTTATCAGTTTGGTTTAAACCATGCTACCGGGTACTCGATTCTTACATATTATTGTGCGTATTATCGCTATTACTACACCCACGAATTTGTAACGGCACTTCTGAACACTGCTGACACGCAAGAAAAAATCGTCAATGCGACCAAGCTTGCGAATGAGCGTGGCATCCAGATCATGCCGATCAAGTTCCGCCATTCCCGAGATGAATATGTCTACGATAAGACAGATAAGAAAATCTATCAGGGGATGGAATCTATCAAGTACCTGAACAAGCGGCTCAGTCGGGAGTTTTATAAGCTCCGCAACCATAAATTCGACTCTTTCATTGACTTGTTGTTAATGAACCAGAAAAGAAAAATTGCGGACAGTCGGCAGTTAGGAATTCTAATTGAACTTGATTTCTTTTCTGAATTCGGCAATCCCAATCAGTTGTTGGAACAGGTTGATATCTTCAATAACTTCCTTGATGCAAAGCAGCTCAATAAGGACGAGATGGACAAGCTTCTGTCTCACGACATCATGGCCAAACTGTGTGAGAAAGAGACCGAAAAGAAATATGTTAACGTAGACTGGATGAAAATCGTTCGGCTGCTCTGCGAAAAGACAGATACCGTAAAGACTCCTATCACTGACAGAATAAAGTATGAGGGTGACAACCTTGGCTACATCCAGCTTACAATGCCGAAGCTCAAAGATTCTTACATCTACGTCTTGGATATTGATGGTAAGTTCGCCAATAAAACTGTAAGCGCCTACGTCCTCAAAACCGGTCAACAGCGTCGGCTTAAGGTGAAAGGCCGCACTCTGGAAGCTGCCCCAATCGAGAAAGGCGACATCCTTCGCATCGATGAAGAGCGGGAAGAAGGCCGCTGGTCAAAAGACGAGCAGGGCCAGTGGGTTCAGTCTAAGACCGATAAAGAAATGATTCTTCGTAAATACGTACACGTCAGATGAGAGGAGGTGACAAAGTGACATATAACGAAATCACTCAGATCCTCAAGTCAATGGTGATTATTGTGGATGACCGCGAAAAGGATACTCCACTTCTACATCAGCGGCTCTCATCGTTCCCGTGTGCTTATATGCGTAAGCGGCTGGATTTTGGTGACTATAGTGCTGAGGTAACACTGCCCAATGGCGAAAAATTCTCGTTGGCAGATAAGGTGACCATTGAGAGAAAAAATTCCATAGATGAAATCTGCGGCAACTTCACAACGAATCGAATTCGGTTCGCAAAAGAGTTCGACAGGGCTGCGGCCGCTGGAGCAAAGACGTACATACTCATTGAAAACGGTTCATGGGAAAAGATTCATAACGGTGCTTACCGCAGTAAGATGACTCCAGCTTCATTGTTGGGCAGTCTCACCACATGGCTTGCTCGATATAATTGCCAGATCATCTTTTGTGAGCCGGATACCACATCATGGCTGATCCATGCGTTTCTTCTCCACGAAATGCGTGAAGCGCTGACCCATTATGAATTACCGCAAAACCAAAGAGAACAAGAAAGGGGACTGAAGATGACATCATCACTTGATTTCGAAGGCGAGCTGATTCTGGACGGTGTGCTGCTGGACAAGTTGGAAACACTGACAAAAAAGCTTCAGAAGGCCACAAAAAAGACCGACAAGGCAACAATCTTGTTGGATGCTAAGAACGAGATCGGTGAGAATCCATTATTTTTCTTCCTTGATTTCATTCTCGATCCGCAGATCACAACAGGAATCTCTAAGGCGAAGATCAACAAGAAAGTGCGAATTGTGGATGAATTTCCACACACTTTCCAAGATATCTGCTTATTCCTGGTGGAGTGCAACACCGGCTCTGACATGGCTTTGTCAATGGCAGCCAGTTATATCTACTGGAATGCTTCACATAAAGATTTTCTGATTCGAGTGTTCACTAAGAATTTGCCTCTGGGTGTTGAAGCTGCTACGGTCAATAAGATTTTTGGCAAAGTGGTCATTCCGGTCTGGGAAGTCCAGCAGGGATATCCTATCGATAAAGTCAAACTCAAGCCGGGCACCTGGTTCAGTCTCAGCCGCAAGATGAATGGTAACAGGGGCACCTTTTACCGTGGCAAGTTCATTTCTCGTCAGGGACAAGAGTTTACCGGTCTCGACCATATTAAGGACGACATCATCAAAGAGCTTGGCGATGAATCGCTGATTGATGAATACGTCTACGATGGCGAGCTGGTATACCGTAATAGCAGAGGGCTATCAGACGGCGAGGCATTTCGGGTTGGCACTGGTATGTTGAACTCGGATGGAGATAAAAGCCAGATCAAGTTCGTTGTGTTTGATTTGATTCCTACTGATGAGTTTGAGAACGGCAAAGGCAGCCTTCCTTATGAAGATGGTTCTTTTGTTACGCCATATAAACTCCGTCGTAAATGGCTTGAAGATTTAGCCGTTACGATCGAGCAGAAAGGGCTCAAAAATATCCAGGTCGTGCCGATGGTCTACGAAGGTACTGATCAAAGTGTGATTCCTCAGTGGCTCGATTATGCAGTTAAACATGATTGGGAAGGGCTCATGCTTAATACATCGGTTCCTTATAAGCGGGCGCGTCACACTGGCTGTCTTAAAATCAAGCGTTTTTATACTGTTGATCTTCGTGTCACTGCAATTGAAGAGGGTCAGAATCGTCTGGCTGGTACGATGGGTGCTCTGGTTGTTGACTACAAGGGTAACGAGCTTCGTGTTGGTTCCGGTTTTGATGATGCTACGAGAGCTACCGTGTGGGCGAATCCGGGTGATTATATCGGACGTATCATCGAATTAAAGTACAAAGAGGTCACAATGGATAAAAAGACCGGCCTTGAGTCCCTGCAATTCCCGACCTTTGTGCGATTCCGAGACGATAAGAACGAAGTAAGCTACGGCTAAGGAGAAAGTTATGAATCTTTCTAAGAAGTCCATTAAGCACATTCTTCGGATTTTGGACAACAAATGTATCGAGGTTCCTACAAAGACATCAGCTTATAGTAGCGGTGGACGTAGAATTTTGACCCGTGATTTTGAGCCAAAGAAGTCACATGGAATGAATGGCTGGCAACGAATCGTCTATATACCGTCCGAAGGATGTTTCTACGGAATTTATAATGGAAAATCGGAAGAAGATTGGGATATTCCAGCTATCTGGTCTCCTGCTCAGCTTGCTGATTTGTGAGGTGTCTTATGGTTGATTTCAGTAAATTAGCCATCCCAAAGAAAGAACGACTTGAAGTTCAACTTACCGATGGCACAGAAGAACACAATATCAACTACATCATTACGTCTCTGGCTACGATCAAAGGCGATAAGATCTATAAAAACTTCCGTCTATATTCTGTGGCCGATGATGGCCAATTGACTCAGCTAGAAAAACGGGATGGCGACCCATATTTCGAGGTGCTGAAAGGAACGGTGTATGAACAATGAGAAGTGGCTTTTTGAAAGGTATCGACAAGCATTACGAGAAATTACAATCGCCCAAAATCATTTTGAGTGTTGCGAGTCTGATTATATCGATTGCGCAATTGATGATCTCGTTCACGCTGAGAAAGCTTTCGACCGAATCTTAAAGGAGATTCGCAATGAAAAATTGGACACGTCGATATTTAAGACTTAATTATCAAGATGAATCTCTCTGTTGGCGGCTTCGCTATGGAGAACGCTTCGAAATTGTCGCAGAACTGGATGAATTTTATTTTCTCTGGGCACATGGCACGATGATTGCATTCCCCAAGTACGGCAAGTACGCATACGACATTGAAACAGAGATCGTAAATACTGAATAAGGAGGGAGGTGAGGTCCCATGCGAGGGATCAATCAAAGAGAGCTTGGCCGCAAAGAACGCGCCACAGCAGAATGCGAGCGTCAGATTCGGCGCTACGGATATGAATGTGGTGAGGTTATTACATATAAATTGTCGCCAGAACAAATGAAACAGGTTTTGACAGGCAGAAAAACAGTAGATGATTTTATCAAGGAGGGGCAGTAAATGGAAGTCGAATTGATTTCATATTCACAGCCGGTAAAGAAGGATGCAGACAAGAATCCGCTCAGTATTGCAGAGCTGGCAGCAAGTGTCTGTTATGATTCTGAGCCGACTGAAACTTATCGGATTGCAAATGGATGCAAGGCGACCGGACACACATCGGTGCTTGAACACATCAGCTTTACGTTCCATGTCACCGGTGTCAGTCGAGCACTTCTGGCGCAGTTGAGCCGCCATCGGCATATCAGTCTGAGTGTTCGCAGTCAGCGCTATTGTGATGAAAGTGTTATGCAGTATGTCAATCCATTCAGTGGAGAAGACGCAGATGTATTTGATGGCATGATGGCAGATATCGCCAATGACTATCGCATCTTAAAAGAGTATCACGGTGCTGCCAATGAAGACGCTCGTGCTGTTTTGCCGAATGCCTGCTGTACTGAACTTTATATCACCATCAACGCACGGTCACTGATTGAAATGAGCCATCTGCGGCTCTGCACTCGTGCCCAGCGTGAGATCCGTGGACTGTTTATGGCAATCAAATTCCAGGTTTCTCAGGTTTGCCCCGAACTCGGCGCATGGATGGTTCCGTCCTGTGAAGCGAATCCTAAGTATCCGTTCTGTCCCGAGGGGAGCCGCTGCTGTGGCCGCCATCCGAAGCTGGCAGATGTTTATAAACCCAACGAGAGATAAGGAGATTACATATGAGCAAGATGTTTAATATCGAAAACTGCGATGTCACCATGGAAAATGGCTGCCTGCGTCTGATCTATCATACAGACGAACTGCTGATGCCTATGACTCTGGCAATCAGCAAGACCTATCACGATCTGAACGAAAAGGGCATGTATCTCTTTGGTCAGGAGGACTGGGTAGGGAATGTCGTTGAATGGAGCATTCGGAAGGAGAGTCCTATCTGGCATAATCTGCTGGCCGACATCTATAAGAATCATCACGATCTGTATTCTTCTATTATGGTTACTCCGGAAGACGATGAATATGACGATGATGTTGATGACAACGACAAGGTTCTTGGTTACCTGACTCTTGAGGCCACTGGAGACATCGACGAGAAAACCGGCCACCGTATCGCTCATTTCAACACTGCCGATTTGGAGGCTTTGGACAACGGCATTCTTCACGTTCTGGCCGAAGCTTGCGGCATCAAAGATGGTGAGTATATGTTCCGCGACGAACTGATCAATACTATGAGCCAGCAGGATATTGATATGGACGATTGCGATTACGACTGTGAGAACTGCGATTGTGCCGAAAAAATCTCTGATGGTGATGTTATCTGCCACCTCGATGAGGATGACGATGAAGAGGATGACGAGGAAGACCTGTGTGATGGCGATTGTGACCACTGCAAGAGCGATGCACCTGCTACCGATAGCGACTGTTCTTGTGATCCAGATAAAAACGAAAATGCAGCACAACCCGATGAGCAGCCGTATGAGTATGTGGATGGTCCCGCTCACTATCATGGCACTGAGTGCATCGAGAATATGCGCAAGCTGTTTGGCGACGAGGCTGTCCGCTGGTTCTGTATTTGCAACGCCTACAAGTATCGCTTCCGTGATGGTTCCAAGCCCGGTGTAACCGCAGAGCAGGACGAGAAGAAGGCTCGTTGGTACGAAGATTATGCCGTGAAAATGATGAACGAACAGCGCTACTATTGATTTGGAGGTGATGAAATATGGAGTATGTAATCAAACGCAATGGCGTAAAAGCTCCGTTCGACAAGTCTAAGATCGTGAATGCAATCGAAAAGGCGATGACCACCACTCCCGGCGGTATTGACTCTCGTGTATCGAATGCAATTGCGGATCATATCGCTGAAATGCCAGACACTCTTTCTGTCGAGCAGATTCAGGATATCGTCATTGAGCAGCTGAAGGCAAGTCCTTTTGCTGATGTAGCTGAATCTTATAGCCACTGGCGAAAGCTCCGTCAGGAAATTCGCGACAAGGAAAAGACGAATGCCAGTATCCTTGAAATCATCGACGCTAAGAACGATGCGATCAATCAGGAGAACAGTAATAAGAACCCCACCGTGAACAGCGTTCAGCGCGACTATATGGCCGGTGAGGTATCAAAGGATCTAACCGCTCGTCTTCTGCTGGACCCTGAGATCGTCAAAGCGCATGAAGAGGGCTTAATTCACTTCCATGATGCAGATTATTTTGCTCAGCACATGCACAACTGCTTTAAGAGCAATACTCGTTTTGTGACCGACAGTGGCGTAAAAGAATTTCGAGATTTCAATGACGGTGAAACAGTAAAAGTTGTCGGCTCTGATGGCAAATGGCATACCGCTACCGTAAAAAGGTATGGAAAACAAAAAATGCAAGATGTTATGCTTCAGGCAGGTCGGTCTGTCAAACATGTCTTCTGCACGGCAAACCACAGATGGTTGCTGAATGATGGCTCTGTAACCACTGAATTAAAAGAAGGAATGACATTGGTCATGCTTCCTGAGCTTTCTAAATACGAAATGGAATCCAAAGAAGATTATCAGGCATGGGCCACAGGATTCGCAATCGGAGATGGCCTTGATAAGAAAAATGACTATACTACGATTCGTCTATGTGGCAACAAAATTAGATACGCAGACAATTTTGTAAAAGCCGGAGACACCGTTACATATCCGGAATCTTATCATGGTGATGCTTATGTTTTACACAGGGGCGCGTTTAAACAAGATTTCCTGAACGCAAAAGCGTGGCGGTTCTTAGATATAAAAAGGAAGCAACATCTATTTGAAGGATTTTATGCTGCCGATGGTGCAGTAAAAGCTAATAAAGTTGCAACTTCTGATGATCGTGTGGCGGAAATGATTCGCGATATTTCTTCTGTTGCAGGATTTTATGTATCAAGCGAATCAGAGGTTGTTCGTGATACGAACTTTAAGAAAGAGGCACGACTGATTGAGTTCCGCTTCAGAAAGTATCAAATTGCAAATAATTTGTGGTCTGTGAAAAAGATTACACCGTATCGACCTGAAATTGAATATGATGCTTGGTGTGTTGAAGAACCTGAAACTCATTCTTTTACGCTGGATGGTGGCATTGTAACAGGCAACTGCGATTTGGTCAACCTGGAGGATATGCTGCAGAACGGCACTGTTATTTCTGGTACTGGCATTGATAAGCCCCACAGCTTTTCCACCGCCTGCAACATTGCCACCCAGATCATTGCGCAGGTTGCATCGAATCAGTACGGCGGTCAGAGTATTACACTATCTCATCTGGCTCCTTTCGTGGATATTTCCCGTAAGAAGATTACAGCAGAAGTTCATAACGAATTCTATGAGATGCTTCAGAATGATGATATCGAAAAAATGCCATCACAGGAAGCTATCGACCGTATTGTAAATCGTCGTCTAAGAGCTGAGATTTCTCGTGGTGTTCAAACAATCCAGTATCAGGTCATCACTCTTATGACAACCAACGGTCAGGCTCCTTTTATCACTGTGTTTATGTATCTGGACGAGGTCCCTGCAGGTCAGACTCGTGATGACTTGGCTGTCATTATCGAAGAGATGTTAAAACAGCGTATCAAAGGTGTCAAAAATGAAGTCGGTGTGTATGTTACTCCTGCATTCCCGAAGCTGATTTATGTTCTTGATGAGGATAATATCCATCCGGATTCTAAATATTATCACTTGACTGAGTTGGCAGCGCAGTGTACCGCAAAACGTATGGTTCCTGATTATATCTCTGCAAAGGTTATGAAAGAGCTCAAAGGCGGTGTGTGGACAAGTATGGGATGCCGCTCGTTCCTTACTCCTGATCGAACTACTGAAAATGTAGCAAATGCAGGGAACTGGGTCAAGGGTCAGAAATACTACGGCCGCTTCAATCAGGGTGTTGTCACCATCAATTTGGTGGACGTGGCATGTAGCTCTGGTAGAGATATGAACGCATTCTGGAAAATCTTTGATGAACGTCTTGATCTTTGTCATCGTGCATTGCAGGCTCGTCATAAGCGGTTGCTCGGCACTATTTCTGATATGAGTCCTATTCATTGGCAGCATGGCGCACTGGCACGCCTGAAGAAGGGCGAGAAGATCGACAAGTTGCTCTTTGGCGGCTACTCCACCATCAGCCTGGGCTACGCTGGTCTGTATGAGTGTGTGAAGTATATGACTGGCAAGAGCCACACCGATCCTGAAGCAAAACCGTTCGCGCTGTCTATCATGCAGTATATGAATGATAAGTGCACAGAATGGAAAGAAGCAGAAAACATCGACTACTCTCTGTACGGCACTCCGTTGGAGTCTACTACATATAAGTTCGCCAAGTGCCTGCAAAAGCGATTCGGCATTATTCCTGATGTTACAGACCACGACTATATCACCAACAGCTATCACGTAAATGTTCGTGAGCATATTGATGCTTTTACTAAGCTCAAGTTTGAGAGCGAGTTCCAGAAGCTATCCCCGGGCGGTGCTATCAGCTATGTGGAAGTGCCCAATATGCAGCACAACATTCCGGCAGTTCTCAGTGTAATGAAGTTTATCTACGACAATATCATGTATGCCGAGCTGAACACCAAATCCGATTACTGCCAGTGCTGTGGCTACGACGGCGAGATCAAGATCGTTGAGGATAACGGCAAGCTGGTGTGGGAGTGCCCAAATTGCGGCAACCGTGACCAGAGTAAGATGAATGTCGCCCGCCGTACCTGTGGTTACATTGGAAGCAATTTCTGGAATCAGGGGCGTACTCAGGAAATCAGAGATAGAGTCGTTCATCTTAGCGACAATTAACTTGTAAATAGATGTGGTGGGTGGGATGGATTTATGAAAGGAGCAGAATTTTGAAATCGAGTAGTCAAGTGATTTCTCAATTTGAAGAAATATTTACAGCGTTGAACATCAAATATTTCAATGGAGAACTTAAAAAGGCAATTATTACAGTTGGCACAAATAGTCGCATTCAAGTAGCACAAAAATTCGTAAATAGATCGATTTCTGGGAACACAACTTCGTTCGGAATAGAGCTTAACGCAAATCAGTTAAATAAGCCGATTGAAGAGACTGTTGGGAAAATATTGCACGAGATGGTCCATGAATATTGCTTGGAGAACAGCATCAAAGATACTTCCAATAATGATGTGTACCATAATAGACGCTTCAGGGAGCAAGCCGAAGCTCATGGTCTGATTGTAATTCGCAGTGAAAAATATGGTTGGTCTATTACAAGACCTAGTCAAGATTTAATCAGATTTATTGATCAACAAGGATGGAAAACAATGAATCTGACTGGAATTGAATTTGCAGATGAATCTGTAAATAAAAAATCAAGTACCAGACGTTGGATATGTCCAAAGTGTAAGACTATTATTCGTAGCACTAAAGAGGTGCGTGTTACTTGCACTGATTGTATGGAGCCATTTGTAAAAATTGATAAAGCAAATCACTGTTTAAAAGTAAAAAACAGAAAGGCAGGTGATATCGCATGAATGATATTGCAAAATTCATTTCGGGTTTTCTTGGTTTTATTCTGTCGTGGTTCATTACGACTGTTGTGTTATATGGCGGTTGGAAGCTGCTTGGGCCAGATTTTAATCTATGGGCAGCAACTGGTATTTGGCTGGTGCTGCTTATCTTTGGCAGATCTGCGAACAGTAAGAAGCAGTAAATAAAATGAGCAGGGTGGGTGAGTAGGATTTAATTATGGATAAATATATTGTCAAACAAATCAGTATTGACGATGGCAAAACATGGTTTGAAGCACATTTTATCAGCCCAGAGAACTATCCGGCACCAAAAGTGCACCCAACTGGCGGCTATGGTGACATTATCGAGTTCACAAGAGATATTTCGAAAGTCAAGAAAGAAGATGATTTAAATGAATTATCAAAAAATAATTCCATGTGATATAGCAAATGGCTTGGGGGTAAGGATCACAATTTTTGTCTCAGGTTGTTCCCATCGCTGTCCTGGCTGCCACAATCCTCAAACGTGGGATGCGGCCGCCGGTAATCCATTCATCGAAGACACCATGCAAGAGTTGCTTGATCTGCTTCGCCCCGATTATATTCAAGGCTTGACATTCAGCGGAGGAGACCCTCTGTTCGTTCAGAACCGGCTTATCGTTGGCTATATCTGTGAGCGTGTCCGCAAAGAGTTCGGTGACACTAAGGATATCTGGATGTGGACTGGATACGAGTGGGATCAAATCAAAGATTGGGATCATCTGAACTATGTGGATGTTCTGGTGGATGGCCCATATATCGAAGCTCAGCGCGATATTTCATTGCCATGGGCTGGCAGCAATAATCAAAGAGTGATCGATGTCAAGCAGAGCTTGAAAAAGAATGAAGTCGTATTATGGAAGGAGAACTAATATGAACCCTATTGTAAAAGTAAACAAGATCTATCCTGACGCTCACATCCCAACTTATGGCACTGAGAAGGCTGCCTGTGCCGATGTTTACGCTTATATCCCAGCAGATCAGGCAGACCTGTATGACGAGCATGGTAATCCTATTATTTACATCCGTCCGCATGAGACCCGTATGATCGGTACCGGCCTGCGTTTTGCTCCTGCTGATGGTTGGGCTATCCTCGGATTTGCCCGCAGTGGTCTTGCATCTAAGAAGGGTTTGGCACCTGCGAACAAAGCTTGTGTTATTGACGAGGATTATCGTGGCCAGGCTTTTATTCCTTTGCATAATCACTCTGATATGCCTCAGGAAATCGTCCATGGTGACCGTATCGCACAGTTCATGTTCGTTCCGTATTATCAGGCACAGTTTGATGTTGTCGAAGAACTAGATGAAACTGAGCGTGGAGCTGGAGGCTTCGGAAGCACTGGTGTTTAACAATTAAGGGGTATTGCTTATGCGATGTAGTTTTGGATATACAGTTAAATCCCCATATGTAGAAAGACGTGTTAAATACTATGATGAAAATGGTATCTATGACGAATCGGTACAAAGTGATGACGAATTGATTGTCATTGGGGAAAAGCTAAGAAATGGTGGTTATAGATATAACGAAGAACTTGGAAAAGCAGAGACGACCATGTTCGAGACAGAACCAAACAATCCGCAATATAAAGAAATTCTTGCAAGATTAAATCGTGTTCGTGACAAATACGGCATCAAACACTGGGATGAAAAGGAGCGGGTGATGTAAAATGTTCTGGAATAAATCAGAAGAAAAGCCGTCAGAAAAACCTGAAAAGGCAGAAGAAGTCAAAGAGCAAAGACAATTTGAACCATATAGATGCTGGACTGTCTATGTCAACTATTGTCTAAGAAATGGCACGAATCATAGCTTTTCAGTTGACTATGAAAATTCCGATTATCGCGATAAAATGAGCCACAAAGAGGCTGGAGAAGCTATGGAATCGGATGCAACCAAAAAGAAAGAAGAAATAGAAGCACTGGTTGAAGAAAATCTTGGGCAGGAAACTGGCTGGATTAAACTCGGGTCGAACTATATTGCCAATCGAGATCTTGCAACAGTATCAGTGCAGCTCATAAAAAGTACAAGCGGAGATTTTGATTGGAGAGACTAATGAACGATTTGATTCAAATGCCGAAAGGCGATTACATTATGAAGGATGCCGCTTACGTAGATACAGGCAAAACTCGTACTGACGGGTGGTATCCAGAATGGATCGGTATGACAATGCAGTTCCGTCCAATTCCTGTCGGCTGGATCGCTCAGTTCCGATATGTAAAAGACAATGAGGGATATCCATATCCGGGAGGGATGCACACATCTCCCGTTACTTCTGTCTCGATTTCAGAAAATGAAAAAACTGTCAAAATTGAAACAGCACATACGATTTATACGTTTGAAAAAGTCAAGGAGGAATAAATTATGGCTAAGTATTTTTATGTTTATCACGTTAATGATGGCACCACTGATCGTATCGTAAAGATGTTCAACACCGACTCTGTTGTCAACGGTAAGAGTGGTACTTATATCGCTGAGAAAAAGGTTGCATCCAGTGATCTGCAGGGTTTTACCAGTGGCATCAAGGCGGCAGGTTTTCAGCTGAATCAGGAGCTCGCCAATGCTGATACTGCCGAACAGGAAGCAAAGCGAATTCTGGCTGCTAAGATGGCCGATTATCATGCCGCACGCGACGCATATGCCGAGGCGGCGGACAATCTGAAAAAGGTAAACGCCAAGTTTGGTATCTGATACATAATCGTAGTGGTGGGTGGGAGGAATAAAAATATGAAACGGAATGTTACAATAAATCAGACTCAAATTTGTAATTGCGATAACTGTACTCAAATTGGAATCATTCACAATGATGAAGCATATGTCATGCAAACAAGTTCTCCGAAAAGAGAAGGCCCAGCGGAATTTACATGCAGTATGCCTGAGCCAAAACCTCATTTGAAGGATTTCCTTTATAAGATTGTAGAAAAACTAAATAGTCTTATTGGATGGATTATAGATGCGTTTAACGATATTTGATTAAGGTGATAGTATGAAAGCACATATTCGAAAAGGAAGATATAAATATGACCAATAAATATACTTATGAAGAGCTCAATGAGGCGATAGAACTTCTTATGGAGATGCGCGATAACTGCGTTAGGAAAGAAACGGACACATATAATGATCAAAAACGTGACGCAAAATATAAAGCGTTGACTATCGCGATTAGCGAACTCGATCACTTGTTTTGGATCAACAATAAAAAGTGAAATTTTACTGGTGGGTAGGAGTAATAAAGAATATGACTTATACACTTATGTCTGTTCCAGAAGATAAAGAAGTCTGGTGCACTGGATTTCGATTTGATGATACGAAGGCAGGCATCAATTGCAAGCCGGTACAAGGATCTATTCATAACAAGGATTATTGGAACTCGAAGTTTGAAACAAAAAATCGCACAATCAGCGTGAATACAAATCAATCGTATTATGCATTTGCTGATACTTACGAAGAGGCTGCACATATTTATAATGAGATGATAAACACATTTCTTATTAGCCTTGATAATAGATACCACAAAATTGCAAGCTCATTAGAAGGCTGCTATTTATCGAATGATCATGGCGTGATGTTTTAATAGGTACGGAATTATGACTGAAGAATATGTAAAAATTTATTGTGACCGTTGTGGGGAAGAAGCACTTGTTAGAAAGGCACGTTTCCCAGACTGTATTGCGGGCTGCTGTATTTCCGATTCTGGAAGATGGAGCTTAAAAGATAAAGGTGCGATTTCAGATTTATGCCCGCAGTGCCGACGCGAATATGAAGAGATGCTTCATAAATTCTTCTGTGAAGGCGTGAAGCGTGATGCCTAAAGAATTGCGATTTTAAAGAAAGGAGAATTCGATGCTTGTAAAAGATTACGGCGGTGAAATCGATTGGAACATTGGTGCGTTCTGCGGCCATGATGAAATGATGTTTGATGTTGACAAAGCTTGTAAAATGGCTTGTGAGAAAAATGGCATCAGATATGTGTTTGGCAGCATTTCCACAATCCTGCAGGGTGGTCGTATCCCACCACAGAAAAATCTGCCTATGTCAGAAGTTCTGTCCAGAGTAGATAAATATAATGAACTTGGTATTGGAGTTCGTTTGACATTCTCAAGTCCGTTTGTTACACGCGGCGATCTCGTTGATGAAACTTCAAATATTATGTTGCGGCACCTCGATCATAATAATCAGAATGGTCTTATAAACCGTAACGGCGTTATTGTTATGTCCGATTTACTGGCTGATTATATTCGCTATATGTATCCCAATCTTGAGCTGATTTCTTCGCAAGTAAAACCGTCCGTCGAAGTCGGCCTTGGGAATGATTCTGTTGAATATTATAATCGTCTGATTGACCGTTTTGATATTGTCGTTGTGAATCCATTTAAGATCCATGACGAGCAGTTTATTAAGAATTTACATGACCATGATCGAGTAGAATTTATTGTCAATCACCGGTGTCTGCCGAATTGTCCCATGGCTGGCCGTCACTATCAGCTGAACACAAAGCTGGGTCAGGCCATTGTCAATGGTGATGATATTACGGAGCTGCAAAATCAGTTGGCGACAGTATATAACTATTGCGGCTCTACTCGAAACAGCAATCCTCTTCTTGGCACATCTATGAATGAAGATGAAATCAAAATGCTGGTTTCACAGGGATTTAAGCATTTCAAAATCGAAGGCCGCGAAAATAATATCATCTCGTTTGTACGTGATCTTGGCGACTATGTTTTTAATCACGAAATGTTTGAGCGAGTCGTTCATGCCATTGCCGGTATGATGTTGTAAGGAGGTTCACAATGATTATTGACTGCAAGTCTATTGCGCAGGATATCAAAAATAAAATAAAGAATATTATCGCAGAAGATGACTATGCTCCTATTTTACATATTTATCAAGTAGGGGATAACCCTGCATCCAATGCTTATATTCGCGGCAAGTTGCGTGACTGTGAAGAGGTTGGAATCGAAGCGGAGCTTATCAAGCTGCCAGAAAATATTACTGAGGATGAATTGAACAACAAAATCTTAGAAGATTATAATTGGGAATATGTGGACGGTATCATTGTTCAGCTTCCGTTGCCAAAACATATCGATCCTAAAAATATTTGTATTCCAGACGAACTTGACGTTGATGGTTTTAATTCTACATCACCATTTCAGCCTTGCACTCCGCTTGGCGTTATGAAGATTTTTGATTCCATCGGTTACAATTTGGATGGCAAGAATGTGCTTGTGTGTGGACAATCTGATATCGTAGGTCGTCCGCTGGTCGATATGCTGATTAAGCGCCATTGTAATGTGATTTCTGTAAATAGCAGCGGAGGTTTTATGAAGTGCACGGCTCTTGCAATGGATATGGTCGATGTGATCATCTCTGCAGTCGGAAAACGTAATTTCATCACACCGCTTGGTATTGATCGAGTCGAGGTCTGTATTGATGTCGGCATCAATTACGACGAGAACGGAAAGCAACATGGCGACTGTTCTGACGCTGTTTATAATATGGATGGTATCAAAGTTACACCTCGTATTGGCGGTGTCGGCCTGATGACTAGGGCGATACTCTTATACAATGTGTGCGTATCACGGTATGGAGCGAAGAAAATGGAGAAGGTGATTGAATGAAAGAACAGACTATTCCAATTGACCAACAGCTTGTATATAACGTAGAAGAAGTAGCGACACTCTTGAAAACCACGCGTCCTGTGGTATACTCTTTAATAGAAAAGGGCTATTTGCCAAGTATCGTGTTGGGCCGTCGTAAAGTAACCCGTAAAGCACTTCTTGAGTTTCTTGATAAGAATGCCAACACTGACTTTGGAGAACTTTTAAGAGCCGGCTGATTGGCTTGTCCACAAAATTGCCCACATTTGAATTCTTGTGGGCAAAACGTGGGCAAAATACGCATCTTTTTGTATTAAGTAACGATGCTACGGAAATTTGCTATTGCAGTCCAAGGACGAGGCTCGTCATGGCCGCGGCTTCGAGGGCCTGCTGAAGCGCTACTTCAACGTGGAGCTGTAATTCCTGCATTCTTCTGAACCTGTTATTATAAAGCTGCCGTGCGGTTCCAAAGCTGCACGGCAGCTTTTTTGCTTGACGGGATCCATGGCAGGGCGTACAATGAAAAAAACATTCCGAAAAGGGGAAGTCTT